GCATTGTGATACTCCCCTTAAAGGAATGGTTTTTTCTTACTCTCTATTATACCGCGCGAATCATCTGTTTCAAGAAAAAATTGGAAAAAGTAGTGATTGGGGTTTACATATATTTTTCCATCTCATTCTTAAATACTTCATACGCTTCATCAAAATCATCACCTTCATACATGTTATCTGATCCATCATCCAATTTATATTTACTCTTAGGGAGGAAATCCTTTTGTACACTTTTATTAAAACATGTATAACCAGTCTTAGCGTCAACATACTCATTCTTATATACAAACATCCCAATCATTGCGCTGAATGACTTTCCGCATCCAGCACCTGCAGGCATAAAAATATGCTTACTTTTAGATAAGACATCATTAAAAAATGATCTCTGCTGATCCGTGGTTAGTTCAGAATTAATTACTTCATCAATTTTATGATTCATGAAACCGGCTTGAAACTCATTACTTGATATGATGTTGATATCTTCTTTCTTTTTATATTGAACTATATTCTTACATCCGTTTTTGTAGTTTGAACATCCCCAAAATTGTCCATATTTACCATTACGCAAAACCATATGCGCCCCGCATTTACGGCATTCCATGTTAATGTCGCCTTCTGTTGAATTGTGGTGCGTCATGTAAGTCGTGGGTTTTAATCGCACCAATTTACCCAATTCCAGGATAACATGAAATCCCCGATAGTCAAGAAAATTTTTTCTTAGGGAGAGGAAATAATAATTTTAATGTCGTTATAAGTGCGTCCGTGCCTAGAGAGATTTAAATATAAACAAATAAAAAATACACTATACTATTTCGAGTATGATGTCTATATGTTGTAATATCTACATATTGTTAATTAATGTTTTCGTTTTCCTTTATCTGTTTTGCTGCATCGCGTAGCGCACTCACTCTAAAAGCATATAATGGACATGTTTTAACTGCACATCTCGCAACCTCAGCACTTTGATAATTACAACAATCAATACATTTCAAAATAACCGCTGATTTAAGTGATCCATTTTTCATTCTATCAATATGTGAATGAAACCGATCGGGGAACTCATTATACATTTGTTCCCAATTAACATCTATCTTATCAATTTTATCTTTACGTGAACGTTTAACTATCTGACCATTAGCGCGAGCTATTGCTAATCGTTCGCCAGACTTCGCACCACGTTTACCTTTCGGAGTTTTAATTACATTATCAAGATTAAATTCTCTAACTCTTAGATATATAACTGCGCCGGTAACATGTTTATTTGTTGGAAATTTATTATTGAAATGGTCAGCGACATCATTATATAGTTCAGTTCTATTATTAAAAGTTTTATACATTTCAACTTCAGTAATAGCTTTTTCAAGCTTTTTCTTATCTACAAGTATCGTAATTCGCGCCATGATGTTTTCTCCCTAAAGGAATGTTTTTTACCCAATAATCATTGTACCACTATTTCTAGGATAGTCAAGAAAAAACTATACATTCTTTTTGAGGAGAATTTTACACATTAAAATACATTCGTCAATCCTTTCTTGTGCCCATGATGGAAAACTTTCGTGATAATATCCGTTTTCATTTTTAATTTGTTCTACAATATTATTATCGATCGTTTCATTATTTACAAAATAATCAACAATATTCTCCCTTAAATCATTTATATTCTTATAGACCTTCTTATAGTAATACTTTTCGCTTTTATTATTCTTGGTTCTGCTAGTTCTTTTAGTCATGATTTTTTAAAACTTGCTATAATACCCATAATGATAGCTATTAAAATAATCATTATAGGTATTTTATAAGTTCTCTCCCTAAAATATATTCAAGTGGATTAAATCTATAAAAGTCTTTTAGGTCCGGCTCAATTTTAAAAATTGTTATCTCTTCACCTTCTGGTAGCCTATCTACAACCTCTTCAAAATTAATATCTACATATAGTTCTCTTGGGATATCAGATACAAAATTGTTAATTCGTTTAACTGCTTCTTCAAATCCAGGATAAATATATCCGCTATCATCAATTTCTTCGCCGGTTCCATATGGTCCATAATTACTATCGAAGTAGATATAAGCCATTATTTATCCCCCTATAAATTGAATGTGTTTATCTATCATATGTTTGTGTCGCTTCGCGAATTTACTTATCGAGTAATCAGGATAACATAACCTCCACACAATATAAAGTGTACGATCATTCAAAACCCAATTGATTCTACGTTTATAGTTATTCATGTGTTTTTCTCTTTGTATGAATGAATTGGCATCCGTGCCACAAATTATATCCTCATGTTGATAATTGTTTACTTCGTCCGAATCAACTTACTAATCAATCGAAATGCGTATGTTTGAAGGTCTCTAGAAATATCGGTCGCACCACTATAGTGATGACTCAGTTCTTCAATACATGTTTGAGTTAACATATCGCCAAGATCATTAGATATATCCTCCCTAATATAAACCGTGTTGTCTCGATAGTATCCAAGTGTCGCGCCCTTTTCATCTGTAACTTGTCTATACAATTTAATATTCGGTCGTCCCTTATTGTTATCCATATCATTAGATTCGATAACATTACAAATCTTATCAATTGTACACTTAACATTATCGTTACATGGAGAAATCTGCTTTCCTTCGATTTCATCAACATTCAAAACGGATGTTGGCGTTTTTACATAATTGTCCGTAAATACATTCTCAAAATTATCATCAATTAAAATTACGTTATGTCCGCGATCTTTGCACATTTCTGCAAGTAAAACACTACTCGTAACGACCGCATCCCCGAATACATTTTCACATGCATTCTTCCAATTATTCTTAATATTTTCATCATAAGAATTACGCGGATTAATGTTATATGAACTGAAGTTAGATTCAAATAGATCTTCATTTTTATTGATGACAACTTCCCTAATGAACATACTAATATTTTCAATTGATGATGCACGCAATGCTTCTGCCGCGTTATCGTTTGCGGTATATGAATCAATAGTTCTGGACTCGTTTACTTTAATATCATTGATGTTATAATGGAACAAACTCGGCTTGCTAAATTCGCCTACCTTTACACCCTTTCTATAGATATATGTCTTCTTATCATTTCGATTAAGAATCAACGTATCATTTTTGTTAAATGTACTTAAAAGACAGCGAAAATTCTTATATAGCTCGTTAATTGCATATTCTTCAATATCACTAATTAGTGGAATATAAACACGAATAAATCCATCTTTCGCCCGCGCCATTCTACCCTGCGTGGGAACAGTTTCGATCTTTACATTGTTATATGTACCGTTATACATTTGCGATCCATCACACGCATTAGATATGAATTCGCGCACACCCATACATACGTTATCCCAATCCAATTCACCAAATTTACTATCAATATTTAGATCGTATGTACAACCGTTTTGTTTCTTCATATATATCTTTTCTTGCCAATAATCATATCCAGAACCATCCTTAATATATTTCCCTTTAATCTCAAAGGTATAGACATCTTTCCCTAAACAAATCTTAACATAATCAAGTAGGCGGGGGTCGATATCACCATATTGGTTTTTCGTTACGTTTTTATTTGAGGGGGTGTGCTCGGTTAATCGGTAACTCATTTTAATACGTGAAAATAGGGCAATACTGTTGATTGCGCCACTACCAAATAATCCTATAAGGTTATCAAAACCCCTTGATGTGCTTGTACCCAGGGTTGATAGTATCTCAATATCGGGAATATTTTGAATTTTGTTTTCGATCATAAGATAACTTGTGAAACCGTTCATGTTTTGGTTTTCCTTCTAGTGGTTCTGAGGTTCTGAAATGTAAAATCCGACTGTTTCAGTCTAACATGGAATCGGGGATAGTCAAGAAAAATTTTGCCGATTTTGGGTATAAAATGGATAGTATATATACATTTAGTTAAAATTTCTCCGGGTGGATATCCAATATGCATGGACAATCTTTTAAAATACATGTTGAAGTTGATGAAAATGAGATTTATAGATTAATTGATGAGATGGATAACGAGTCTCGATTAAAGATTTTTGAATATATTGAGTCTAAAATTGATGGCGAAAAATTTAAAGGTATTGATAAGATTGGTAATAGGTGGCGTGCCAGAATCACACATAAAAAGAAAACATATAATTTGGGATATTTTAAAAATAAATCTGATGCTAATGAAGCATATAATAAAAAAAGAAATGAATTAGAATAATATATATTACATTTCGATGCGAAGTGGTAGTTTATATCAACTTTCCCTTGTTATTTTTTTTTAAACGGTATCTAATAATAAATATATCATAGAATGGGGCGACATCAGTATGTAATGGTGTAATTATATGGGCACTTGCGGCGGGATAGATTAAAATGTGATGAAATAAAAAAGCCGCCCGAAATTAATCGATAATCAATTCTAAATCATCATAGTACAGTTATTTCCAAATTTCACTTCATAATAAATCTCTCCCCAACTTTTGATATGTGGATTGTTCTGTCTTAGATATTTAATTACGTCTTCAAGTGAATGATTCGACATTTTTAAATCCCTCCCGTTGTGGTGTTTATGGTGCCGCTTCCAAATTGTCCGAATATTTTGACTTGATATGTATAATTCTACCCTGCCACATATTGGTATAATGATAAAAAAGGAATGGCGGGATTGTTTTATTGATATATGAAAAAGGATTCTGCCGAATTGACCAACTACATGTCGATATGAGCATCGGTGCCGAGAAGGATTTAGATATGTTGAATTAAGGGGTTGTGGTGCTGGAACCAAATTGCCCTAATGTATAAAAAAAGGGACGCCCCGAAGGACGCCCCTTTATATATTTACTTTTTTATAGAATTTTGTTTTTTTTATTAGTTAATTAGTGTAGTCGTCCCGAGTTTGTCCAACTGTTAATAACTTCATATTTATTCTTATTAATACGTCGCACTCCGCGCCTCACAAATCCCGCATAAGGATTTCCACATATATTACAAGTGTGCCCGGTTGATGCCAATTTTACATTCTTAATTAAGCGTCCCTTTATACTTGCGTTTCGGCAAGCCTTGCACTTATGATAATTTGCAAACTTCTGAACAGAATAATATTTATTTCCATTTACATCATGCTCAAAGATTACCTCCTCCCCTAAACCAATAAAAATATTTGCGTCCATTGCGTCCATTGCTTCTCTCACGGTTCTTTTTAACATTAGTTCGTCCCTCCAAATGTGTCGTGGTTCCTTGTCTAAATCAGCACACTATCAATCTTACCACAAATTCCACCATAGTCAAGAAAATTTTCACTGTCACGCTCATTTTGCGATCAATACGCGGCAGCACGGATTTAAAGACGTGGCAACTTCTTCTTTAGGGAGAGCACACTACCAATAATTAAAGCTATAATAATCATAGTTGATTATCCTTACGACTAAGCATATCGTGACTTGTTTTCATCTTGTAGAAACGTCCATACTTGAATAAAGACATGTTAATTCCTCCATTGTGGCTCTGTACTCTGAAATCTAGTCCACTATAGTATTTTACCAGACTTCCAAGGATAGTCAAGAAAATTTTGGTGGTTTTATCTTTTGATATTTTAAGACATCAATTCATGTGCATGTGTGGCGGGCGGCATCTACATATGTTAAAACGTGGATTCTAAATTTATCGTCTATTTTTCCAAAAAAGTATTTGCCTATCGTGCATTCTATGGTATATTGTATTTGTGAGTGATGAATGTCATCGCTCGCGAGATACGGAACACAAGACTGGAGAACAAAACATGAGCAAGTTTAATTCCGACAAGGCACAGCGACTTTCCCGTACCTTGAAGCTAGTCGCCGACCCCAACCGTATGCAAGCATTGGCATATCTTTATGTCAACGGCGACACAAGCGTCGGTGCATTGTGCTCTGCTATCGGTGTCAGTCAACCGAATTTGAGTATCAATTTGAGAAACTTGTTGATGGTTGATATTGTTAATCAGAGGCGCGACGGTAAGAATATGTATTATAGCTTGAACAAACACAGTGAACACTATTCAAGAATAAGGGGTCTCTTGAATGATGTTCTCGATGATGAGTCTGAAGCCGCGCCCAAAAAGCCAAAGGTGAACAAGTCAAAGAATGTTGATGTTTCGACTGAACTGGTCGAAGTCTAACATATAACGACGTGCCTTATGACCGGGGTGAGCATATTGCTCGTCTCGGTCCTTTTTTATATATCATATATCAAGATATGTTCATATGTCCATCCGTGACGCACAAGTTGAACTGATGTAGATTTGTGTATATATGGATTTCACAGAAAATTATTTTTTTCTTGCCTATGCTGGAAATTATGGTATCCTATTAAGTGTAGGGTTTAACGTTGAATCCTACTAGCTGACACCATTGATGAGGATTAGACATGAATGCATTTCAGATTGGAATCGGTGACTTGTTTCCTGCATTCGGACGTGATTACAAGAACAAGAAGCAGATTCAAGAGGATTTTGATGCGAATAAGGATTTTGTCGATAGTGTGAGTGATAGATATGTAAACAAGTCTCAATTGAAGGAGTTAGGCGTTACGCGCGTCATGGTGCGATACGCAAAGAAGACGAAACTTACAGACATCAAGGTTTCTTGATAGGTTTCCCCGGCATGCTTCGGCTTGTCGGGGATTCTTTTTGCGCATATATATAAAAATGTCTTGATACAATAATATAGCCATCAATACATATGTTTGCGCGCACATATCAAATTATCTACATAGTATTTCTCCCTAACACAAGTATTTGGCGATCAATACATATCAACACATAAGCATAAGCGGCGATATACATTTACTAATGGACATATCTACATACGTGGCGATATACATTTACTAATGGACATATCTACATACGTGGCGATATACATCTACTGATGGTGATATTTAGTTATGTGCATGCGTGGCGAACAAGGTTCGCTGATGTGAACATCTCTTTATATGTTAGCGCAAAAGAAAAGATCCGCCCACCCTTTCGGATAGACGGATCATTATATCATACCATCAATCGAATCTCTCCAGTGTCCATGATGCAAACTTCAGCATATTCTGTTATCAGTGGATCAAACGATTTTATCATTTCAAAATATGCAACCAATGTTAAATCATCCTGAATAGGATTGTTATTAATACCTAACATCATGGTATGTTCATGATTGATGCCGGGGAATTTCTTTTCGACTAGACTAAACATCTCGATAATCTGAAGCTTGTTCATCTCTCAATCTCCCAACGAAACGTCTCGCGCGAAATGCGCTCGACAAGTAAGTATGCCACCATATTTCAGATGGCATACCTATAAATCAATTCGAACTAGTAACGCGCTAGTTCATTGGACACGTATAAATGATTTCATCATACGTGCCCGTTCTCTCAATCGATGATCAATCGCGATAACTTATAAACATCCGGTTGCGTTCCTAGAAACCGTCTAGCGTCTCTTGCTTGACGCCATTTTTTGTACCATTCGCGACGGATCTTGTCAGTAGAATGCCGACGCTTTCGTGTTGCTTCCCCTGCGCTCATTTTGATAGCTCCAATGCAACGTCATAGAAACGTGTGAACATTTGAACCGCGTTAACAACTATGATCATGGACATCGCCACGACCGCACTGATGAACACCAGCGCATGAGTCGTTCCCTGGAATCCTCTCATGATTCAATCCCCTAATCAAACGGTTCCAATTCGAGCCTAGACGCTCTAGACTCAATAAGCGCCATGCCCTTTCGAGCATGACGCCTATAACATATCAATGGTTGTAAAGTCTCTTGACCTCGCGCTCATTCGCTTGGTTGTCGTGATAAACATCTCTGAGTCTACCACGCAGGATTCGCGCGGTTTTCACCGAATCGCGACTCATGAAAACATGCTGAATTGCGAACGGCGTTTTGATGTGAATGATCGTCTCGTCGCCTGCGCCGCTCGCATGATATGTCCCCGGCTTGATCTCAACACGCTCAATTGTTGTGTCTTTCTTTCCCTGCACAACGATGGTTCCGATTGTCGGTTCTTGAATCGTGATTGCATATGCACGCATGATCAATCTCCCATGCCTACGGCATTTTGCGGAATCGAGCCTAGCCAATCTAGACTCAGATGCTACGCATCCACATTTAAGAATGCGTAGCATTCGATCATTTTTCGTACCACATGCTTTTCGCATGAATTGGTGTTGATGTGTTCTGTTGAGTGTACGGTTGATTTTCCCATGTTCCTCCAATAAACTTGGCTTCATGCCATGTCAATGAAAGCCTGTTAATCGGTTTTAACCATTTCGGATCGATCTTTTTCGGATCAACGTATAGTAATCCGAATTGATCTAGGTTTACCGTTCCCTCCGATTGATCTCGAAAGCATTGATAGTCAATCTCAATTCCAGAGGGCATGTAGATTTTTCTCCCCTTTAGGGTAGTGGCGAAAATTTGCTTACCCTTGGGAACAACAAGTTTAAACCGTAGAATGTCCGAATTGCGATGATTGATCGCCATTGTTCCAAATCCCCTTGATCCCATGAAAAGCCGATTATACGTTATAATCAGCATACGGAATGCACGGAATCGAACCGTGAAACATGAAAACATGCTTGCGCGCCTATCGCACCATTCCTTTAGGGGAGATTTTGCGTTTCTTAAACGCTTGCTTGACCTGTCATATGAACGTTCTCTTATGGTATTACGTTATGCTCTAAACATAATTCAGGATTGTTCAGATCCAGCAATAAGCATAAGATACTTGCTCGCATGCGGGTTTCAAGCTTTCGAGTTTTCAAAGATCGTTTGACGGTTTCTCGCCGTCTGTTCCCATTATAGCATTTTTTCCAACCATTCAAGAAAAATTTCTGGAAAATTCTAAATCGTTGTGACGCAACAACTTACAACCATCCAACATTACTGATATGTAAGATCACCTACTAATAAATTCTTTACGTGAAAAGATTGCTATAGTATAACATCTACATACGTTTATATCGAGACATGTTGTATTGATTAATCTACATATGAATGAATAGGGGGGTTTTTATGATTTACATGTGCCTATGTGTTTATATGAAAATATGCAGGGGGAGTACAAACAAACCTCCCATCAAAAAAACAAAACCCATCAGTAGAACGCTATCGCTGTCTTTTCTTTTCTTTTTCTTTTAGCAACTTTGCTCCGCGAATCCCTTTATCATATCTATAGTGAATCGTACTTTTTGTCACCTTGCATCTTTTATCCCTCGCCCACTCTCGTAGCGATTTCTTTTCACCGAAAATTTCGACAACTATCCCTTTAGGTCCACGACGCACGCAATCGCCCTGTTCCAACAACGCGGTTCCACGTATCCCTTTAGAATATCGTTTGCGCAACAAACTATATGGTGCTTTGCATCTTGGGTCGCGTGACCATTCATATAAAGTCTTCGTCTCTCCTAATTCATTAATACTTACGGGTTCTCCCTGATTCTTGAATTTGCGGCGCGGCGGTACATAGTTCTTATCATACCACGTATCGTTATTTAAAATTTTCCACACCGTACATTTAAATTTATTTTCCAATTTGATATGTGACCACCCCTCTAAGTAAAACCTCCTGATTTTATTTACGATTTCCCATGTAAGTTCAGATTTTTTTGACGACATCTCAAGTTCTTTTTTAATTGATTCGCGAAGTCGTTTTGTGGCAGTTCTGGTATTTGAGCCGCGAGCTACGAGAAAAGGTCCCCTCATCATAATGCACATAACACCTTCAGTTATATTGATCGATCCAATACGAAAAACTCTCCCATAAATCTTTATACGCGAAATTACTAAATTATTTTGGTTAGGGGAGGTTCTATATAAACCGTGTTGCATTCTCAGGGCGCCTATATTTTTAGCTGTATAACTGGTGCCGCACTTTGAGTTGATGTAGAGCACCATTTCATAATCAGTTTTTTTTGTGTAGTATTCTTTGATATAATCAATAATATCCATTGGGGGATTCCTAAAATGATATTTATTCCTGTTAAAATAAATACAATTAATATAAAGGAGCATGCAGTTGCGTGCGAATTAAAACAAGAAGATCCATTAAACGCAGAGGAAATTATATATGAACATACAGTACAAAACAGAGATCGAACAGTTTCAGGGGGCACAATCGGAACAAAGATTAATCGAGATAATTAATTTTGTCATCGATAAACTTTATACACAGTTTGAATTTTCTTATTATACAAAAGATGATATTAGACAAGAGGCGTGGGTAATGATACTTGATGCGTTTGCCAAGGGTTCATATGATCAAAATCGCCCAATCGAAAAATTTGCCTATAGACACATCAAAAATAGATTAATTAATCTGCGGCGCGACAAATTAAAAAATGATACCTCGCAACAATCATTAATGAATACTTCCGAAATTTTAATTGACCCGGAAGATTATTTTGTTCCCTATCATGATAACATTTCCCTAATCGAACAACGTATTCCCTGTTACCTCAGAAGTGATTTTTTGCGATTACTCGATGGGGTGCGCATCCCCGAATATAAGAAAAATAAAATTAAAAGGTATCTATATGAAGAAGAAATTATTAATTAAGGATATGGCTTATATCGATGAGCATTTAGATTTGCCTATCGATGAATTAGCGGGATATTGTGGTGTGCCCCCTAAGATGGTGAGAGATTATCTTAAGGGGCGACAACCCAGAAAAGAACAACCAGTTGTTTCACCAACACTCAGATCAAAACCCGAGTGGGCTTATATTTGTCGGCAATTTACAGATGAAGAATTATCTTTTTATGAACATTGCTATAATAGAATGCTTGAACAATTTAAAGAAGATGTTGTTTATACAGAAGAAATTCAGGTACATAAAGCTATAGAATTAGATATTTTTATGTTGCGTAATAAAATTAATAGGCGGCGTACCATAGATCAAATTCAATGGATCGAAGAACAATTACAAGAAGAACTTTTATTAGATGAGAGCGCTCAAAACCAAAATAAAATTAATGCCTTGCGCGAACAACTCTCAGCTTTTAATAGCGTTGTCGTTTCAACAAATCGTGAATATACTGATCTCCTTAACCAACATAATAAGATTATGGAGAGTCTACAGGGTACGCGCGAACAGTTGCGTAATAAACAATTTAATACAAAAATTGATATATTTTCTGTATTAAAAGATTTAGATGATGAAGATTATAGATCAAAACAAATTGTACAACAAGAGTTGGCGAAAAAAGCAATGGAATCAAAAAATGCAATATTAGGTTCTCTACACACTTTTATTGATGGAAGTGTAGATATTCCTATATTAACTGCTGAAAATTATGATAAGGTTGAATCAGAGAATGAATAAAGAGTTTTTATATTCGGAATATATAACTGTTACTGTTATTTCTGGTGAAACAAGATATTTTTATTAATCTTTGTTATAAGGCAGCAAGATATGCAAAAAGTAAAAGTTTTAGTTGATACTCGTGAACAATGTCCGTGGAAATTTACGGAAAATAGTTGGTGTTCTGGATCTGAAATTACAACACTAAAAACGGGCGATTATACTTTAGAGGGGTTTGAAGATAAATTGTGTGTAGAAAAAAAAAAGCGTAAACGAATTTTATAATAATATTGTAACTAAAGATTATATTCGTTTTACTAAAGAGTTAGAACGTATGAAACCTTTCCCTAACAAATATATTATCTTATGTTTTAATATGAATGATATTATTAAGTTTCCCTGGTCTACAGACCTACCAATTCACGTAAAAAGAAAAATTGTCGCAAGAGGCAGTAAATCAGATTTCTTCCTAAAAAGATTTGTTGAACTTCAAATAGCCTATCCAGATATTCATTTTCTTTTATGTGGGGATGAAGCTGAAAAGGTTGTTAGTTCTATATTTAAAAGAGTGGTAGAATATTATGCAGAAAAAAGTTAATCTTAGAGATTTTTTCGATAAATATTATGAAGATGGAGAGGATGAATTTTCTTATCTAGAAACAGATGGAGGTTTAGATTTAGACGATTTAGCAAAATCAGAAATAGACATATCTAACAATCCATTTTTTGATAAAAAAGAAGATGCAGTTAGGAAGTTTTGTAGGGTTATTAGAGATCCAGATTATCTACCATTTACATGTGAACATGTTTTTAATATAGAGTTACTTCCTACATATCACGTCACAATGAAGCATTTATATAATCATTCCTTCCCAATGCTTATTGGTAGTCGTGGATTTGGAAAAAGCTTTACATTAGCTTTATATATATTGTGGCGACTATTAATTAATCAAGGTATTAAAGTTGTTGTTGTTGGTGCGGCATTCCGCCAATCAAAACTTATATTTAATTATTGTTTATCTATTCTTGAACGTGCGCCGGTATATCAAAGTATGTGTGGAAATGGTTCTAAGATCAAGATATTAAAAGGGAACGATAAATGCACTATTCAGGTCGGTGAAAGTTTTGCAACGTTTTTACCATTAGGTGATGGAGAAACAATTCGTGGTGAACGTGCTAATATTATTATTGCTGATGAATTTTCCATGATACCAGTTGATGTATATGAAACTGTTGTTAAAGGGTTTACTGCTGTTTCTCAAAATCCTATTAAAAACGTTAAACAAATCGCCAAAATGATGAGAAAAAAGAAAAAAGGATTATGGTCAAAAGAACAAGAAATTCTTTTTCAAGAAATGATGAAGTCTAATCAATCAATTGTATCTGGTACTGCATATTATTCTTTTAATTCTTTTTGTGATTATTGGAAAAAATATAAAAAAATTATACAAAATAAAAATATAAAAGAAGCTGTTAAAGAAGAGGATGCTTATGCGCATTGTAATCGTAAAGATTTTTGTGTGCTTCGTATTCCTTTTGATTTAATTCCAACAGGATTTTTGGATATGAAATCCTTAAATCAAACAAAGGAAATGATCGCGGATTCTACATTTCAAATGGAATATGGCGCATGTTTAACTCCAGATACAGAAGTTATTACATTAGACGGGATTAAAAAAATTATTAATGTAAAGGTTGGAGATTATGTATTAACACATCTTGGAAGGTGGCGAAAAGTTATCGAAGTAATGAAGCGGAAATATTTAGGTAATATATATAAAATTAAAGCATATGGAAATAATCAAAATATAGGCGTGACCCCAAACCATCCATTTTATATTGATGAGGATTGGGAAAATTCTGCCAATTTAAAAAATAAAAAATTAGAACTTGCAAGATTTAATCATCTTAATAATACAACATCAATTAAAATATCTGATTATGTAGATAGTATATGTAAAACAGTAGTTAATGATGTAGAATATGTTTATCCTAAACCATCACAATTAAAATGTTTTAAAGATCATCATATAAAATATAAATCATGCATTCCAAATGAAATTAAACTTGATTATAATTTCGGATTGATTATTGGTTATTATGCGGCGGAAGGTAGCGTTGGAGCAAATGGTAGGGCGGTTTCTTTTTCTCTTGATGGTCATGTTGATATTAGTTTATTAGAATATATAAAAGAATTGAAAGATGCCCTTTTATCAACTTTTGAAATGAATTCCGTAGAATATCCAAAAGAAGATAATGTTGTTGATGTTTGTATGAACAGTAGATTAGTATCTGATCTATTAAAAAAAATATGTCCTAGTGTATCAGATACAAAACATGTTAATACAGATATATTATACTCAAATCCAGAATTTATGAAGGGGTTTATTACTGGTTATTGGCATGGTGCCGGATGTGTACATAAAGATAAATCAAGAAACAGATATCGTATTGTCGCGGGATGCACAAATAAATCTCTTTTATCTCAAGTTCGATTATGTATGTCTTATTTTGGTATTAAATCATCTTTAAATAATGGAAAAGAAAAACATAAATCTTACTTTAGAGGGAGGGTATGTAATTGTAAACCATCATATATAGTACAAATATCAGAATCGTATTTAGATGAGTTTATTAAATTTATATCCGACAAAGAATATTTCCCCCCTAACCAAAATAAAAAAACACATAAGTTTATAAAGAGAGTTTATAAAGAAGAACATTATAGTGGATTTGTTTATAATTTAGAAGTTGAGGAAGATCATAGTTATTCATTAATTAATGCTACAGTACATAATTGTTTTCCTGAAGATTCCAATGGTTTCTTTACTAGAAAATTAATTGAATCTTGTGTTGTGAAATCAGAAAGACAAATAGGACACGAAATTATATATCCTTTTACGGCAAGTATTATTGGTATAGACCATCCATTATTTTATGCAATGGGTGTGGACCCTGCATCAGCAGAGGATAATTTTAGTATTGTTGTTATATCTGTATACCAAACATATAGAAAAATTGTTTATTGTTGGACTATTAGAAAATCTATTCTTGCAGAACATATTAAAGAAGGTAGGGTTGATCAACAGGATTATTATGGATATTGCGCGAAAAAAATTAGAAATGTTATGAAGTCATTTTCTCCGTGCGAAATTATTGCTTTGGATGCTCAGGGTGGTGGTGAAGCTGGCGTAGCAGAAGCATTAGCAGATAAAGATAAATATTCAGAAAAAGACCTTCCTATATTCCCCGTAACAGAAGACCATCCGTTTTGGGATGGTAAAGAACGACATACAGATAAAATGACAGGGAAACATATTATTGAATTAGTTCAATTCGCGCGTGCTGATTATATTTCAGAAGCTAATCACGGATTAAAGAAAGATATGATAGATAAGGTATTACTATTTCCTATATTTGATGCAATATCTTTATCTACCGCACAATACCACGATGACGAAGAAGGCTTAGAATATGATAATTTAGAATTATGTATGTTAGAAATAGAAGAATTAAAAGATGAATTAGCGACGATTCAACATGGACAACATCCAAAAACCAATAGAGATTATTGGGATACTCCAGAAAAGAAACTTGCCGAAAACAAAAAGGGTCGGTTAAGGAAGGATAGATATAGCGCTTTATTAATAGCAAATATGGCGGCGCGTCGCTTACAACGCATGCCAGAAATATATAACAGAATGGTTGTTGGTGGTTTTGCTCAAAAATCATCTATTAAAAAACAAATTAATTCCGGGGATAAAAATTTGTTTGTTGGTCCGCAAAAATACGTTAAGTCATTAAATATTTGTGCTGCTGTACGTAGACAATAAGCGTGTATTTAAATTGTAATTGTATTACATTATAATTGAGGGGCGTTATGACAAAAAAGTATTACAGCACAAATAGCAAGGATAGAAAATATAATAATTCTCTTCGAGAGGCGTCAAAAGCGATAGATCAAATAACTCCTATTAATAGAACGAGTGCTAATTCTCAATTTAGGGAATATAGAGATATTTTACCTAATACGTCTATCAGAGACGGATTTTCTAAATATGACTATGATTACTTTAATAAAGAAGATGCAATACCAAAATCTAAAAATTCTATTCTTGCAATATGTACAGCAGCATATTATAGAGTTGGTTTAATTCGTAATATTATAGATTTAATGGGGGATGTCGCGTCACAAGGAATTAGAATTGTACACCCAAATAAAACTACAGAAAAATTTTATCAGGCATGGTTTAAAAAAGTTGGCGGCAAAGAACGCTCCGAAAGATTTTTAAATTTATTATATCGTAATGGCAATGTTATTGTTAAAAGAGCATCTAAAAAAATTAAAGATCAAGAGCAATTTATAAAAGAATTAAGATCTCAAGCAAGTATTAATTCTCCCTCTAATGAAATGCCTTGGCAGTATTTTTTCCTAGATCCTTTATCTATTGAGCGCGAAAGTGCTGTTTTATCTACTTTTTGTAATACTCCTTTATTCAGTATGAAGATTCCTACTCAGTTAAGAAAAATTATTATGGAACCTTCAAATGAATATGAAAGGGATTTAGTAAAAGAAATACCTCAAGATATTAAAAATGCAATTAAAAGTAAGAAAAATGATAGTAATTCATCTATACGTATTATTTTAGATCCATCTAAGGTTAGGTCTTTTTATTATAAGAAAGATGATTGGATGCCTTGGGCACACCCTATGATTTATGCGATTCTTGATGATCTTATTTTATTAGAGAAGATGAAATTAGCTGATTTAACCGCTCTTGATGGTGCTGTTTCACATATTCGTTTGTGGACTCTTGGTGATTTAGAACATGATATTTTTCCTACAGAAGAAGCGGTTCGTAAATTAACAGATTTACTTATAAATACTGCTGGAAATGGTAGTGTTCTTGATTTAATTTGGGGTCCAGGATTAAAATTAACAGAAACAAATAGTAATATATATCAATTCTTAGGTGGCGAAAAATACACAAATGTTTTATCTAATATCTATGGTGGCTTAGGGATTCCTCAAATGTTAACTGGTTCAAGCAGTAAAGGAGGAATGTCTACTGATTTTATGCAGATCAAAACGCTTGTTAAAAGATTAGAATATGGAAGAGAACAATTAATGGTTTTTTGGTTAGGGGAAATAGAAATTATTCGTAGGGTTATGAGTGGGCGCAAAGGATTTTCTTCTAAAAAAATGCCAGATATTATTTTTGATCATATGAGTTTAACTGATGAAGCAGCTCAAACAAAATTAATTTTAGATATGCTGGACCGCGAAATAATTTCTATTAAAACTGCTCGCGAAGACCTTGGTTATATCCATAGTCTTGAAGAATCAAGACTTGATGAAGAAATTGAAACAAGAGCTAAGAAACCGAAAGTTTCTCCTTATCATGCCTCACAACCCGACCATGATTATAAGAAATTATTTATTCAACGTGGCGTGATGACACCTTCTCAGGTTGGTTTAGAATTACCAGATCCCAAACCATCTGAAAAATTTATACTTGAAGATAAATCGCAACCTAAGAATACCCTTCCCTCTAACAAAAAAAAGGGTACTCCCGGCGAAGGTCGCCCTAAAAACGCAACAGATACTCAACCGCGCAAACGTCGCACACCACTTGTAGCAAATCTATTTTGGGTTCAATCCGCATATGATGATATTTCATCTTTTGTTTTTGATGTTTTATCTGTAAAATTCAATAAGGCTAATTTAAGAAAATTTACTAATGAAGAATATAAAATGTTTGAAGATTTAAAATTTGGTGTTTTATGTAATGTAGAACCATTTTCAAAAATAACTGAAGATATTTTAATTAAAGCTATTAGTAAACCGTTTATTAAATATGGAAAAGCTAAAACAATTTATCAAAATATATTTAATGAATTTGTATCAACATACAACCAAGAACCAACAATAGATCAACGTAAACAGATTTGTTGTTTAGCTTACCTGGAGATTATTGAATGATTATTTACGAACAAGAAAAACAAGATGGGTTAGAGGGGTTGATAAGTAATAATAGCGTTGCTTTTTGCACGCGATTAGAATGTAATAAAGCTGCATTAATTACTACAGACGACTTTAAAAAATTAGCAAGTGATAATTATCATAAATGCGCAAAATGTAATTCGGAAAAAATATGTAATGTTCGTTCGTTGCAAGGTAATACACAATGCGAAGAATGCGGTTTTGTGTGGACTGATCCTACATATAATTCAAAGGCATCTGAAATCAAAAAAGCAACAGGTAGTGAACATATCAATTTATATCCTGTTAAATCTATCTTAGTGTCGTCTTCTATAAATAAGAATGATGATGTTTTTATGTCTGAAGATGTTTTTATCGCGCGAAATTCTGTTAAAGATCAACCATGTAACATTGAACATAATGAAAAACAAATTATTGGTCATACAACTGGTAGTTATGTTTTAGACGACCAATTTAATCCAATCCCAGATGATATAGATATAATAATCCTCCCTAAGAAAATCCATATTCTTGATACTTCTGTTATTTATATGTTTTGGCAAGATAAAGAGTTTGAATCCCAAATCGCCAAAATGATTGAAGAAATTGAGCGCGGCGAATGGTATGTTTCGATGGAATGTTTACACGCTAATTTTGATTATATGTTAGTTGATGGCGAAGAAGAAGTAATTGTAAAACGAAATCAGGTTACATCCTTCCTAACTAAATATCTTCGTTATTATGGTGGTGAAGGAGTTTATCAAGGGAAAAAGATTTATAGAGTTGTAAGAGATTTTATGTTTTCTGGAAAAGGATATGTTTTACATCCTGCAAATCCAGAAAGTATTATATTCAATAATGTAAGTGCAAATATAAACAATAACGTGTATTCAAATAATAAGAATACAAGTTCTATTTTATTGGAGAATTTGGATATGACTGATTTAGAAAAGAAAATTCAAGAACTAGAAACAAAACTCACTTCTGCTTTAAAAGAACGCGATGAAGCACAAAAACAATTGGCTGGTGTTTCTGTAGCCAAAGCAACCGAATTAGAAAGTAAATTAACTGTTGCAAATGAAAGTATTAGCAAACTCAATAAAGATATTGCGACCAAAGAAGAAACTATTGTTCAGCTTAACAAAGATAAATCTGTTATTGCTAAAGAACTAGAAACAGTTCAAAAAGAACTTAAAGATTTAATTATCGCTAAAGTTAAAGCTGATCGCGTTTCCAAGCTTGTTGCCGCTGGATATGAAGAAAGTATGGCTAATGGTTTAGTTGAACGTATGGTTGATGCTTCTGATGATGTTTTTGAAGCATTTGTACTTGTAGCCGAAGCAAAAAAAATTGGTGCGCCGGGCAACAATACCTCTGAGATAAAAAAAAGTCCAATGCAAAGCGTAAAAGAATATGTAAAAGAGGAAATTGCTGGCAGAAAATCTAAATCTGGGGAAGTTCAAGAAAATACAAAACAAGCTAAAGCTGCTGAAGAAGTATTAGAAGAACTTGAAAAAGAAAATCTAGATGATCCCACCGGATCTACACAAGAAACAAATCAATTAGAAGAATTTCGTTCGGCTATTGCTACCGATTTATTCTCTAAAGGCTTCCGCAAAAACAAAACTAAATAATTGGAGATATAAGAATGGCACTTAAAGGTAATAGACAGATCAAATTGACTCGTGTTGATATTTATTGCGATCAGGTTATAGAAAAAGGTGGTGTGTTAGTTTTTAATACTGCCGGATCAGGAAACACATTAGATCAGGCTCAAAATCTCGGTGAATATGCTGTTACAAGCTCTGGTAAACATGTAATTGGTTTTGCGCTAGATAATGTTGTTGATACTGATCTTACAAGATATAAACTTAATCAGCATAAAGATGAAATTTATAAAGGTGGCAAAGTAAGTGTTGCTACAGTCGGTTATGTTCTAACAAATATGTATGTTGGTTCACCCGTTCTTGGTAAAGCTTATTTAAGTTCTTCTGGTAAACTCACACCAACATGGATTAACGATGCTGCTACTCCGTTAGTTGGTCGTTTTGAAGGTTCGCCAGACGAAGACGGTTACGTTAAGGTTAGTTTTAATCTTCCCTAATAATATTTGGAGTTAAATATAATGTCAGATAAAGAAAAAGAGTTAATTCAACGGTTAAAAATGTTGCTTGCAAAAGCTACAGATACAGTACAGGTAGAATCTTCAAAAGCTGCACGTATGGAATTTACACAAGCATTAGAACTACCACTACGCCAAGGTGTTATGGATGGTAATAATATTGATGGTATATTTGAACGTGCTGAACTAGATCATGGTACTGTACTAGAATATCCTCTAGATTTTGTTATGCCCGGTACTGAAAAAGATTATCGCGCTTTTACAATTCCTCTACAGGGGCATATGCCAGAACTACATGTTAATGGTGACTATGTTACTATTCCAACATATGAAATTGGTGCTACTATTGATATGCGTATGAAATACGCTCGTGATGCTGGTTGGTTCGTTGTAAATCGCGCTCTATCTGTTCTAGAGTCAATGATGACCAAGAAAAGAAATGATGATGGATGGCACGTTCTGTTAATCGCTGGTGCAGATCGTAACATTCTAGTTACTGATAGCGTTGCTAATACTGGTCAATTCACAAAAAGACTTGTTTCTCTTTGTAAAACTGTTATGCGTCGTAATGGTGGTGGTAATTCTACCAGTATTATGCGTGGTCGTTTAACAGATCTTTTCCTAAGCCCTGAATTAGTTGAAGGTATGCGGGACTGGGGAATAGATCAGGTTGATGAAGTTACTCGTAGAGAAATTTATACAGCTAGCGACGATTCTGATAAATTAAATCGTGTATTTGGTATTAATCTTCATGATATGGATGAACTAGGTGAAGATCAAGAATATCAGAATTATTTCCTTAATGAAATTGGTACATCTATTAATGCTAATGATACAGAGCTATTAGTTGGTCTTGATTTATTCAATAATGATAGCTTTATTATGCCGGTTAAGACAGATGTTAAACTTCTAGAACGCGAAGACCTTTTAGACCAAAGACGAATTGGATGGATGAGTCTAGCAGAACTAGGGTTTGCTTCTCTTGATAATCGACGTGTATTGATTGCGTCTGCATAAAATTATTTTACTTTATTTTAAATATACATAAAAGCCGGATATATCCCGGCTTAGTGTATTTATATGTAAGGTGTTTTTTATCTAGAGGTCTTGTTATGTCTACAAATATATTATATGATAATTTTAATGCTGCTGATGGAACCGCTATTATTGGTAGAACACCAACTAGCGGCACTGGAAATTGGACAAAGCATGGTGCAGCGCTTTATAGTGCTGGAATAGCAGAGATACACAATAATCAATATAGACGTGTTCCACCAATAGGTGTTTTTGCGGCATATTTAAATCAAAATACTTATTCTACAAATCCATATCGCGAAATTACTACTAAAGCAACGCTACTTTCTAATGATGCTGCTTTCACTAATACCGATGGGATATTATTTTTTGGTAGCACTACAGCAGATACATATATTGGTGTGCGTTATGATGGAGATGAATGGATTTTACATGCTGCTACTAATGGGGTGGGGGCTGGTACAGGATCACCTATTGCGATTCGTAGATATGCAATGCCAATTGAAACAGGGATTGCTTATGATTTAACATTAAAACTTGGACCTTATAATCAACAAGTCTTTGTCAATGGTGAACGTGTTATTGAACTTTCGTCATCAACTTATGAATCTTATGGATATCCTGCAATTCGCGCTGCTGGTGCGAGTGGATTAACTGTTAATGAAGGTTGGAGATTTGATGATTTTGCCGTTAATGATTGGACTCCAACACGAACAATCCCATATTATGATTTATATACAACTACAGGTAATACTCCTTTAAATTCGCTTTATGGTGCTATTCGTATCCCAAGTATAACTACAACACAAGATAAAAAGCTTTTGTTATTTGCGGAAGGTCGTGTTTTAGGGAATGATGATAATAGCGCAGCTGATGTATTATGTTGGAAAATAGATCCATTAAATCTTCCCACTATTCCAGAGCCTACTTATATAACTGGATTACCTAGAGCTAGTGGTGGATGGACAGTACACAACCCAACATCAGTAACCCTAAATACTGGTCGTATATTACTATTAACAAGTTATCGCCCATTAGGTTTATCTACTGTAAACATTCCAACAGGTTTAACTCCTGGTCAAACCACTATTATTAATTTATCTTATAGTGATGATAATGGTGATACATGGAATGGTCCACTTGATATTACTCAATCTGTTAAAAATTATGATGTTTGGGGACATTTAGCCGCTGGTCCTGGCGCAGCAATTCAAACAACTAGCGGGAGAATTATTTGTCCTATGTGGTTCAGGTTGCCGGGATCAGCACCGAATGTTGGGTATGGATCTTTTGCAGCATATACAGATGATCCTACTGGTTTATCTGGGTGGACAATTGGAGCAAGCACTCCTATTAGTGGGGTAAACGAGACAGGTTTTGTAGAATTACCCAACAATGAAATTATGGCAACAATGAGGGTTGCTAATTATACAGGAAAACTTTATTACGCTCTATCTAATGATAATTGTAATAGTTGGTATACAAGTGGAACAAAAGATATTGATTATCCGGGCATTCAAACCGGAGCATGTAAATATCATAACTATACTATCGTAACTCACCCAAACAATGCAGCTATTCGTTTAAACATTACAATACGAGAAAGCTCTGATAATGCCGTAACATGGAATAATGTGTTTGATCCTCCACAAAATTTCCCGTTAGGTAGCCGTCTGCATAATGGTGGTGGTAGCTATTCTGTGCCGATTGGAGATCCCTATAATGGTGGTATTTATACATTATTTGAAAGAGGGGCTGATAGTACTAATTATTACGATAAATTAACATTGACCTTTACATCAAATGAATGGTTAGACATAAACCCAATAATAATTCCAACTAATGTTGAAATTCCAAAGACAGATAATAATATTAATATGCCGGAAAGAAGTCCGATATCTTCTTATTCTTTCTCTGGTCCTAGCAATGGTTATTATCCTTATAAATCTGATATATTTAATATTCAATTAGGTCCAGGATATGTTAATTCTGTTATTAAGTTTACTCCTAGTGTTACTGGTGTAACAGGAACATTTAATCCTACATCAATAGAACTAACAAATTCAAAAAGAGAAGGATTTTTTACTTTTACTCCAGGAAATAGTGGAATTCATTATATTAATATAATAACAAATTCTTCTGGTTTAGCTGTAAGCGATATTAGATATGCAACATCTGGTTATACAGATAATAGACAAACAGTAAGAACAATAAACCCAAATTATAGTCATATTAATGGATCTACAATTATAGTAATTGGAAATATTGTTTATAGAAATGATGGATATCAATTTGATACAGATTTAGCAGATAAAAATTTAAGTAAAAAAATGTTGGGGTATTAATTATGCCCTGGGAAACCGATGCTGTAATTATAATTAGAAATATGATTAATGATATAGATTCATCTAATTACACAGACGACCGTATCAAAGAACTATTTCTGGTTTCTTCATATTTTGTACAAATGGATATTGGTTTTTCAACTGGTTTTGTTGTTGATTTATCATTATTAACAATAGATCCAGATCCAACATCAATAGGAGATTCTTCCTTTTTAAATTTAACTTGTCTTTGGGCGGCTCACCAATTCTCCCTAAATGAAGCAAAATTAGCGGCTGGTCAATCAATCGATATTAGAGACGGAACAAGTATGGTTGGATTAAGGGGTTTAGGTAAAGCTAAAACAGATATAGCACTAAGATATTATAATTTATATAATGATATGAAGCGTCAATATATGTGTGGTGTGCGATGTGTTGGCGAAGTAATTGTTACTGCATTTAGAACATATGAAACAATAAGGTAATTATGAGTCTTAACGATATACAAAAAATAGATCAAACCAAAAATATCAACAATGGAACCATAGTTGTAGTATCTCCGTTATCTTTTTTATATAACAATGATGTAACTATTAGCGGTGATTTACCAACAAAAACATATAATTCTTTTTTTAATATTATTCCGGCTTATAGATTAGGTTTTGGTGAACATAGTAGTGAAACAGTTTTATATGGGGGTGGTTTTTACAGAATTATTTCTGGTGTTAGTGGTGGTGGTGGTGGTGAGGTAGTTAGTTTTTTAAGTGGATTAACAGATGTTTCTATTACATCTCCAATAAATAAACAATTATTACAGTATAATGGATCAGAATGGATAAATTATAATAGTAATTTTATTGTTCAAAATCCAGGAGCAACAGATAATATAATTAGTCCAACAGGAAATTTTACACCAATAGTTATTAGTGGTCATTCATCACAAACACAACCATTAACAAAATGGATAACTTCAAGTGGAACTACGGCTGGGTTATTATCTAATGTTGGTGGTCTTGTTTCTCATATGATTTATACTCAATATATAGAACCAAAACAAATTTATCTATTTTCTGATGTAAATCAAATCCCCGTTGATATATTTTCTATCTCGCCAAATGATACAGATATATTAAGAGGTAGAAGATACGATAGTACAAATATTAATTATTTTGCGTTTAATGTTAGTGGTAATTTATCTCTTGGGGCGACATCAACATATAATAAACTACATATAGTTCCTGCAAAAACACAAAATGCAATAGTAGTAAGCGGAACACCAAATTATGAATCGTCTTTTATTAAAATAGTTGATAATACAAATAATAATATCTTTCATATTAGTGCTAGTGGCACATTACAAGTGTCCGCAAAATCACAAACAGCAGACAGCACAATCTCCCTAAGCAAACTTTCACCGAGCTATCAGTTTATCAATCCTAATAATGTTGATAGGGATGTAAATTTACCAACTGTCGTTTCTGGTGATATTGGTTTATTTTATACAATTCAAAACAGTGCTCCAAGTGGCGTTAACACATTAACAGTTAAGAATGCTGGAGGAACTTCAACGTGTGCGCTGGTATTTATCATTAAAATGGGAGATTAATATCTAATGGGTAGAATTTTTACATTAACAGATGATATTAAACGTATTGCTACGGATGCATTTGATGATTTATTAGATACACTTGGTAGACAGTGCCGTTTATATTATCCTCCTAAATCCATTAGATGCGAAAATTGTTCATTATCATTGGTTGGCGGAAAACCATCAAACAAGTATTTACATGGTGGACCGCAACCATTCCCGTTAGGATCTTTATGTCCCGCGTGCGGCGGAAATAATATTATTATGACTGAGGTTTATACAGATATAAATTTACTAATTACAGAAGATATAGCAAAATATAAAAAATTAGAAAATATTAATATCCCAAATGGATCTATTCGTACAAAAGGATATGTAAACGATATGCAAAAAGTTATGCAATGTGATTATATGATTAAAGATCATGAACAACAAGGCATACTGTATCAAAAATATCGTTTGTATGGAGAAATATTAATGCCCGGAAATATTATTAAAAATAGATATTTTGTTTGTTATTGGGAGAGATTTCAATAATGCAAATTAAAGTAAAATTCAATGAAACAGAAATTACTTTACGGAGGAAGATCATCGATGAGTTCACTAAACAATTCAATAGTAGAGCAATGTCTAGGATACACACTCTTAGGAATTCTATTGCTTTATTATTCAGCGAAACTGTTTGTTCATCTGCAACAGTTCTATCATTATCAAGTGGTTATTTAAAAGGTCACTTTGGTTTGATATCAGGCGAAACAAAAATAACACAATTAAAAGAAGCATTATATAATTCCGTAAAAGTTGATTTTCAACCATTGAAATCAAATATAAATAATATTAGTGGAGGATTGACTATTACGGCATTACAAGATGGATATCCAGAATTAACAGAAAATTCAGATTTTTATTATCTTTCTGGAGAAAAACAATATAAAATTGAATGGTTAAAATGGTTGTTGTTAGAGGGTTCTAATGTAATTATTTCTGATTATTCAATTCGTTTTAAAGGTTCGTCAAATAAGGCTATTTTTAATGATAGTCGTTCTGGATTTGCAATTATGGTAAAGGGCGGAACATGGAGAGTTCCAACTACTTATTCAGGTACAGAATCAAATAATTTTATTACAAGGTCTTTAAATTCTTCGTTTTATAGCAAATTAACAAAGATTATAAAAAATGAGCTATCTAACCTTTAAAAATGTAACAGATATTGGTCAATTACAATCAACAAATCAGTTGGTAGTTAATCTATCTTTATGGTTTGATTGGGCGTTTTTATCTATAGGAAGTTTTTATAATGTAAATAGAAATATTTCTGGTGTCTATGGTGGTAGCCCATCTTATCTAAGAAGTGTATCCGACCCAAATTATATAAATGGATGTGTTTGGGAATCCGCTCGATCAAATTGGGTTTACGAAACAGGTATAACATATCAATATAATAATATTAATTATTCTGGAATTTATATAAATAATAATTTTTATGAATATAGTACAACTGGAGTTTATTCGCACGCAGTAGATTTCCCTAAAGGACGTGTTATTTTTGATAATCCTATCAGTGTAACGGGAAATATTATAGAATGCGAATACTCTTTTAAATATATTAATGTATTAGATTCAAATAATCAGGTGGCAAAAACACTTATGTTTGATTCTATGAGATTTGATAGTCCACAATTTAATCAAATTGGATCTGGTATATGGAATAAATTATCTCAATCAAGAGTTCAGTTGCCAGCAATTATTATAGACCCAACATCTCGTATTAGGCACACTCCTTATGAGTTAGGCGGGGGTGTTTGGAGATATCAAGATATTTTACTTCATGTTATAGCAGAAACCCCTTATGAATGTAATAATATTACTGATATACTCCTTAACCAAAAAGACAAGACAATATTTTTATTTGATGTTGATCGTGTTGATGAATCTGGTTTAATGCCATTGGATTATCGTGGTGATAGGGCGACAAACGGATTAATGTATCCAGATTTAGTTAAAGAAGAAAACGGGTATAGATTAAGGAGATGTTTGATAGATAACTCTGTTTCTGATTCTTATCCTGATTTATATAATGGTTTATATAGGTCTGTTGTACAATGGACGTGTAAAATAAATGTCCCAAGTGTATAAATTATAAAGGTTTTATTTTTTTGGAGCAAATAAATGAGTACAAATGCAAGATTATATTATGCTGTTGTTCAAATGGGTGTTGCTAATCCTGGAAGCAATGTCTTTAGAGAGGTCCACGGTTTACAATCTGTTGGACTAACAACTAACTTTACACTAGATCAAATTTTTGAAATTGGTCAAATTGAAATTTATGAAAATAAAGAAGGTTCTCCAGAAATTCAGTTAACCGCGCAAAAAGTATTAGATGGATATCCCCTAATTTACCACTTAGCTACTCAACAGGCTGGAAACCCATCTTTAGCCGGTCGTTCGCGTGCAACTTGTATTTTGGGTCTATCAACCTTCGATGATACAAAAGAATCCGCTTCAGGAAATCCATTAGCTGAAGTTATTATGTCTGGTATGTATGTTAACTCGCTTTCTTATACATTTAATGTTGATGGTTCTTTCACTGAAGATTTAACATTTCAGGGACAAAGTAAGATATGGAAAACTAGTAATTATGTTCTAACTGGTGTTTTCCAAAATAATGATTCTCCATATGCTATTACTGGTTCTGGCGGTATAAATCAAAGACAAAACTTTGTATGGGCTGATTCTACTAATGGTGGAACAACCCGCGATGCTAATAGTATGGTTGGAACAGTTGTAGCTAGTGTTATTCCTCCAGATATTGATGGTATTACCTCTTCTGGAACTAATCCTTTACAGGTTGATGGTTCTCGTAGTGCTCACGTACAATCAATTTCTGTATCTACAGATTTAAATCGTAAAGAACTATTTGAATTAGGTCGTAAAACACCATATTTCCGATCACCACAATTCCCCGTTCCTGTAAACTGCTCGATTACAACTCTTATGAAAGAAATGGATAATGTTGATGCTTTTGAAAATGTTGATAATCTAACAAACAGAACCATTAAAATTAAATCACAAGAAGGTACATTTATTAATCTTGGTACTAAAAATAAACTACAATCTGTTGATGTTGGTGGTGGTGATACAGGTGGTGGAGAATTTACACTGACATATAACTATGTAACTCAAAACACATTACTTGTTATTCACCCTCAAGATCCTGTTACTGCTTTTAGAACACCACAATAATAATTATGAATAATGATGAAATTGAATTAAACGTCTCTCGTATTATTACGGGGGACGTTATTATTTTATGGAATAATGAAGAACTATTAATTAAAAAACCTGATCGTATCATTAAATATCGTGCCGAGATTTTATATCAAAACAAACTTAATGATGCTAAAAATCATGGTTTTTGGGATGAAGAAGAATTATTGGAATTTATGGTTGATTCTGATTTATGGAATAATGAAAATGAAAAAATATTAAATAAAATAAATAGTGATATACCAGATTTTAAAATCAAATTATATGAAAATTACTATAAAGAAGAATCCAAACAATCAATAAAAAAAATAATTTTTTCTGCTGTATCCAAACAAAAAGAGTATTTGATTAAAAGGCATTCATATGATCATTTAACCGATAGAGGTTATGCGCTTACCGCAAAAAACAGATTTTTAATATCAAATTGCGTGTATGATATATTAGGAAATAAAATTACTCGTGGATTAGATATAGATCAATTATATTATTTATATAGTAAGGTTTTATTAGGGGATTCTGATATTAGAACTGTTGCAAAATCTGATATTTGGAAAAATATTTGGAATAATAGAAAGTGTTCTAGTAGTTTGTTTGGCGGTGACGTTGTTGATATGACAGATGAACAAAAAATGTTAGCTAGTTGGTCATCTTTTTATGATTCTATACAAGAACACCCTGAAAAACCATCAGATCAAATTATTTATGATGACGATGCTTTTGATGGGTGGTTATTAAAACAGCGCAAAGATAAAGAAGTTAATGATTGTAAAAAAGATATTGAAGGATTGATTGATAAAAAAATAGCGAATGCACAAGAGGTATTTATTCCTCTAAATAAAGCTGATAAAAAATTTATTAATTCTATGAATTCGGATAGAGCTAAAAAAATTAAAGAAAAACGATTTCAAGCAATTAACGATAAAGGAGTCTTAAATCATATAGATTTACCTGATGTTAAACGAGAAGTTCAAATGCAAGCAAATAGGATGAACAATGGATAAAAGTGATCAAATCAGAGAAGAACTAAAACAGATGATCAATAAGGCTATTTTAACTGTTGGTGTTGGTGAAATAGCAGAAATAGAATCGTTTGTTGGGTTTTTATGGGGTCAAAATAAACATATTGATCAATTAAATCAAGAAGAATTTGAATGTAGAAAGGAGTGGGAAATAATTAGGAAAAATTTCTTTGATAAGATGAACGATCTAATAAAAAGATTGGATAAAAAAATAGATTCTTTAGAATTTGAAGAAAGAAAATATACATATATCTTTTATAACAAGAAAAATAATGGGATCAATAAGGAAAGGATCAGAAAATGAAACTTGAAGAAACTTTTAAAACTGTAGACACTGAAAAAAATGAAATCGAACTATTGGTTCGTAGACCGGATGACGAAGCATTAAACGAAAGTACAAAAGTATTTTTTGATACATTTAATCATGCAAAAAATGTTTTAAAATCTCCCCTACGTCTACAAAACCAAAATCAACTAAAGGAATTGGGGATCTGGACAGAAGATAAAGATAAACAATTAGATAAGTTAGAGAAAGATATTAAAAAATCATGTATCAAACTTACCAAAGTTAAAAATAAAAAAGAAGGTCGTAATTTAGCATTAAAGATTCGTGAGTTGCGTACCGAATATACAAATCTAATTTCAGAACAGAATTATCTAGACGATCTTACATGTGAAAGTCAAGCCAACAACAAAAAAATGGATTATTGGGTTTCTGCGTGTACTTTTTATTCTGATACCCTGGAACCGTTTTTCTCTAGTCTTGAAGACTTTACAAAACGTAGAAATGAAAAAGCAGCTAATGATGCTTATACAGCTATGCTTAAACTTATGTTTGATCTAGATGCTAATCCGCAAAAGAAAAATCCAGAAAATCAATTTTTACTAAAACATAAGATGTGTAATGATGATTTATATCTAGTTGATTCGGATGGAAATCTTTGTGATAGAGATTATAAAAAAATTAAATTAGTTAATAACCTTCCATATTATGTTAATGATAAAGATGAAATTGTAGATGATGAAGGAAATCTATTAAACGAAGATGGGTCTTTGAAATTAGACTTCCCAGACCTAGACGAATAAGTGTATCTTTAAATAGGAATTATTATAATGGACTCTCAATCTTTGCAAATTGATTGAGGGTTCTTTTTTTTGAGGTAGCATATGTCAATACCATTAAGCGCACAATTACAGATTTCGCCACCACAAAATTTAAATCAAGTTAGACAAGCTATTCAGTCATCGTTGAATGGTGTTAGAGCGGATATTAACGTCGCTATTAAACAAGGATCTTTAAATAATATAAGTAGTTTAAATAATAATATTAATAATCTACAATCTAATATTAATAAGATTCCATCTTCTATAAATAAAGCGAATCGTTCCTTTGTATCGTTTTCTGATAATATAGCTGTTTCTACAAGACGTATGACAGCGTTTATTATTGGTTTAACTGCTGTATCAAAAATTGAAAATGCATTTTTTGATGCTGCTAAATCAGCGCTTGAATTTCAACATGAATTAGTTCGTTTAGGGCAAATTGGTAATGATACACGTAATGATATTGCATCTATCTCAAATGAAGTTGGTCGTTTAAGTAAAGCATTTGGTACATTTTCTGGTGATTTATTAAAAAGCGCATCGACATTAAGACAAGCCGGTTTTAATATAAAAGAAACTGTTGGTTTTTTAGAAACTCTTGCTAAAACAACTCTTGCACCAACATTTGATAATTTAGAACAAACAACAGAAGGTGCAATTGCTATCATGAATCAATTTGGTAGTACAATTAATGATAGCTCTGGTAAAATAGCTTTTCTAGAGAAATCTTTAGGCGCAATTAATAAAGTATCTGCTAGATATGCTGTTGAGTCTAGTGATTTAATTGGTGCCGTTCAACGTACAGGTGGAGCATTTGAGGCGGCTGGTGGAAATTTAAATGAATTAATTGGTATTATGACTTCTATTCGTTCTTCTACTCGTGAATCCGCCGAAACAATTGCTACTGCATTACGTACTATTTTTGGTAGATTACAGAGAACCGATACAGTTGAAAGGTTATCACAATTAGGTGTTCAATTACGTATTACCGCACAAGAGGCGGCACGATCAGGAAAAGAAATTGGTGAATTCGTAGGTCCATATAGAGCTATTCAAGAAATTGGAAAAGCATTAGAGAATGTTCCTAGGGGAAGTGTGGTTTTCGCCCAAATAGCTGAAGAAATTGGCGGTATTCGTCAATTATCAAAAGTTATTCCCCTTCTAAAAGAATATAAACTTGCACGCGAAGCAACATTAACCGCTGAACGTGGCTCTTTTTCTTTAGATGCTGATGCGGTTCGCGCACAACAATCTTTAGCTGTTCAATTAAGCAAGACTGCCGAAAATTTCAGGGATTTATTTAGAACATTAGCCGATAACGACCCATTAAAAGAATTTATTTCAACATCTCTTAAAGCTGTAAACGCATTAATTGAAATGGGTAAGGTTCTTAAACCTCTTGTTCCTTTATTTTTAACTCTTGGTGGTTTTAAGATTGGACAACTTGGAACAGATACAGTAAGAAAATTAATTGGTGGCGCGGGCGGTATACCATCGGCAAGTATAACAGGTGGAAAATATGGTTATGCTTCTGGAGGAACAGTTAAACGATTTAACACTGGTGGTCCGGTTCCCGGTCATATGAATACAGATAGCATTCCTTCTCTTTTAACTCCTGGCGAATATGTATTTTCAAAAAAAGCCGCACAAAAAATTGGATATGCAAAATTAAATAAAATGAATCGTGCTGGTTATGCTAGAGGCGGAAAAGTTAAACCCAAAATGTCTGATATTATCAAACAAATGGGTGATTATGAAGATATTGCCCCTACTCTTGATTTAGACAATTATCCAAATCCACCAGATTTAATAGATCCAAAAGCTAGAAAAAATATCGACGAAAGAATCAAGGCTCTTTTTGGACCAAAGATGACACGTAATGATCTTAGACCGTTTGAGTTAGGGAGTGGAAAGAAATCTACAGACGAATCATCTTATAATTATTTTACTACAAGGTCTCTTAAAGAAACAAGAAAAGAAAAACGTCCATTAAAACTACTTGGATATGAATTTAAAAAACGAAATGTTTATGGTAAAGAAATTCCTCAATTTAAAAGAGATCGTAATGATAATTTTGAAGATGGGATTATTAATACTTTATATAGTGAATTTAAATCATATCTACCTAAAAAGTACGATACATACGACTTTGACCCACAAAATAAAATAGATCCACAACCAATAGATAATTATATCAAATTCGATCAATCTCGCGGTGGACGCTCACAAGAAAGATATTATCAGAACCAAATCGTTAAAAAAGTTTTTGGCGAACAAAATATCAAACTATCAGATTTGCTACCTTTTGAACGTCCAGACGTAACAACTAGCGATATTACCAAAAGAATATCAAAAGAAAAAGATATTACACTAAAAGATTTTCGATCTGTATTCGGTAAAAAACCACAGTTAGACCAATTATCTAAAAATACATTAATTTCTGGGTTGGGGAATGGTATCACTTCTGATGATTTATATCCTTTTGAAATCCCAAATAACAAAACCCAAAAATTACCAAAAAGTATATTTGAACAACAAAGATTCTCCCTTAATACACAAAAAGAATTACGACCATTAAAATTGCTTGGACACGAGTTTCAGAAAAGAGATGTTTATGGCAATATAATCCCAAGATATAAAAAAGATATTATTCGTGCGGCAAAAAGATCAAATCAACCAATAGATACTTTTGAATTTGGATCAAGAGAACCCGTTGCTGAATTTGGTAATATTCTATTTGATAATTCTCCGCAAGGACAAACTCAGCGAAGAAAATATCAAAATCAAATAGTTAAAAATGTATTTGGTGAAAATTTTAAATTATCAGATTTGCGTCCTGGCGAACGTCCTGATGTTCAGAAACGCGATGTAATTAGTGGAGATAATGAAGTTTCTCTATCTCAATTTAGACAAGTTTTTGGAAGAAAACCACGTTTAGAATCTGATATGGTTGATCCTATTGATAGCACTATTGCACAAGTGTTCGGTAAAGGTGTTACAAAAGAAGATTTACATCCATCTGATATTCCAACAACTTCGCGTACAAGTATTATTCCTCCTAAAAGACAAAATCCATTATATCTTGGTAGAAGTCCAGAAGCATTTAGATTTAAAATTCTTGGTAGCGTGGCTTATGGTCCCGATCAATATGATATAGATGGGAACAGAGTTATTTCTGATAGACTTCCGAAAAAATTCTTTGGTAGAAGTGGGCGCACATATGATACTCGTAAGAGATATCAAACTGGCGGATCTGTATTTAGAGGGTTTGTTCCCGGCGTTGGAAATGGCGATACTTATCCTGCTGAATTAGAAGAAGGATCATTTGTATTAAGGAAGGCTGCTGTTGAAGCGTTCAAACCATCGTTGATGAGCGAACCAGAAAATAATTTATTGTCTCATCAATATGAAATAGCAATGAAATTAAAAGCTATGGGCGGGATGGGTGCAACATTAAGGAAATATTCTAAGGGCGGAATTGTTCAAAAATTTAAAGAAGGTGGAACGGTCCCCGGTATAGATAACGAAATTAGAAGAATCTTAAAAAACCTCGGATTAAAAGATATTGATATTAGTGGAATTGTTAAATCTATTGAAGTAAATCCAGAACTATTAAACTCCCTAAGCAAACAAGGGGCTACACCTAAAGGTTATTTTCAACCGTCGCAACAATTAGGCACATCTGGACAAATTACACTAAAAGATATTAGTAAAACATCATTACAAGAAACATTACCTCATGAATTAGCCCATGCACTAGATGACGCTGGTAGATTAAATAGTGGATCTTTAATATCTGGATCATCCTCAACAATTCAATCTATTTCCGAAAGAGCTTTTGATAGATTTGTAAGCCCCAATAAACAAAAAATATACCGTGATAAAATTTATGGCAATCGATATGATAAAATGCGTTCTGTTGAAGGTTTCGCCAATCTATTACAAAGATACCAGAAATATCAGTCTAGTGGTTCAATAGGTAAATTTAGACAACGTAAAGATAAAGACCTATTTAATGCTTACGAAAGCGTGATTCTTCCACTTTTACAACAAAATACAGAAGAATTTTTTGGTTCTGCTCCATCACGACTCCCCTCTAATATCACTAATTTTGTAACAAAACCAATTAATTTTGGAACATCTACATCTTTGCAACCATCGCCACAAAGTCCAACTCCTGATATACTTTCATCATTAGGCAGTATATCTAAATCTCCTAATCTATCATCGTTTATTAGTGGCGGATCAACACCAACTAATCCACCACAACCCCCTAATCAACAACCACAATTTCCAAATAATCTTAGATTTCTTGATGTGTTTAGACGTGCTGGATTCGCAACTAAAGAAAAAGGCGATTTTAATCCATTAGTTGATTTAATGAAATCTTTAGGGTTTAATACTTTTAGTGGTCGAGACGGCGCAACCAAAACATTATCACAAAGAATTGATTTTAATGATCCAAAACAATTAGGTTTTGCTCAAGACGTTCCAAATACATTATCTAATATTGGTAAAACATTTGATATTCGTCCAGATCAAATTAATAATTTAATTAAATATAATAGAATTGGATTACCTACAAACCTAGATCCAACAAACGAAGCATTTACCGATCCTTCAGAATTATCTAGCCTTATTGGTGTTATTAATCAATTACAAGGATCAACAGGAACATTCCAAGATACTTTTGGTAAAATTCCATCAAAAGGTAGATCAAAAACAGATATAACTAAAGATAGAATATCTCAAATTAATTATATTAATAAGTTATCTTCTTTTAGTGGTGGATCTTTCAACGTACAAAAAGCAAAAACACCACTACAATCATTACAACAAAATGTTCCTTTATCTGGAAAATTAGATTTAGATAGTTTGGGTTTAAAACCTAATGAAGTTAATACTCTTGGTGGAATTTCCAAAATTACAAAAATCCCACAGAAGGTAATTTCTGGGGTTTTATTAGGGAAAGGAAAAACTAAAAGAAGTGATGAGTTAAGAACGGGATTATTATCATCCGGCGTTTTAGGTGTTAATTCTATTAGTCGTGATGATATTTTACAAAAGAAAAATGCCTCAATTCAAGATTTAGAGATATTAGCTAAAGGCGGACAATCTTCTATAGAAAGAGAATCTCTTAATTTTAATCAACAAATTAATGATCCTGGATTACAAAATCTAATCATCTCTCAATTATTAGGTTATCGCGGAATTGGTAGAAATAAAGAAAAATTAGACGCAACATCATTAGGAAATTTACCTATAAACCCGTCTAATTTTAGTAGATTTGATAGTGGTGTAACTAGACGTGATGCTAGAAAATCTCAATTCCGCAAAGATTTTGATTTTCTAAAAGATAATAAATTAACAAGGTCTATTGGTGCAGATAAACTTATAAATAGAGGATCTTCATTATTAAGTGGTTTTGGAGCCGGATTAAAAGATAAATTCTACACAGAAGATGATGTAATTGCCGCTAGAGAGATTGCTGAAAAAGAAACTTTAGAAAAACGCGCATCTGGTTTAATTGGGGAAGATGATTTTGTTAGACCTAGCGTTTCTAAAACTGGTTATAAACAAAATAAAAAAATTGGTTTATCTAGAAGGCTTGGAAGGCTTCCAGGGAAAATTAGCCGTGGTTTAGGGAAGTTTTCTGCTGGTCTTTCTGGAAGTGCTCTAGGTATTGGTATCGGAGCACAATTACTTGCCCAACAATTACCAGATAACACATCTTCTGATGCTGGATTTAAAGGATCTTTACAATATGGATCTACTGGTGCGTTAGTTGGCTCTGCTTTTGGTCCGCAAGGCGTAGCTTTAGGTGCATTAACAGGCGGTATTTACGGGGCAACAAAAGGATTAGAAGATTTTCAAAAGAAACTATTAGAAAAAGATTTTGGAAAAGCATTAGAAAGTTTAGATTTTCAATTAACTAAGCTTTCTAATAATTTTGAATCTTTTGATTCTTCTAAAATCACAAATAGTTTTAATAAATTACAAAAAAACCTTGAAAAAAAAAGAAACATTGATGTTGGGTTTATTGGAGATGATGATAATAGACGCGGATTTACAGGAAATGCAGTTCGTGATTCTGTAGGTAACAGACTTGATTATTTAGTTAGTTATGTTTCTAATGGGTTTAGTGTTGCTGGCGCTGACGAATCTACTAACGCAAAAACACAACAAAAATTAGATGAATTTAATGCTGTTCAAGGAACACCTGTTGTTGATCGTATATTCCAAACAATTGAGCGTGCATCCGAAAGAACTAACGCAAAAGATTTTGAATCATTTTTAAAGGAAAACGATGGTTTAGTTGTTAGTTTACTTAATCAGGCTGGTCAATTAAGTTCGACTCCAGGAGAATTATTAAGCGAAGAAGCAAAGGTTACCTATGAATCTAATAAACGTGAGACAGAAAGAAGTCTTTCTGTTAGAAAGTCTATATTTGAATTTAACTCCCTAAGTAAAGCTATTAATTCTGTAGTTGTTCAATTTTCTAATCTAAATGATAATTTAGGGTCCACAACATTATTTGAAGGTGTTTCTACAAGACAATCGAATCTATCTTCAACTGTTGATTTCTTTGGGACTGCAAACGTTAAAGGTTTTGAAAAAGGTATTAATACTCTAACAAGTGTTATTGGTAGTAATGGATTATCTGGTCAATTTACATCTACCGCCCTACAATCAAATAAAATTTTACCAAATTTAGTTAGTGTTATTGGATCAACCCTACAAAGAGATCCTAGTGTTGATGCTAGTGTTGCTTTTAGAGAAAATATTGAAAAATTCACACCTGGATTATCAAAAGAATTTGTTGATCAATTAGTTGCTGTTGCCGGAACACAATTAAATGAGGCTGATTTTGCAAAGCGTTTTAGAAATAATCCTGCCGAAATAGCAACCAATTTATTATCAGATTCATTTCCAAATATAAACGAAACATTATCTAATGTATTTAAGAATCTTGATTCTATTAGTAATGATTTTCAAAGTAATGTTGTTAGAACTGTGCGTTTTAGCGATGACATACTTTCTAGTAGAAATCGCTCGGAAGAATTAAGAGGTCAATCTGATCGGTTCCGCGTGGATAATTTAGCTTTTGCATCCGGTAGATCAAATCCTCTTGATTTCCTTTCCCTAAATCAACTAAGACAACCATTTATTAATCAACAAGCTAATTTAAGTGGGTTGTCCGCTGATCGCGCTACTGATCCATTAGCAATATCTGGAGCACTTTCAAACACATTAGAATTGATTCGTACAAGACAACAGGAATCGAGCCAAACAACAGATTTCCGAGAACAATTAAAAATTAATGAAGAATTAATTCGTTTACAATCTACTGCTGGTAGATTACGCCAATCATTAGAAAATCTTACAGATACATCTAAAACAACCGCTGCCGCGCAAGAAAAACTTTCTCAGATTCAAAATGACAGGCAATCTCGGTTAGGGTTTGTTGAAAACTTCTTATCTAGCGATCTATCTGGTAGACAGGAAATTAATCGTGCTGCAAATCTAACTAGTATTGCCGCACAACAAGGTACGTTAAGAAATATTGATGCTTCTACAGGTGGCGTTGGAACAAAAGAAATCCTTTCATTCTTAAATAGTCTTGGATCTTCACAACTCCCCGGTTTGGGTGGTATTCGTGCGAATGATCTTAAAAATCAATTACTTGCTGAATTTGGCGGCGGAATTGTTGATGCTGGAGGATTAAATGAACAAGAAGTATTCTTAAGACAATTTATACAGGAACAATTAAATATTGCTAATACATCACAAAATGAATTAACATCTTTGTTATCTGATGAAAACACCAGATTTAATGAACAACTTAAAGCTAATCTTGTTTCTACTCTTGGTGGAATCCACGCAGATTTTGCAAGTACACTTTCACAAGAATTAAAAAATGCAAATGATGTAGTTGATATTCGACCAAATCAAGGATTTGTCGGACCACCAAAACCAACAGAAGACGATTTGCGTGCAGCAGAAGCGGCGATTAATGCTCAAAAAACTCAAGAAGCATTAGCCGATCCTAAAATTCAGGCTGAAATTAAAGCTTTGAATGGTATAACATCAGGAAAAAAACAAATAAGATATAGACCAGTTGATGGTTTAGGTGGTTCTTTTGGTGGTGGTCTTGGTGGCATCCCAATAGAAGAACCAGCATATAAGAAATTGTTCGGTTTGGAAAGTGGAGGAAAAATAACAGGCGGAACATATGGTAAAGATAGTATTCCTGCTATGCTTGCCGGGGGCGAATATGTCGTAAATGCTCAATCCGCATCGCAAAATATGGATATATTAGAAGCTATAAATAGTGGCAAGAAACCTATCAGAATGGCTAATGGAGGTTTGACACCAAGGTCTAAATTTGCATTAAGATTAAGAGATATTGATGAAGAAATTAAGGTATCACAACAATTTATGGAGGATTTTCAAAAAACAAAACAAAATATAACAACTAACTCTCTAAGTCCAATGAGACAACGTAGTGCTGTTGTTCCACAAAGAGAAACAAGCGGTTTTATTCAAAGATATAGAGATCAATTAGCTCAAAGTCAAGCAAATAATCAACCCTTACCCAAAGATACAGGTATTGATCCTGTTACCGCTGATCGTTTAGCAAGATCCAAGAGTGTTAGTGTTGGTGGTGACGGATTAAAATCTTTTAGTGATGAAAGACGACAACAATTATCAGGTGTAGTGGACCGTAGACGTAAAAAAGAACAAGATAGTATTCGTAGAAATATAGATTTTGTTGCGAATAGAGGAATGGGATCATTTACACAAAATCAAAATCAACAACAAGAATTCCATATGAATCCTGTACAACCAATGAATGATTCATCATTTAAAAACTCTGTAGGGGTATTAAATAATAGCTTCCAAATATTCCAAGAAACAGCTACAGAACTTGCTAAAGTTTTATCTAATTTAAGTATTCAGGTTGAAAGAAATGGAAAAATTGAGGTTGTTGTGAATGGCGCGGAGGTTTTAGCTAGAATTAGGGGTGATTTGGAAGTTTATATTAGGGAGAGGATAGCAGAGGCTATTAAACCAATTAAAGATAAACAAGGTTTAGATGATAGGACACCAACAATATGAGTTTTGTAACATATAGTGGACAGCGTTTAATTCCGGCACCATTTGTTAGTTTTCAAAAAAGATCACAAACTAGTAATGATGCTGAAAAAATAGGCGAATTTTATGATATAACAATTAAAGGAACTGTTCTTGCATTTAAAGGTTCTCCTATGTCTGGGGGCACATTTCATACAGGAACAGATTATCCGTCAGATGAAGAAATTCCATCAAATCAACGTTTAGAAGTTTTATTTAATAAACGTGCGGCTGTAGATAAATTATTTTCTGTTGATGGTTTAGAATTACGTTGGCAATCCGCTAATTTAGGACAACCAGTATATTGTTATCCGCGAATACGTAATATTGATTGGTCAGAGGGTTTATGGTATAGTGAGATTGATTATACTATAACATGTGATGCTGATATGATTTATGGATTACCTTCTTTAACCGATAATAGATTTGAACATTATATTGATTCTGCCGATGAATCATGGTCTATTGAAGAGGGGCAAATTCCAGGAATATATAATGTAACACACTCTGTTAATGCTGTAGGAAAACGCTTTTATGTATCTGGTGTTTTAGCTCTTGAACCATATGAAACAGCAAAACAATATGTTTTAAATAAATTAGGTTTTAGTAATACTATTTTTAATAGTTCGATATTGGCTCAGACAGGGGTTAGTGTTGCGGATTTTGTAAATTTAACTCCTTATAATTTAAATAGAACAGAAACAGTAGATAAGTTAGGTGGCGGATATAGCGCACAAGAAACATGGATTCTATCAAGCGGATTGGCGAATGAAGAATATACAATTAGAGTTACTAATAATAATGAAGATCCATTAAAATATACATCTATATCTGTCGAAGGGACGATTCGCGGACACTATACATTAATGTATGATTATGATACTGCATATCAAAATGCTTTATCTTACTTTAATATTGTTAAGTCTGGTATGGATTCTCGCGTTATTAATGTTAGTTCGGGAAATTATATAAGCAGTAATGTTTCTTATGACCCACTAAGAGGCACTATTAATTATTCTTACGAATATGATACTCGTGCATTAAATAGCGGCACATATGAAGAATATACTATTTCTCAACAATTTGAATTTACAGATTATCGCACTGTTGTAGGAATTAATGGTCGTGTAATTGGTGTGCTTTCCCCTAACGAAACAGATCAATCTTTAAGATATCAAAAAGCAAAAGTTAAATGGAATGTTTTACAATCAGAACTTTATAATCGCGCATCAACATATGTTACTGGTGTTAAAAACTTAAGAAGTGTCCCTATTCGCAAAGACGCAACTCATAATCCTATCGGCGGATATATTGATTATTCTTATGAATTTAATAATAGAGATCCTGATGTTGCAATAGAAGAATTTACCGTCTCGCAACGATATGCTGTTGATCAAGGATTTCAAACAGTAGGGATTAATGGTAGTGTTCAGGGATATGATATAAGTCAGACAGGACATATATTAGAGCGTTATAATAATGCTTTGTCCGCGATGCCAAGTGAAATCGAAATTTATAATAAGGCTCAAGAATATGCAAGCGGAATATATTTATATAATAATGTTCTCTCTAAAGAAATAGCTCGTTCTCCTAACAATGGAACAATTAGTTATCAATATGAATATAGCACACAATCACCGCCTTTAATTAGTGGGGCGATTTCCGAAACAATTTCTGTTAGCGATGATTATCAGTCTGATGTTTTTGCCAACATCCCCATTCCAGGAAGAATTGCCGGACCAATTTTACAAGATATGAATACTAAAACTGCAAGACGTAGACAAATTTCAATAGAAATAGTAGTTCCACCATATACAGGAATAAGTATTTTAGGGGGTTATAATACTAAACCTAATATCACAACATATATAGAAGAAGTAAAACCAACTGGAACTTGGGTATTTTTAAATGATGGGGCGAATGAAACATGGGATTGGAAAATGGGGCGGTACTTTAGGCAGGCATCCTGGACGTATTCAGACTAATAGTTTTTTGGTTATATTATGAATAATAACAAATTTGTAAATCACAACTTTTTTGATAATTGGTCGAGAGACATGGCTTATTGTTTGGGTTTTATTACTGCTGATGGATGCGGTTCTTATAAAAAACATAAATTAATTACATTTATATCATGTGCTTCTTATGATTTTTTAAGCGATATGTGTTTAAAAATAGGATTTGGACGTGTCAATAAGGCTAACGAATCAATTATATATAACAACGAACCATTTTCCTTACAACGTAAAAAAAATATTATGTTTTCTGTTAATAGATCGGATATTGAAAAAAGATATTTAACTAAAAAAGAAATTGAATATATTTTACAAAACTTCACCAATTCAGAAAACAGTATTTCTAAAGTTTGTAACTTATTATCATTAACAAAATTCCAATTATTAGTTAAAGTAAGAAGACTTGGTATATGTAATAAACCACATAGAAAATGGAGTAAAGAAGATATATTGTATGTAAAAAATAATTATGCCCCACAAAATCATAAAAAATCTATTAATAATATCAATCAAACCTTAGCGTCAATAGAATATTTTTTAACACGAAACAATATTAGATTTATTAGAAAAAAAGTAACAAAACAAGAGAAGGATTTTATATTACAAAATAGAGAGATTGGTATCGATTGGCTATCTTTAAAATTAGGAAGAACAAAAAGTTCTATATATAATATTATTAATAGAATGGGGATTAATTATGAGTGTTGATTTGATCAAATTTATGGGAGCTACTGTTAAATCTTTTTCATGTGTTGCTGGATGGCAAGAGCAATCTTCGCAAATTCGTATTGAATTAGTTGAAGATATTGATGATTCTTTTCAAAATTCTGATATAGGAACGCCACAACATTTCGTGTGTAGTGGTTTCGTATTTGATGGTATTGTTAAAAGTATTGAGTATAGTGAATCTACTGGTGGAAAAATACATTCGGTTTTGTTAACCGCTCCAACAGAACTTTTAGATGGCACTCAGGTTATCCTCGGCTCATATAATGGTGCGATATCTGGTGTAAAAAATGTTTTTAATGTGTTTGGTTATTGGGAAAATCAATTAGGTTTCGGCGGATCATCAATTAACGATCAGGGTATGGTTTGGGAAGGTACAGAGGTTTATGTAAGTGGGAATCCATTAGATACAACATTAACTATTATTAGTGGTGGTAAATATGGTATTAAACCAGCTATTGAAGTTATGCAATTGCCTTCATATACTGGATCATACGGAGAAGGTATTAAATATAAAAATAATCATTATATAGTTAATCTTAGTGGTTTACCTGTTCCTTTAGAGGATTATCGTATTGGTAATGGATCATCAATGTCTTTAAGAGAATTAATAGATATTGAGTGTCATGATGGAGGAAATGATTATTTAGTTAAATTAAATTATAATCCTGTTAGTGGCGAACCACACACAATTGATATCGTAACTGTTGATCGAACAATTGAACCAGATCCAAATAAAATTCAAGAATTTTTATTAGAGAAAAGTGGATTAGTTAATTCTTGGAGTTCTGGTAAAGAAATGAGATTTGATGAAACCAACCTATTTTTAATAGGCGGTGATGTACATCAATTAATGTTACAAGAAAACTCCTCTAATATAATTCCTTATTGGGGATATGATGTTAATAATCAAATTATTTTGGGCGCTGGATCTGGTAGCGGTTATAATGTTAACTTGAATTCTGTTCCTATTTTTGATATTATTGGTCAAAACTCTTATAATATTGATCATATAGAAATGCGTTTAGCACTTCACTCGTATGATTTGTGGGCTGGATATGTTCAATTAACCAAACCCACACTTGCTGTTAATATAGGTTTGCCTTCGGCGTTTTCTATAAGCGATGGAATTTTTAATAGAAGACTTAATCATGATTTTGTGCAACAAAATGCGATTGCTGCTACTGCTTTTGGAGCGAGGAATGCCGATGGCGAATTTGTTCAAAAATCTCAAATACTTTATCAATTTGTAAGAAATTATATTCAGGAAAATTATGGAAGGAAGTTTTTAGTTGCAACCCCTACAGCAATTAATTTTAAAATAGAAAATGGTACAAATAGAGTTGTTTATAGCTGGGAACCAACAGATTCAGCTTATACGAATGATGGAGCGTCACCATTAGGCATTAATATATATAATGAGGATTATATTAAAGGGGAAGATGGAAGAATATCAGCTTTTGTTAAATATAGTAATACGTCCAATATAGATCCAACATCAATTATAAATGCAAACTTTCTAATTCAAGGAACTGATATATATGTTCCATGTAGGATTTTACATGAATATGGAATTATTTATGTTAATGGTGTTTCTTCTGTTGTTATATCTATTGACACGCCATTGTTTTATAAGGCTGACGACTCTTTAGGTGGCGTGGAACATATTAATGCTGCGTTCGGTATAAATATTAATAATGCTGCAAATATTAGAGCAGGATATATTCCAGGAAGATTGCATCCCGAAACCGCTATTCCTGTTGGTGTTGCTATCCCAATGAAGAGTAATGAATACAGTTATGGACCTTGGTATACGAATAATGGACCGGAAGGAAGAGTAGAATTTAGAAAAGAAGATGGATTAGTTCCGTGGCAATATGGTGGATATGAGTTAATGAATGCTGCCGCACAATCATACCTTGATAATTTTGTAACACAAACACAATCAGTTGAAAATGCGCGTATTGCAATCGCTGGATATCCAGAAAGAAGTTTAGGAGAAGTTTTGGTTAGTGGTGGTCCAATTATAACAAGTGTTAATACTGAATTTAGTGATAATGGAATTATAACAAATTATGAATTAAGAACATACACCCCTCTTAAAGGACAGTTTTCTAGGGATTTAGCTGAAAGAATTCGTAGATATGGAATGGGTTTGCAACATGTTTCAAAAATTATGAAGCATGCCGGTAAACAAAATATTACATCTAATATTCAACGGTCAAATAGAATGTATGCTTTTATGGGAAATACATCTATGGCTGTTGATTATGGATATCCGCATTGTGCTTTAGTTGGTCATTTAATTCAAAATCCAGATAATACAGGTCAATATATTCCATTAGTTTCCGTACAAACACACGAAGAAACAGTTGGCAATATCCGTGTTGACAATACAGATATTTATTCGAGAACATCTTGTGTTGGATTAGAAGGGATTTTTAGAAGTTTTATAGCTGGATATAATATAGATAATAATAAATTGCCATTTTTTGATAATCCACGCGGAGGGTTAGTTTCTGGAGTTCAAACATCAGAAAATATGAATCCTTTTCAACCCGGAAATGATATGGAGTGGCTTTTAAACGGAATTAATACATATAGCGGATTACACAATAGAAAAGTTGATGATTCATTACCATATCAACAAAAACCATTAGGTGTACGTGGTCCTATAGTTTTAAATGGATGGGGATGGGATTTAGTAGGAAATCCAACGCCAAACGCGAGTGGTGAAAGTTCAACAGCGTATACAAATTTATCAGAAAATTCTTTTACTGATAATTATTTAAAGAAAAGTAATGAATGGAAAACTGGTCCAGTTGAATTAAGATGGGACGATATTAGAAAATTATGGTGTTCGCCATATCCAATTTGGGGAAAGTTTTCGTCTACAGTTAATTCTAAAACATATGGAGATATGAGAATTTATATAAATGATGTTCAATCAAGTTATTATATGAAGGTTTATAATCCGTGGAGTTCTAGTGTTGAATCTAATATGTTAGTGAAAGCAGATCCAGATTTATTAAATAACAGATATTCAATCGGTTCGGTGGATTGCGTGAGTTGATCATAAAATAAAAAAAATCCCGCCATAAGGCGGGATAATTATTTACCAGTCAAATTTACGTTTAATAAATTCTACAAGTAATGTTCTTAGTACAATAGATTCTCCATAACTAATGCTATGCCCAACCTTTGTATTAACACCATCTCTTTGTACAGATACTTCTAAAAAGAAGTTTTGTTTTTCTGTATTTTTTGTTAATTTAATAACTGTGTTTCCTTTTGGATTTTGGTGATATAATCCTTTTCCAAGATTCTCACGATATCCATCTAAAACTGTTAGTAGGGCACCAACATCATTTTCGTTAAGAAGTGCGGTAACATTATTATCCCAATCAAATTTGGCATTATCGTTATCGCTTGGAACTTCGTTTGCCATTACTAAAAATAACATTACTTTGTTAAATTTTTTGTCGTCCTTTTGAACTTCTTTTGTGCGGATCTGAAATTGCGATGCAGACCCTTTACCTTTAAACGGTTTATAAATTCTAAAATCTTGTGACATTATTTATTTCTCCAATTGCTATCGTAACCCTTAATATCCTCTGTAACTTCTTTATCGTTGCAATATTTTTGAATTTCATTAAGGATAACCTTAGCTTCTCTTTCGAGAATATTGCTGATACGGTCAAACTTCATTTTATATTCTTTTTTAACTTTATTGATAAATTTACCAATATTAATATTTGTTTCTAATGCAATTTTTTCAAGAATTGATAGTTGGATTTCATTGATTACTTCAGAAGTAATATCATCTGAGGCGACACCATTAACCATTTCTTCGCTTGCATTACATTGAATTGCTAAAGCATTGATAAAACATCGGCTTTTTGCGCGAGTTTCTGCCATTGCCGTAACAAATTTACCAAACCTAGGATCTTGAATATTATATTGAACTTCTTCAAATCCAGGAAGTTTTTTCAGAATAACATATGCATCAGCAGAACCAACAGAAGTTCTTTCAACTCCATCTTTACCTAAAATACGAATAGAATAAGTATTAGATGACATAATAACATCTGAATTGATAGTTGTTTGTCTATCTTCATCCTGATCAATAATATCACCTTCTAATAGATAAATTAATCTCCTTAATCCAAACATTCTAGGATTACCATAGCATAATTCGTCTGATGTTAAATGACTTAATACATATTGTGTCCATTCAGGATCAGCTTTTGTTGACGTTCTTTTCTTTATTTCTAAATCTGAAGATGGTTCATCATCAACAACAATAACATCTGTTTCTTGTGAATCTTCTAGTTCAACCATATCTTCTATTTCTTGTTTTTTTCTTGCCATATAAATTATAACTCCAATATAATAATTTTTTCTTCTATTTTATTTTCTTTAATATCTTCAATTTTTTGCAATATTCTTTCAAAGGCAAGTAGCATTTTTGTTTTACTCATTTTTTGAATATGTCTAACTCGCATAACACGATAGCCAAATTGAGTTAATAAACCATTTTTTTCTCTATCTCTTTCTTGTCTTTTTTTAAATTTTTCCGGTTCATTATATACATCGATCATGTGCGCGGGACCATCAATCTCAATACATAATAATAATTCACGAATATAAATATCTACTCTTAAATCTTCATTTGGGATAAGTGCTGTTTTTTGTGTCTCAGAAAATATATTATTTTTTCCTAATTCGTCCACAACAAACTTTTCAAATTTAGATCCGCTACGTGAAGTTGCATTAATAGCTTTCATTCCCCTTAATACAAACTCCTTCTTTTCATCTTCCGTCAAACTATTATAGTATTTTTTGCCCCGATCAGAGCGTTCCTTTTTTTGGGATTCATCGAGTTCGTCATACTTTTTACTTAATGTTTTCCCAATTTTTTCTTTTGTTTCTTCTGATCTTTTAGTTCCTTTAGTGGGTGATTCTCTTTTTCCTTGATCGTATAAAAGTTGACACGCTTCTTTTTTTGAACGCATCTGAAATCCATAATACAAGAGAGCGTTTCTAATTCTCCATTGATCAGTATTTAATTCTACAGCAATTTCATATGTAGACATTTTTTTAACTTCAAAAAACTCATTTAGTAATTCTTTACTCCATGTAGGAGCGATTGCTTTACGTCCCATAATCCACCCCGAATTCAAAATCTGAAACTACATCTTTTACCTCTCTATTCCAAGCATTTTCAATGATTTTTTTATGTGAATATGATCTTACAACAAGTTCTAAAGATGGATGTTGGTAAATTGATGCTAAAAATTCATATGGCAATTTTGGGTTATATCGTAGCCATTCGAGATCCCAAATATAATAAATTTTTCTTTTTGGTCCAGGGCACTTAATTAATTTTTGGGCGGTACTCAAATTTGTAGCGATTGCAGTCCCATTCCAGCTATAACCATATACGATGTTCATTAGAGAGAATGAATGTTGTATAGGTGTGTGTGATAAGTTCTCAAAAAAGATAGCGTAATCAATATTTTGTTTAGATATTTTATTTCCTAAACACATTGAATAGAACGATAATTGAGAAGCAAAAAGATCACTTACAAAAATTCCTAATTTCTTTCTTTTCATATATCCCTCTGTATATTAGTGAATGTTATCCTACATACTAATACACATCGGGATAGTTCTAAAGAAGTTATTTTTTAGAAAATTGCGCACCATCCCCTTTATGGGTGAGATAGGCTTTATTTTGGTGTTGTTGTGTTTGTTATATTAGTAATAATATTTCGTGTTTTTGCCTATCTCTTTACTATTACTATTCCCGATTTTTAGGATTTTTATTATCTCACCACTAGGTTGTTAGGTTTAGAACATTGCCTAGTTTTGTCTTTGTGATACTTACCTAAAACATACATTAGCGCGAGGATGGTTATCGCGTTGGGTCGGTAGGATTTTGCGTACCTACTCGTTTTCTACGGGAAATACACATTGGAAAACAAAAAAAACTGCAAAAAAAAGACCGTTTCGATGACGGGTTATTACCCGGTTTTTATTTCCACTGTATCAAGTGGCAATTTTGTTTGTTTGTGTTATATATCAATACACTATTGTATTTTTTTTATGAGTTAGTTGCTCAAAAACATTCCAGATTTGTCCAAACAGAGATATAATTTTTCTTCTCTCCATATCTCGTTAACTGTCGCCCCAACATGCAAACCTAATTCTGATGGCATAGGTGTTTTAAGGGGAAATGGTTGATTATATCCGTGTCGCATCCAACTAAAAACAATTGGTTCTATAAATTTTTGATAGAAAAACCAAATATCAAAAAATACCATTGGTTGATTTAGTTTTGGGTATTCGTGAATCCGATATTTCTTATATATTTCTTGTATATTAGAATATATTCCCCCAACTAAACCGCATATACCGGGCATTATAATACAATTCGTATGTGCCGCGCAATCATATATAGAATGTGCAAGCATACCAGATTCTACCCATTCCGAAACCGCATCAGCTTCGCGTGGATTAACTCGCGAATCACAATCACGAAAGATAGCGCGTTCACAATCTTTTTCATCTAAAACATTATATCGCCACGACATCGCAGCATTACGAAAATCATCTTTCCAGTTTTTATCATTAATTCTATCAACTCCCTTGATTGGTGGGGCAATGACCAATTTTATATTCATTTCCTCTAATACACTTAGAGCCGGGCAATCCTCGGATATGTAAACTATAGGGGTCCACCCCGGATAGTATTTTTCTATTAGGGGAAGATTTTGCAACATCCCCTCACAATACAATTTTATATTTCCATATAATGAAAAACTTACATATTTAGCCATATATATAATCCTTTCCAAACTTTCTCTCCATCTTATACCCACATTCTAAATAATATAGAATGTCCACAATTTCAAACGCTTTACATCCTGTAATAGACCACGCTGGATAATTATTAGGATAATGAATTTTAGGTATTTTTGAATTTGATAAAGATATTTGTTTAAATATTCCTATAACCCAATTTAAAAATATTTCTGTTCCAACTATAGACAATTTAAGACTTTTAGTTCCAGATTTGTTTCGTATCCATTTTATACTTCCGTCTCCTTCTATATAACCAACTATATAAGATAAAGATTGTTCTAAAGTTAGTTTATCGGGCGGCTTTAGCGTTAAACTTTTATTTTTTGTTATATTAAAATGATTTAAAAGATCTTCTCTCCATTGTTTTGCCGACCAAAAATTAACTCGGCACATTTTACTAATATTTCCACTTGGATTAATAACTTCATAGTCTTTGATAGGACCATTAAAATTTGTTGCAATTACAAATTCTTTTAATAAAATTTTATCTGTTCTTTTTATAGATATTCCAATTCCATTACCTTTACAAAAATAACCATCAGAAGCTATTAAACCAGCCCATTTACAACTTTCTAAGTTTTTTATATTTGAAAAGAACCATTTATCAATATTATATTTGGAATGAGCCTGACTAAGATCAGTTTTTAATCCAAGAAAACTAGCCATTCTTTGTATTGCTTGTTTTGTTCTGGTTGGAAGTAATTTTTCTATATCATATATAGTTATGTTGCTATAATAATTTTTTAAGATTTCAACTTCTTCTTTCGTCCATCTTTGTCTTTGCATTTTTCATTTTTATCCTTGTCTATTTTTTTATAATATTCTTTATCTGTTGGAATTGGATCTGGAATGATTTTATGTGACGGATAATCCGTTCTTTCTTCTGGTTTTTGATTTATCATTTTATCTATATCTCCAAAACTATTTTTTTTCATAGATTATTAATTATCTCCTCTAACCCAACTCTTAATTTTGATTCACACTTGTTGCATAAATCTTTGGTTAGTAATCGAGGATGTGGTTCATCATTTGGTTTAAAAACAATACCATCACAATATACATTAAAAAGTTGTTGTGGTGGTGGTGTTTTATCAATATGTGGATAATAAGAATTTATATCCACAGTCACAATTTTAGCATTTTCATTTCCGCAAGCATCACATGTGCAATTTTTCATTTTATTTTCTCCAACATTGATTTATTATATTGATAATTTCTGAAAGTTCATTAAGATCAAAATTGCTATTTTCTACAGATAATATATATGACATATTGTTATTAATATTAAATGATATCATTGCTAATAAATCTGTTGTTCCATTAACATTATATAAATCACCATAATTTCCAAAAATCTCAAATTCATATTTTTCGTTATTTCTAGAATAACCAATATCTTTCACTACTAATCTACCATAACACAAATGGTTAATTTTATTATACATTTATTTTATCAACACCTTTCACAAATCCTCTAATATAACTTTTTTTATTTTATCATGTACCCTTTTTGCACAATCATAACATAAATCATGATGTTAAAACACACCCCCAAAAACGAGAAATTCCATCAAAATATGCATATTTTCCACCATTAATATAAGATGCTGAAATTGCTAACTTATTAGCTTTTCTGTTTAAAATTATATCGCGGTGCCCAATGCTTGAACCCATCCACATATTAAATGGATTTTTAACTGAATACTCACCCCCTAAAGCAAGAACTTCTGATGACCACGATCTATTAATTCCAAAATCTTGCATTCTTTTGTGAAATGGTCGTCGCAAAGAATCTGTATGGCTGATCTCACCTGTTTTTGCGTTATCCTTTGTTATATAATTCACTACATCTAATAAATTAGAATCAAACTCAACTAAACCTAGATTTCTACGTTTTCGTTCTTCGTTTAATATATTCACAAAATCGTTATTCAAATTTAAAATTTCGTCAGCGGTATATTCAAATACTTCGCTTTCTTTTATTTTTCTTCTAAAGAAACACATCGTAATCCACACCTTTCATAAAAACTTTTTAATTCTGGTTTTGCGACCAAAATTTATTTATATTATTAAATGATTTTTTCCATATATCTTGGATTTCTCTATTATCAAAAACGAGATTGGCGTCATAAACGCCAACCTCATTTGAAATAGTTTTAAATTCAAATTCATTATTTTCAATTAAAAATATCATATTATCACCGTAAAGGTTTTTGTTGGATCATTATCTTGATAATCCGCGATATCTTTTTTAACAGGATTATTTATAATAATACCTAAATATGATATGTCTTCTTGTTCATCGTCACATTCATCATCTTCCTCATCTATATCAGATACACAATCACAATTATCGATTAATTCATCACAACCTTCACAATATTCATCATAAAAGTATCTGTCATCTTCATCATCAATCATAAATAGATTATCAAATTCTTTTACTTTATGTTTATCTGTATATTTTGTTAAATCTTCTAATGATTTAAATTTACACGTTCTCATTTTTTGTCTATTATAATCTGTTGGAATTGCCACAACATCAGTGGGATCTACTTCAACAGATAAAATACGATTCCCAATACCTCTAGCATAATCTAATGTTGCAATATGTAAACCATTAGAACATGTTTTTTCTGGGTCTGGATTACATTCACTTCTAGGCATTTCAACAGTTAATCCAGGAGATTGATCTATTGATTTTGTTTGATTATCTAGATATTTCTCTCCATTAAAATAAACACCTTTATATCCAATAAAATTACCATCATCAGTAATCGGAAAACCATTGTGGTCCAGGAATAAAAATAAATCGCTTTGCGCACGTGGATCTGGATTAGCTTTACATTTTTCCCAAAATTTCAATAGTGCTCTAGCTTTTACCAAAGTATTTGTAACTTCAGAATACTCGACTAATCTTCCCCCTAAGCAATGAGGTAATTTTTCCCCGTTGATATACACATTATTATCTTGATCAACATTAAAAAGGTTTGATGTATGTTTTTTTAGGTACATTTTGATATCTGCTAAACATTCAGCACGATCCTCAATAGCATTTAAAATTTGTTGTTTAATCGACTCTGGATATTGATTGGCTTTTTCTGCTAATTTTTCAATTTTTTCTGCATTAGGGTGATTAATTGGTAAAACATAAGATTTCCCTTTGATTTTAGCGATAATACTTTTTGCGGCTTTGATTAGTTTCATGATAGCACTCCATTCATAATACATTTTATTTTCTTTATTTCGTTGATTGTTTTCTTTTCTATTTTAACTTCTTTTTGTTTAGCATATTCAAGGAAATCGTTTTTCATTACATCGGTAACATCATTGTAATAAACATCTAATGTTAGTAATGGGGCGATTTTTCTAATATCCTGATATACATTATCTATTATACCATTAATTTTATCTATCTTTTCTCTATATTCTTTATTTAGGTTATTATCAAAGAATAATAAAGATTTAAATAAATTATATTCTAAAATTTCTGAATCCGGTATTGATATTTTGCTGTTAATTTTTATATATTCTAAAAAATAACTATCTTTTGTTAATTCTTGTTTGAGCAAATCTAATAAATTTAATTTCTTGATTGATATATTGTGGATAATATAATTTGTTTTTGTTTTCTTGGAAATTGTTTTGTATAATGTTTTACATAAATCATCAAACCTTTGGGCTTTTTTTAGTTTTTGGTAGTAGGTTTTTGCAGCGCTATAAATTTTGACATGTCCCATAAACTCAGATATATACTTTATATGCATTAATTTTTGATTATGATTACATTCTATTTCTTCTGCATTAATACAAATCTCAGTAAAATCATCAGGGTCTACATATATATATTTATGATATGGTTTAGAATAACTATAATATTGTCCTAAACTTAATTTATAAACTCCTATTTTTTTGTTTTTATTACTTGGTCTGCCTGGGATTTTAACATCAGATAATTTACAATAGATATAATCGTCTAGTTTAGTAATATCTACCGAATTATCTTTAATAGATAAATAATAGATACTTTTAATAGATTGATTTTGGTTAAAGATTTCTCTCATTCTTTCTGTAATGCGATCTTTGGTGTCTTGTAAAACTAAGATAGATGATTCTGATGGGATAATCGTATTTTTATTTTGTTTATATCTACATCTCTTATCTGTTTTGTGGAATTGTTTAACGCTATATAATAAGTATTTTTTATCTAGTATTTTTTCGATATCCACTGTATACGAATCAATAATTTTGTTTTTATATGTAAATAAATTTGCTGATAAACCCTCAAATTTATATTTAATTTTATATAATAAGCACTGTGCCTCCCACAAATTCTTACAATTATCTATCTCTTTTTGTGTTTTTTGAATTAGAGAGGTCATTGTGTCTTTTATTTTTTTATTGATTAATTTTTTAGTTTTATTATCATACTGTATCTGTTCGCGAGAAATAGCTAAACTAATATCTCCTGTTTTAAATTTTAACACAATATCCAAGGATTTATTTAGAATATATCTTTTTATATCATCACTAATATTGCAAGATTCATAATGAATAGGATATGGGATTTCATCCACCAAACAAAATGTATCTAGGATTAATTCTTTTGAATACAATCTATTTTTCATTACAATAAAATCATTTTCTTCTGATTCAATATAATGATCTTTAGAGTTTTTATATTCTTTTCCTTTAATAATTGGAGAAAGTTTCCAAAATAAAGAAACTTCTCGTGTATATTTTTCAAAACTAGTAAAATCTTTTGGTTCAACATTAACAATAATAATTGTGCCTGTTTGTTGATCTTCAATAGGATCGTCTTGTGTAATTTCTCTTCCATCATCAAATTCTACTAATCTACAACTACGATCCTCCATTAACACACAAGTATATTCTCTTTTAATTAATTTTCCATTTTCATTAGCGATTGTACTAACAATAAATGTATCAGTATATGCCCAAGGAGTTTTTGAGCCGATTCCAAAACCGCCAGTTTGGCTATTATCACTTGTTTTTGTTGATGCCCCAAATCCCTTGAAAACAAGATTCATTCTTTCAGGATCAATGCCGGGTCCAAAATCTCTACATTCCCATGTTGATTCAAATGCGTTTGGTAATTTTATTTGAATTGGAATATCTTCTCTTCCAACTTCGCGATGAGCGTCGCGTGCATTAGACATAATTTCTTGACATAAAACTTTAATTGGATTGCTATATATACTTTTTCGCATATATTCCAATAAGAGATTTATATCAGCTATATAGAAATCTGTTTCCTTAATTTCTCCATATCTTTTTACGGCGATATTACAATCTTCTAATTTCATCTATTAATAATCCTATATTGACTAGGAAGACCTAAATAAATCCCGTTATACGTTTCTTTGTATTTAATGACTTCTATACATTCGTTGGGCTGAATTACAACCCCTAACTCTTTATTTATATTTATTTCTTCTCCATCATCATAAATAACCTGGGAATTTCCCGCCCATTCGATATTTGTTCTAACATTTGAATGCAACTCAAATTCAACAAAAAACAAAGACGTTATCCATACAAATAAACAAAAAGATACAAACAAACAAAAAAAAGATAATTTTGCATTACCTCTTTCAATTAACAAAAAACCAGATATTGATAATATAAAACCTAAAAGTATAATAAGTAATATATCCATTTTCCATTCCTCTCCTCTAAACAAACTATAGTATTGCGTCTCTCATCGTTAGAACCTTTTTCTTAAGTGTTCTTACCGCACTAAACTTATTCATTTTGTATATTGGATTTTTACAACGAATCCTAAGCGAGAATTCTACGTCTTCCCCGTCACAATGACACAAATCTTCTCTAATGTAATGTTTGGTCATCCAGGATTGTTTTGCTGCCCAATAGTATCCAGGAATTAAAAAATATGGATTTGGACTGTCGTAATTTTCTAATGCTGGCGTATATGGTCTTTCGATACCTTTTGGGCACCATTTTTCTTTTTGGAACCACGGACGATTACTAAATTTACACATAGGATTATCAAATGAAACCCAATCTTGAAATCTTTCACCGTCTAAATTTAAAATAACATTCATACATAAATCCCAATCATATCCAAATTTTTGATATCCTTCGTACCATCCATCATTTAAAATAATATAATCATGCATATAGACGCATTTGTCATATCGTGTAAATTCGGTTCCAATATTTTTTTTAGCACTAATATGAACAGGAAATTTATGATCCTCAAAAGGAACGCAAATATAATCTGTTGTTTTTTTATATTTTCCACCAACAACAATAATTTCGTGTTGATTAGAGGGGATATTCTGTGTGCGAATCGAATCTATAATTTGCGGAATAAATTCAAAATCACGACTTATAATTATAAAACTAAATCCTTCTTTTGTTTTCATTTATATACTATATTTAAAATATACTGCATAATCTGTACATATCCCCGCACATCCTAATTTATTAAAATAATAATTAAAATGACCATTTTTTATATTATCAAAATTGTTATTTTCCGGCATAACCGCAATAGAATCTTTTCCTAAATGACCACCCGGATATGTCCAAATATAATTTTGACTTGTTAATACAGCTATATCGTTATTATGCATAAAACAATGTATACCGATTTTACCAATATCAAGTAATTTTCTTAATGCAAGAATGTTTTTGGCATGACACACTAAATTATATTCTCTTTCTTTAAAAAATGTTTCTTCAACCAAATATGTTGGTTTGTCGTGTCCCAAGTAAAAATCTTTTCCTAAACACCAAACATCTACTTCTACATCATATCCTGTAATAATAGCATAATCTATATAACACGGTTTATTTTCTTTATCTGGATTTGGACCGAAAATATTTCCTCTATGAGCTATAATCATTTAAATATCTTTCAAGTGATTCTGGATCGCCCAATCCAATCATTTTATCAACATAAAAAGCACTTATACAATAACCACGTTTAATCGCTTCATTATATGAAGGAGCAAAATACCATTCATTATTTACTTTATTTTGATAGTTATTCATCATATTTCTTATAGAATTAAACATTAGATATGTCGTCTTGTAAAAATAAATACCACAAGTCGAATGATCACTTACAACTTGTTTTTCAACAACCTCACAAACCGCTTTTTCATATTGTAGTTTAACATAACTCCATTTTGGATCATTAGAATTGAACGTAAATATAATTCCATCCCAATAACGAAACACTTCATCTATAAATTTTTCTTTATTATATTCAATTAATTGATCTGAATTTACAACCATAACTGGTTTATATGGATCACAAAACTTTTCAGCTAACAAAATTGTTTCGGCGGCACCACCAGTTAAACCGTTAGTTCTAACAATCGTACATTTTTTAACAAGATTAGATAATATCCCCTCTAACCCAAATTCTTTATCGTGTTGATCCTGAACAATAAAAATATAATTTGCATCTGGAAATTGAAGGGAATTAACAACTTCTTCAATCATTGGTTTTCCGCTTTTTAACGGAATAAGAGGTTTTATTGTTTTATATCCTGCTTCACGAAAACGAGATCCATTTCCAGCCATCGGTATAATTAGATTTAAATTATCCATTTAGTTTTTTCCTCAAAAAAATCAAATGTTAATTCTGAGGCATCTTTTACTTTAATAACATGAGCACTTGAATCCCAAGCGCTACGCAAACCGATTGAAGAATCCTCGAAAATTATTGTATCTTTTGGACCGATATTTGCAGAAAACATAGCATAAAGATATGGTTGTGGATGTGGTTTTTGAAATTCTGTTGATTTATTATGAATTAAAAAATCTACATATTCATATAATTCCATTTTTTTAAGAACTATTTCTACGGTATGTTTGATTGCATTACTAACGATTGCTATTTTTATTTTGTTAAAATTACAATACTGAAAGATTTTTGTTTTTTCTTTGTCTTCTCTTACAACATCATGAATTTTATCTATTGTTAGTATCTGTTTTAATCTACTAATAAAGTTAATTTCTTCTTGTTTAAAATTCATCATTTCTAATTTTTTAGTTGTTGGAAGTCCATTATATTTATATTTATGATCTTCTTCGCTAATTATATATTTTTCCCCAACAATTTCTTTTATAGCACTGTTTAAAGTATCTTTATGTATATCTGATAAATTAACAATAGTATTATCTAAATCAAACGCAACTAATTTCATAGTTCTTTTCTCTTTAGAAATTTAACAGATGTTTTATCATTCATCTGATATTTTGCCTTATCTCTAATACGAAGTGACCATTCAATGTCTTCCCCGTCTCTATGGGAAAGATTTTCGTTAAGAGGGTTTTCTAACATGAATTCTTTTTTTGCGATCCAAAAATATCCAGGTATTGCGAAATAAGGATTTGGTTGATTGTAATCGATGTTATTCCATGCATTATAGAATTCTATTCCTTTGGGGCACCATTTTTCAGTACATATCCATTTATGTATTGGTTTTGTTGGGTCTGACCATGACACCCAATCTCTAAATCTTGTACCATTATTATTTAAAACTTGGCACATAGCAACATCCCAATCGTCGCCAAATGACTTCATTGAATTATAGAAATTCTTCCCTAATACAATGTAATCATGCATAATCACGCAAACGTCATATTGCGCATTTTCCACGCCTAAATTTTTCTTTTTTGTAATGTGGTGGGGAACTTCTGTTTCATCGAACGCAACCTGTTTATAATGTTCGCCAATATAATTATATATGTCCCAATTAAAATTTCCACCAACAACAACTAATTCTGTTTCGTGATATGGACACGTATCATATATTGATTTTGCAATTTCTACAATTCTTTCGGGGTTCTTACCATCTGTCGTTAATATATAAGATATTTTCATTTTATCACCCCTCTATTTTATTTAATTTAGCATATATACCATGTAGTTCTTTTGCTTTTTCATTTTTTTTAACAAGATTGTGGTCGTATTTTACATTCATTTTAATATCTCGTTTAATGATTCTTCTAAATCTATAGATGGTTCCCAATCCAATAATGTTACTGCTCGATTAATATCTAAAACATATTTTGGTTTACCATTTGGTTTTGTTGCATCAAAATTAATAGATCCAGTATATTTCATTTTTAAACAAATTAATTTAACAAGGTCTTTAATATTTATACCCTGTCCTGAACCGATATTTATTGGTAATTTTAAATCTTCTTTAGATTCTAAAGATAAATGAATCGCTCTACATAAATCTTCAACATCAACAAAATCCCTAATAGCTGTTCCGTCACCCCAAACTTCTAAAGGAGGCAAAGCATAAGTAGAAGCTATTTTTTTAATTTTATTAATAATACTGACTACAACACCACTTCTATTACGCAAACCAATTACGTTAGAGGGGATTAAATATACCCAATTTAAATTGCTAGACTTTAACATATCTAAAATAGCTAAACGACTTGATCCGTATGGTGCCATATTACCAGTAATTTCACCACTATATAAAGATGTTTCGTATAATGGTTGTGGTGCGGAATCTGGATAACTAGCACTTGTCCCTAATTGAATGAATTTATCGACATTGTTTGATTGAGATTGTTCAATAAGATTCCCGGCAATTAACATATTTTCCCAAAACATATTTAAAGAAGCTTGTGTATGTTGATCAACCCCACCCGCGTGACCCGCACAATTAATAACAACATTTGGTTTAATATCTTTAAAAAGTTTTTCTGTGCATTCTCTATTTAATAGATTATATCTTGTTGATGTTGCCGGATAAACATTTCTATATCTTTTTTTTCTTAAATAATCAACAACATTAGATCCAATAAATCCGTTTTTTCCACCAGCCACTAAAATATTTCCAAATTCATACATATTATTTTACTCCGTAATAAACATTGTTGCCGACATACGGCATAGATTCGACATGGAAACCATTTTTCTTAAAATATTCTAAATTATCCATATTTTCCCATTGTTTTGCAAAACTAACAAAATAGTGCTTCGCATTCATATTATGTATAAATATAGCTCTAGTTTCTTTATCTGTTTCAGATAAACTTTGGTGTGCTATAAACAAATCTACATTACTGTAATCAAAAAAAAGATCACCCATATTACTGTAAAACTCAACATTCTCAAGCAGATTACATTCCCCTAAGTAAAACTTTTGTATTTCAATAATTTCTGGAAAATCGTATATGATATATTTCCCCTTAAAACCAAGTTGTTTAATGAGACGGCACATCGAACCGATTCCGCCACCAAATTCAAATATGCTATCAAGGTGATTTACACCACATCCATTAGCGATAATAATCTTATCCTGAACATATTCCAAGTAATTTAAATGGAATAGTTGAACTATTGAGTTAGGTAGCCATGTTGTCCCCGGATAAAAATATTTTTTAGTTATAAAATCTGGTTCTTTAAGTAAATTATCAACTTTATAATTAAAAATAGTCTCATCTATCATATTTGCTATATAACCAGCATTTCCAACAATCATTGTTTGTTGTAATGGTGCCCATTCCATAAAATTTTTAATATCATCGGCTACAAGCAACCATTTAATTTGAGCAAGTTTTTGTTCCCAGAATGTCATTTTATAACCTAAAATTATAGGATTTGGTTCTTTCGTTTTATTTTCCTAAAATATTACTATAATACCAATCAACCGTTTGTTTAATTCCATCTTCCAATAATATTTCTGGTTCCCAATTTAGAACAAGTTTCATTTTTGTATTATCCATTAATTTTTTAATAGCCCCGTCTGCTTTAGTTGTATCAAAAATAATTTCACCTTTATATCCAATAATTTCAGAGATTAAAAATGCTAAATCTTTAATTGTTATATCTGTACCAGTACCAACATTTAATACTTCTGTAGGATCGTTATAACTTTCAAAAGTTCTTACTAATGCATTTCCAACATCCATGCAATATATAAATTCTCGCATAGGACGACCAGATCCCCATACAACTACTTGTGGAGTATTTTTTAATTTAGCATCTATAAATCTTTTAATAAGACCTCCAATAACTTTGGTTTTACCTTCATCAAATGAATCTTCTATACCAAACGAATTGTTTATTACAACACAAACAGAATTAAAGTTATATTGTTTGTGTAGATATTTAGAATATTCAAAAAAAACACGTCTTGCATGACCGTGCGAATCAACAGATGGATGAGAAGGACCGTTTAAAAAATCTTTTTCTTTAAGTAAATTATTGCTATCTGGATAAGAACAACTAGGAATAATAGATACGGTTTTTGGAACTTCTAGTTGTCTGGCGATTTCTAATGTATTTAATCCAATTTTAATATTATTGTAATAGAAATCTGCCGGTTGTGCAATATTCATATGAACATTACCATTAAATGCCGCTAAATGAAATAGTCCGGCTATTTTACCATAATACGGAGCTAATTTATTTAATGAATCTCCAAACATTGTAAGATCAAATCCGGTTGTACGACAAACTTCAACTATCTCATAATCTTGGTAAAATTTCTTTATTGCAGCAATAGTTGCTTTACCCATCATACTACTTGACCCAGTAACAATAAATATATTTTTATTCATTATTATCCTTTATTATATTTTGGTATGTGTTATCTCCATAAATTTTAATTATTGATTTTAATAATAATTAATATTATTTCTCTGTAACTGAAATGTTTAAGTTATATTTTGACTCAATCCACTCTTTAATATATTTATGTATGTGATCATGGATTGCTTGTTGTAAATTGTTGTTTCCAGCCGCATAATATCTCTTAAGTCCCCCATTCATTTCATATTCTACTCTTTCCATAATAACCTTACGAAACGAACTATACGAATCATTAAATAAGTTATCTATGTATTTATCGACCCTTTGTTCTATAATCTCTCTAATAAAATCCTTGTCTGCACCCAACTCATTAATAATAATGTTACGAATATGGTTGTGGAGTTTCTTATCAGAAACATTAAGCTTCAAAATACTATCACAAAAAGTACATTTAGGATCTTCTGAATTAAAATATCCAACTACTGCACGACCACAGTTTTCACAATTCATTATTTAAAGCCTCTTTTGCAATTTCTGTAGCATAAAAACCGATATCATCCCAAAAATATCGTCCCTGTAATTCAATGATTTTTTCTAAAGCTTCACGATATCGTTTCTTTTCTTCGACTTCTGGTAGTTTTACAAAAAAGTCCCTTTTTTCTTCTGTTGGTATACAACGAAACCTGTAATCGCATTCCAAACAATTACCGTATCCACACGCACAACAGGTTGTATCAACTTCCTTCTGACATCGTGGACAATTCATTTTCCATCCCATAATCTTCCTCTATAATATTCTGATAAGCTTTGTCGCCAAATAGCTCTTTAGCTTTTCGATTGTAGGCTAAAGCCGCTTCCTTTTCTGATTCAAAAGTTCCGACTCTAATCTGTTTTTTATTATATTGTATTCTAGCCATCCATTTATTTAATCTTTTGTCTCGTAAAACCCCCATATATCTAGAGCTAAAGTTCTTCCTGCTAATATTTCTAATCTGCTCTAATTGAGTAACACATCGGCAATTTGATGATTCGTAATTACCATTAGAATCTTTTCTGTCAATAGTTAATTGATCATTATATCCATTATTTAATGCCCAATCTCTAAAAGATTCATAAGATTTGTTCCATTCGTCACAAACACGAACACCTTTTTTCCCATAGTATTTGTATACAGAATCATTTGGATTATTACATCTCTTTTTCATCTGTTTCCAAATACCATAAAGTCTTGTTTCGCTTTCTCCGTGAGTTTTTTCGCCAAAAGAATGACCATATCTCTCTCTTGGATAGCATCCACAACTAAAAACCCTATTTTTTAATAAATCGTATATACTGTTCGCTTTGGCTTTTGTTATATCTCCATTAGCACATTCGCACAACACCATAACGGATGGATTTTTCCCTCTAATAAAAACTTCTGATACTACTTTTACCCTATTAAATTCCCTGCCTATATAAAACTCATTTTTATATTTGCCATTATAACTCATAAATATTTATCCTTTGAATTATATAACGGCATTGAGTTGATTAGCATATCAACACTTTCTTCAAGTGTGATGGTCGCCTCAAACCCTTTTTCGTTAATTTTTCGGTGCGAAATAATATAATCTCGCTGATCTAAATCTTTACCAATCTCTGCTTTACACGAAATAAAATCTAGTTTTGTGTGTAAGAAATTAATAATATCTTGTTTGCTATAGTTGTTTTTATCAGATCCAATATTATAAATTTTATTTTCATCATCTATTAATTTATCAAAATTCTCTAAACCAAATACTAAACTGCGTCCGATATCATAAACATCAATAAATGAACGTCTTGCATGTGATTCAAAAACAGTAATATATTTCTCATAATATGCCTTCCACACAAAATCATTTACCATTAAACTAAGACGCATTGCAGGAGCAATCCCCATAGCTGTAGAAAAACGGTAAACCGCTCCGTTTGGAGTATTAAGGGTATGTTGTTCAGCTTCTAATTTATGTCTTCCATAGGTTGATTGTGGGTTCACAGGGCTTTTTTCCGTACAAATCTCATCAAGTCTACCATAACAACTACCCGTTGACATTAATATCATAGGAGTTTCTGATTTTTTATATCTAGCTACATTAGATGTTCCAATAGCAGTATATAATTTACTAAGCTCTTTATGTCTCTCGCTTAACGGTGCGCCAACAATTGCCGCCCCATGTAAAATTGCATCACAACCATCTAACATTTTTTCAACATCATTAACATCAGACACATCTCCAACCATAAATTCAAAACCAGGATAACGAGCTAATGATAATAGACCATCGCAATGTTGGCTCTTCCAAAAGTTATCAACAACTCTAACTTTATAATTTTTTTCAAGAAGTTGTTTTGTTACTGTTGTTCCAATAAAACCGCCACCAGTTACCAATACCTTATTTATTTCTTTACTCATTATATTATTTGTCCTTTATCTTAATGTAGAAATTATACCTTCTGATATATTAATGTCTCTTGAGATAACATCGTGAACGTACCATCTTTCTCTTTCATAGTTATATTCTAGTATTGTACCGAGCCAAAAAAACCAATCATCATCTTTTTGATATTTTGCCTTAACTAGAAAAATTTTATATAAAGGTATCATGGAGTTATAATCCAAAATGGTTTATTTAGTTTCGCGCAATGTTCAACAGTATTTAGTGTTCCGCTATTTCTATATCCTAATCCATCATAAAAAGCAACAACACAATCAGCAAATTCGGCGATCTGTTTATTTCTTTCAAGATAGGCTAATTTATCTGATGGATATCGTTTTTTAGGGAGGAATTCAGTTAGTTGTAAATTATAAAATTTTGCGACTGTTGCCGCTGTTTTATCTACAATGCCGCCCCCACCACTAACTATATGTGGACATTTATATTCTAAGCAATATTTGATAAAAACATCAACTTCATTTGGAGATGGAAATCTTCTTGATCCAACAATACCTATTTTATTTAAATCTAAACTATATTTTGTTATAATTTCCGCCACATCATATACGATTTGTCTATTCATCAATTTCTCGATTTATTATAAATAGATATTGGGTAATAGATTGTATAAAAAACAATTGCTGTAAACATTGTTATTGGTGACACTAACCAAAAAAGAAGATAATCCATAATTGGTTCTTCGTCAAATAATTTTTCTCTTTTTGATTTGATATATTGGGAAATTGTTATGTAACCAAAAACAATATAAGATGTTATTAGATATATAGTTATAATCATTGTTCACAAACCACAAAAGGACAGTTTTCAAAAGTCCACAAACTATATATATTTGATCTTGGTGGCTTACACTCTAAAATATTAATAATCCAATACTCTCCAAAATTTAACGACCCTGCACTAGAGCATTGTTTATAATCGTCTTGTAACATCATTTTGCGCGACTTATAAACGATTATATCTCCCTTAACTAAATCTTTTGCGAGTTTAATTTTATACATTATTTCCCCTAACCAAATCAACAATTTTCTTAAGTTCTTTTATTTTACAAATCTTATAAGGGTCTTTGTCTTTATAATCATGTTTCATATAATTACTAATAATACAGAGTAATGAATTAACTCTATTAGGTGTAAGATCGAAAACTTCTGCAACATCTTTTTTAAATAATTCTTGTTTTTCATACATCTCTGTCATATATTTTCTATATGGAGTAGTGTCTTTATCAAGGTTTACATTATAATAACCATCATTAATTCTACAAACCAATCCTGCATAATCTATTTTTTTTTTGGTGGAAGCCCAAAGTTTGTTGTGCATCCTTGGAAAAACATATTATATGGATCTTTTGATGTTAAATCTAATAACCAATTAAATACACAATTATTTATATTTAATTGTGCTACTCTATAATTCATATCTTTATCGAGCACAACTATATTATCTTTAATTCGTGATTGACCGATTTATATACATTCTTAGCTAGACGTATAACCAATACCGTTTTGTTTCCATAGACAAGTAATTTTGTCGCCATATTCCATATAGGAGATAATAAAAAAAGTACAACACGAAGTATCATTTCTCTATTTTCTTTATGTGGTTGTAAAAAAAGAGGATGTATTCTTATTATAAGTAATAATATATCTGAATTTATCATTTTTTTGTTTCACCAAAAAGGATCGCTAACTTTGTTTGATTTTACTCTGATTTTATAAATTAATATGTTTATTAAAAACCATATCAGAATATATCCACAAATCGGAACATTTTGTAAATATGATATAAAATCATTCATAAAATTCATCTCTTAATTGAATAATGTTCCTATCTTGTAGATAACTTCTATCCCGTTCCTTTAGAAACCCATAAAATTTATTTTCTAGTGGCGTCTGGAATGATCCGGTTCTTATCATATGTGGTTGTCCCTTTTGTAATCGTTCTAACGCGCCACGCATACGTTTCCATGTGTTATAATATGGGGTTTTTAGTTTGAATTGGAATCCTTCGTAATCTTCAACAACAAATCCTTCATGGGGGAAATTTGGATTTTCTGAATTATCATTTTGAACATCATTGAGAAATTTTTCAAAATAATCCCAAGACGCAAAACTATATGGTTGTTGTTTACATTCAAATTTTAAATGCGATGATATTGTTTTTAATTCTTTATATTCTACTTTTTCAAATTTTTCTGTTCTGCAAATTGCATCAAGTAATACTAATTTTGGTTCATCATGTTTAATAATATGTGGATCATTTTTAGGATCAATTACCTCAAAGACCAAACTTAAATTTCTATCTTTAAGTATATGTTTAATTTGTGATGTGTGAGTCTTATATAATTGATCTTCAAACCACTCAACATAATCACTTTCATTAGTAGCTTTTGTACAAACAAAAAGATCGTTCTTTTCCCTATTATATCCAACAATCCCCAGATACCCATTATACTTTTCGTATACAGATACAGGGAATTTAATATTTTGCTTTAGGGAAGATAATTGTGTTTCGGGACGCTCACCATAATTGAAAAATTTCTCATATGACCGCGCAACAATTTCACCAGTCACCACATTAACGAATAATCCGCGAGCACGAATTGTATTTTCATCCCAATTCTTTTTTGTGAATGCTTCGCGCGTAAAGTTGAATGATGATATATTTCCCCCTAATTGACGCTCTTTTATATATTTACTACTGTGTAGTTGTTCGATTAGAGGAATATTAGAATTAATGATTTGTTTCTTTTCTGGCAATGGTCTATATGTAGTGTTTGGTATCTCGATACAATTAAACTTGAGCATTTTTATCTCTATAAATGAATATTACAGTTGCGTTTTCATCTGTTATTTTTTCTTTATTATTCCCTATTTTAACGCTACCTTGTTTAATAAGGGTTTTAGCTTGTGTTTTACTTTGAGCAAAATCTATATGTACCATAACGTCATATAGTTTCATCTCTACACCAATAATTTTACCATTTAAAACTTCATTTTCAAATTCTGGGTCGGATGGATCTACATCATCACTATGAATTGTTGCAACATGATTCATTATAAATCTCTAATATCCTTAAATTTCCACCAAATTCTACTTGACCATCAAGATTAAAGAACCCCGAATTCACCTGTAGTGGTAGATGGTTAGGGTTTCTATGTCCTACTACACTATAGTGGTTTTTCGGCATTGTTTCGTGCCAAATTTTCGCGCACTGGTCAACTTCTTCATAGGAACCAACCCCCTTAACTAACTGTTCTGTTGCGATAGCTAATAAATTTTCGGGAAGTGTTGGTAATCCTCCATGAGTCGCCAAAAAATAATTTTCGTGAAATTTAAAATAGCAAAGTTGCGCAAATCTTCTGGTCCATTCGCGAAGATCGCTTTTATTAAATTTTTTCAGTTTCTCGGTGGTATTTTTTTTAAATTCACCACTAAAGATTTCTTTTTCTTGGTTGTTCGCGTATAAATATGTCCACTGGTCATGATTGCCTAAAACCATACATACGTTAGATTTATTATAAATTGATAGTGCGAATTCAACACATTGTTCTTCTTGTAATCCACGATCTACCCAATCACCCAAAAAGATATAGAAGTAATTTTCATTAAATGGATTTTGTGTGAAATATTCATTAAGAGGTTCCCAACAACCATGAATATCTCCAATTAGAACAACCTTTTCATATTTAGATAAATCTCTTGGTTCATATTTAAATGTTTCGTAAAACTCAGATGGTTTAATCGTTTTACACCAATTGGGCGGTTTTTGAGTCGCGAAGCGACTATACATATTATCAATTACATTTTCCGGCACAACCTTATATGATGGTGTACGATTTTTATTGCGACTTTTAGTGACTTCTATCGACACATCAGAAAAATCAATGCAATATGCACGATAACGATATTTTTCAACAAGAGTTTTATATTTACTGAAATCTTTGGTTTTTGAGTGGGTTGCATCTACAAAAATTAATTCGCCCCGCTTCATCCTTTCCTCTAACACACTAAATAATGTTTTCCATACAGAATTATCATTTTTTTGAGATATACCAAATTTTCCATCAACTTGCATAATTGGGGGTTGTGTAAGTAATCGGATATCATCAGCACATATTGTATATTCAGACAGGTTGTTATCTTTAATCCAGGTTGATTTTCCGCAACCCGGACTTCCGCGAAGTATATATATAACTCTCATTTTCTAGCCCATTCAATAACAGAGATTATTAGTGCTCCAAACGCAAATCCAACCATCATCATATAGATTATAATATTAAGTTTGATAAAGATACCAGTAATTAAACCAATGATAATAGCCAAAAGTATTATATCAAGCATCGCCAAATTCCTTTTTTAATCGTTTATATTCTGCGAGCTTGTTCTTTTTTTGAAGTTCTAATTGTTTTTTCTCATATTCTAACTCTTCTTCTGTGTGTTCTCGATATCCGAAAATCGCAAGTTCTTTTCCATCTCCATATTGTTCATCTACAGATTCTAATACAAATTTATGAAATATCAATTCTTTTGTGTGTGGTTTTCCTATCGAATGACTTTCCCAAAAACCTCCAGGTGGTATAGGACGCCATATAACTTTAATTGGTTTACCGATATTAGTTTGGTATTTATTATATATATCTTGAATCTTTTTAAGAACCTCGGATAATTCCCCCTCAAAATCATATATCTGAAATCTTTCAATTTCTTGTCTACAAAGTCGCAGTTTATCCATTTTTTCTCCTAAGAAAATCAAATTTGTCATCAGATTTCCAGCTTTCAGCATAATACGGTAAATCGCTATTTGGCATTACAAGCAAACGAATTTTTGCACCATCTTTATCGCCAACATATCCGATAAAATCATCTATTAGAATATCAATATCTAGTTGTTTACACAACTCTGCTTTACAGGCTTCGCTATATTTTTCGTAATCCGCACTATAAACATTATCAGGATCTACTAGTATTGGACATAAATAGTTGCTTCGCAACATTTCTACAATTTTATCTTTTGGGTGCATATCACTAATTACATATATTGAAACTAATCCGCTATGTTCTAATGCTCTGATAAGTGTGTAAAATTCTTTAGGATATTTAGATAAAACTCCACCAACATCAATAGCCGTATTACAATTACAAAGAACTAAATCTAATTCAAAAATACAATGATGTTTCACATCTAATATTTCATAAATATCCATTAACTTATTTCCTCTGTATCAACATATTGATCGTCTGCTTTAGCCAAATCTTCCATAACAAGAAAATTAAAATTCTTATGTTTGTATGTTTCAAATTTTGATGTGTGATTTCTTCTAACACAACATCCCTCTAAATAATGGTTTCCCATAGGATCTGGACCATCACCCAAAACCCTCACTTTTTCTAAAAGTTCTTCTGGATCACCATTATATATAAAACGATCAAGTTCAACAGGTGTTTTAACTCCTAATTCATCAGCACGTTTTACAACATCATCCCAAGGTAAATCTATTTGTATTCCTTCTGGATTAACATACACAACCCTATATAATAGAACCTTAAATTCACCCTCGCGACAACCATAATTATAAATCATTTTAGATCCATATTTGGTTGTAAATTCTTTATCTTTGAGTTTGGTTGTGTCGTGCGATGGCATTATTGGGACTGGTCCGTCAAAACCCACAATCTCATAATACAAAATTTCGTTTTTATTCAGCTTCCCATCAAAATATTCGTTGATTTTTTTTCTTAGATCATTATTAACTACCTTATTATCTTCTGTTAAAATAACATTACGACTACCACTAATAGTTTGATATGTTTGGTTAGGAAAGATATTATATAAACGATTAACGAGTTGTTTCCATTTTGGTAATTCAATATTGTGTAATACGTGTGCTGTGCGTCCTGAACTTCCGTGAGATTTTTGAGTTATGACAAGAAAATCGCCATTTTTAAATTTATGAGGAAAGTATTTGATATTTTCCGTATCTATATGTTTTCTAAAGTAAATTGTTTCTCTGCGAACTTTTATTTTTTTGGAGTTTTCTGTCATGTTTTGACGTGTTGCTTTAGCGTAATATTTTTCACAAATACGAATATTGTTAACAACATCTCCGCGAAATCCCACATCAAGACTATCTGTTGTTTCTTTTCCTACTATTTTTTCCAAATATGATATAGGACAAACCAAACCCTCCGATATCGCTCCACGGAATTTTTGTGCCCTAATTCTTAGATTTTGTTCCAAATATCCGCCAAGTGGTCGCGTTAGTTTATTGGTTTCGGCAAACTCTTTTGAAACACAACCGTCTACAGGAAAAAATAAAACTTTATCCCCTTCTTTCGCATCCAACCCAACCACACATTGAGATCCAAGAACCTCACATAGTTGAATTCTGTCGGCGTTTGGATGAGCGTATACTTTTTTGATCGTTGTAAGATAGAAATAATACATATTAATCCTCTATAATATTAATATATGCGTACTCACCAAATAATTCTTTTGTTTTTTCTTTATTATCATCAAAAAGAATTTCTTCTTTATTTGTAAATCTAAATAAATAATAATTACCAAGGTTGAGAAGTCTTCCATCTCCAACTTTTACAGAAGTTTTTCGGTATGATATATCGTGCCAACCTAATTGTTTTAGTTTTTCCTTAACGTCTAATATTGCTAATTTTAGAATTTCTTCATTTGTTATAATAGCATCTATATAAAAAAAAATCTATTCCTTTTTTCATCGCATGGTTTATATTAAATTCAATAACGTTAATTATTTTTTCTTTTTCTATTTTAATTAATTGTAATTTTTTCTGATTAAATTGTTCTGGAGTCATCATTTTTAAATTCCAATTTACGAAGTATTTCAAGTTCTTTCTTTAAATCTTCCAACCAATGAGATAGATCACATGTCATTCTATTACAACTTTCTCTACCAACCAATTTAAGATGTTCATGAATAATACTATCCGCCTCATCTCGTTGTTCTTCTAACCAAAAATAATAAGTCTTTCCTTTAGAAACTTGTCTGCGCAATTCTTTACAATTTTCACAAGGTTTCATTACACTTCCTTATATATGAAACTGTTTCTAATACTGTGTTTACCGCCACACACAATTTATTTTCCCTAACAAACCTTATTGCAATTCCCATAGCTTTATTGTGAACTTCACAATTTTGTATCTGTTCATATTCTGATCCGTCAGAATTTAATAATCTTCCTAAAAACTCTTCGTCAGTTAGTTCATTAGGGAGGAATCCTTGTAAGAATTCATTTTCTTGTTTTATATCTCCGCGAATCTCATGTCTCATTTTACACAATTTATATGTTTCGTTATTTGATTTAACAAGCTTTTTAATTACTTTGATAATCCATTCGTCGTTTACCTTTTTGCCGCGACCTTCCTCTAACTGAACCTGTCCTATAATATATCTTAATATATCTCGTTGATATACTGGTAATAATCCCTTATTCGCCTCACTTAATAAATTAGTCAGTTGTGTTTTTAGATTCATTTTCAAATTCCAATGGGGTTTCAAGGTGCGTGCAATTTACATTTCTTGTTAAATAATTAATAACGGGGTATAGACCTATTATATTACCAGAAAGATATTTTTGATTTAATTCTTCTACTGTATATGAATGATATAATCCGTGTTTGTTTCCCCAACCAGCGACATCATTAAGAGGGCACGCTACTAAACATTGTTTTTTTGGCGCAAAAACATTTGGTGGTAATTCTTTAACACGATTACTTAGCGATGCCTCTAAACTGTTTGGATTTTCCCACCATGTAGTTTCATAAAAATCTCTAATTAGATCGCTTCTAAATATATGTCCATCCACACTAAATATATATCCATAAGTTGAATGCTGAGGATATGGATAGTGGTTCCATTTAATAAATCCTCCACAATCGACATATTCTAATGATGGAAGTTTATCATTTAAGTAATATGTCTGTATTGTTGTATTTAACCCAACTCGTAATGACACACAACAACTATCATCGTAATTTAATAAATCGTATATTTGATCTAACGTAAAATGTCTATATATAGGATTAAAGAAAACACAATCATCAGTCATAAAGCATGTTAATTGGTGCGAGTTTTTTTCTTCTGAGATTTCGTCTAATAAAGTTTCTCTAAAATTAAATCCATATTGGCTCTCATATCTAATTTTAAAGTTAGGGTATCCATAATCTTCTTTTCCACTTTTGTATTGCAACCTCTTATAAGATTCAGTAAAAAAGAAATTACTCGCCTTAGTTATAATAGATATATCAAAATAATTTTTTGCATTTGTATGTATGGATCTCAATAAGAGGTCTAATTGTGACGCTCTATCTTTTGAAAAGATTACTAGTTTGATCATTCTTTATCCTTGATTGCATGTCGGGAATTATGTTAGAGTTTTGTTTGATAATATTATTTAGATTTATCGTATCGTCAATCTTCCCTAAATAACTCATGATATCCCTTATTCTCGAAAAATAGTTTCCATTGCTATAGGCGTACTCAATTCCTCTTAATCTATAGCGCATAGTTTCTTCGGGATTATCCAAAAAATTTCTAACTTGCTCGAAAAACTCTTCTTGATCACAACTTACAACAATTTCATCGTTAATAAAAATTTCTTCCAAAGATTCGCAATATTGAGAAATACAAAACCCGCCACTAGATAAAATTTTGTAAATTCTTTCCGAGACATCAAACCCATATTTTACAAGAGGTTCAAATACACTAGGGCATATTTTTGCTGAATAATATAAATTCTTAACGTGTTGTGTATCTATTGGTCCTAAATGTTGGGCTACAGGATAATTTCCATAACCAAATAATTTTACATTTAAATCTTGATTACATAGAGGTAATAGATATTTCTTCATATTAACTGCTTTATAATCCCACCACCCACCAACCCAAGCGATATCAGATTTTAATTTTTCATCATATTCCCCTAAAGCATAATCATATAAATCTGCCGCAAGAGGAATACCAATTGGTTCTAGTCCAATTTCTCTCCATCCTCCATTTGTTCTGTTTGCCCATTTTTGAGTATAGGCAACAAAACAATATTTAATGTTATGTAATTTAACTAGTTCCTCAACCCATCTTTTTTCTTGTTCATTTGCGATTAAAACACCATCATTAACAGTATCTATTTCTTGTATATCGTTATTTTCAAAATAAATTTTGTTATCCCAATTAGGACACCAAAGAATAATTTCTATATTTTCGCAAGCTTTCAATGCTTTCATTAGGGGGCGGTCAATCTGATAAGAACCTAACATAATTGTTGTTGGTTTAAATTTATTAAACACATCAATAATAGATTCTTTAGATTCTTGATCGTAAAAATATAACTTATATCCAATAGCCTGAAAAACTTTTGCTTGTCCTAGCCTAATAAAATGATTGGCACTCAATCCATTAAATACTATTAATCTTTTATTTTGTATCATAATACCACTCTTTTATTTTTGTAAATTTTTTCTGTATATCCAAACCACTTAATGATCACTTTATATTTTTTTATGATCTATAACTTACCTCTTTAATATTGCTATCTCTTGCTATAAATTTTCCGCCATTATCGATAACTTCTTTTAATAGTTCGTGAGAACACCAAAAATCTTTAATTTTAACAGATTTTGCTAGAGCTAATTCTTTGCCGGTTAAAAAAGATAGTTGTGCCCATTTATCATGATTTGTATAATTAAATCCAATAACAAAATTATTTAATATATTCAACCCTATCTTTATTTTATCTATTTGTTGGGTTTTAGTTATGAAAGATTTTAAATCTGTCGCATACAAATCAAAAATATCTAAAACAACATCTCCATGTATAATCATGGCGGATTTTTTTGTTGATAACTCTAAACATTTCTTAGCTGTATAAGCTGCTCCTTTTTTTTTATATTTTTTGTTTTCATAATATTTTACTTTATAATCTTTTAATGTTTTTTTAATTAGTTCGTTTTTATATCCAACCCCTACAATAATCTCGTAGAAATTATCGTTTTGGTATATATAATTTATAGCATTAATAGATTTGATAATATTATTATTAACTAAACACTTGGGAATTTTTCTTTCTCCAACGTCTGCGCCCGCGCATAAAAAAATAAAACTTATTCCTTTATCCATTTTTTATATTTCTCCCACATTAGTTGGTATTGTTTTGTATGGAACTCATTAGAATATCCAACTGTTGTATTTTTGGGTGTAACCCTAACCCTTACTAAAGGTTCTGGAATATGAACACATATAAAAAATCTTGAAATTTTAAGCCACATTAAATAATCTTCTTTTGGGTATACATCCTCATCAAATAATCCAACTTTTTCTAATGCTACTTTTGATATAACTCCACCGCTATGCAAGTGGCAATCTCTCATAAGTAATTCTTGAGAATATGGAGGTTTAAATTCTAGTGTTTTGGTTCCTTCTTCTGGACACTCAATATAATAATCTGTATGAACAGATCCTATTAATTCTGGATGTTCTTGGATTTTAGCAACACACTTTTCTATTTTAGTTGGTAGCATAATATCATCGGCATCAAGTATAGCAAAATATTCGCATCCATCTTTTAACGCTTGTTCTATAGCGATATTTCTTGCGTGCCCTTGTTTAACATTAACTCTTGTTGACCAAAATTTAATAGTTCTATTATTAAATTGTCCGCCACTATCTTCTTTGAAAAAGATACCTCCTGTATGTTCCCAATAATTTTCCCCTAATAAACTCTTAATTTTTTCTACTGAATCGTCTGTGCTACAATCATCAACAACATATATATTGATATTGTCGTATGTTTGATTTGCGGCACTTTCGATTGCCTCACAAACAAATTCTCCGTAGTTATAATTAGTTAATATTATACATGCTTTTGGAAATTCTTTGTCTGATTTCATTCATCTTATCCTTTTTTCTAGTAAGCGAGAATTCGTTATGTTTATAAAGATTTTCACAAAGAAATAAAATCTGATTTTGATTGGTTATCATCCACTGATAACAATTAGTTTTTCCGAGCTTGTACACATTCCCAAAACTATTACCAAGATTTTTCATTATATTTTGTAAAAATAATTCCGATCCCGAACATATGGAAAAGGTTGCTCTTGTTTGTTTTTTAGTTGAGTATATACCACAAGTCCCATCTCCGTCAAATAATCCCAATAGGTATGAATATTTATATTTTATTGGTATATCACATAACCATTCTTTTCCTGTTTTATTTGGTATTATTCCATATTTTGATAAAGTTTCATGAAATTCTGTAGCTCTTATATTTATTCCAACTTGTTTGTTTTGTTTTTCTGCACCTTTATATTTGTATTTTATAGACCGTAAATATATAGGTTTTGTAGGACATAATTCGTTTTTTATAAAATTTATTATCTCTATATCATCAGCCTTACACTTATATACTAGAGTGTAATTATTTTTATTTTTTGATAAACTGCCATCAGCCATAGTATATCCTAATATATAAGCCATTTTAAAAGACCATTTATTAAAGTAATTACTATTTACTAAATATTTTTTCTCTTTACATAAAAAGGCATCGCTGTAAGACCTTCTTTTAATTCCAAATTTCTTAAGTTTTTTTTCTAATTGTCTCAACACAAAATCCTAATCCTCTAGATATTTCTAATGTTGATAATTTTTGATTTACATATTTTTCATATAATTCTTTTTTATCTATATTTAACATTTCTTTCTCTACTCATAAAATATAATCCTCTCTAATCAAATCCTCATCAATATTATGAAGTCTATCTTCTAATTTTTTATAAATTTCAATTTTGTCAAATTTCGCACATTCTATATCTGACATTACTATTTTTTTATTAAATAAACAATCTTTACAATAACATTCAAAGATATATTTCTTATTTATAATTCTGTTATCAATACTATGTCTAATTTTGAAATTATGTTTGCATGTGGACGCATACATTAACGACTCCAATATTTAATGTGATATTGTTTGCTTTCTTTTTTCGCCATATATTGAATTTTATTGATGATATCTCCCTCTAATTCACCTTCTGGATCTTTTCCAGTATTTCCTCCAAGCGCAAGATAAAGTTTGCGATTCACTAACATATCGTTTGAATTATCGCTATACATGACCAAAGAAATATATTCTAATTCATCGTTATACGATTTATCAAGTCTTTCCGAAAAATCTTCTGGTATGGTATAACCACTAACAATAAAATAAACAAACATAGAATCAAATCGTTTAATATTAATATCATATAGATATTCTTTGGATTGATTCTTTTCAATTACAAAATTGATTTTATAAAGCATTTTCACTTTATGTTTTGTAAAGATTGATGTGATTTCTTTACTAAATGAATAATTGTGATTATTAAGAAGAAAAACTATATTTGTTGGATGGATTTTTTGTTGGTTGATCGATAAAATTGTGTCTTCTAATTCTTTAATAGAGGTAGATTCGTTAACATATACCATAACCCCATAGTTTACTTTTGTTTCTTCAATAACAATAGACTTGGTTTGTTCTACAGAATTATAAAGAGTTGTTGTGTGCCGATTACATTTTCGATCAAAGAAAAAAGACCCTTCATCTTCATCACGAAAAACATCAACTGTGTTTCGTAATTTTTCAGGACGCCCAAACTCACATCCAATTTGCATATTTTGATTATCTCTAATTTGAAATACGCATTCTTTACAAGACTGTTTCATTTCTTCAATGTTATACCCGCTCATATTAACCCTCTCTAACCAAAGTTAAATAATATCTATTGTTTTCAACTGATTTTTTTACAATTTTAAAATTTTTAGTAACTAACGATAATAACTGTTGTATTGATGTTATGGAATTTATATAAGATAAAATTTTATTAAAATCCTGTAATGATGTCGTTTTATTTCTAATGTTATATAGTAATAAATCTAACTCATAACCAACGATAGTTAACGTGCCGCCAATTGCCGTTTTCTTAAATAAATCCGTTAGGTGTAATACAGAACTTTCATAATCCATACTGTCTAATGTATGATATGAATAAAGATTATTTACTTCTCCATCATCGATATCGCTCCAAAAATCATTTGCATCGGCAACATAGCTAGCTCTAGCTTCTGGTTTATGAATCATATCTATATGTATATAATCAACTAATTCTGGAATATCAACCTCTAATTTATTTGTTAATAATATATTGATCATTTATTTCCTCTATATGGTAAATCTGCCACTGTTCTTATAACATTATTCCAATTATTAATATAATCATTTAGATTGAATTTATTTAATATGAGTTGTCGGGCGGCTTCCCCAAGACGTTTGATCTCTGTTGGATTATTTAATAGTGTTATTGTTTTTTGTTTTAATTCCTCTGGGTTATTAGACGCAACACAATTAACACCATCAACAAAGAAATCTGGAATTGCACAAGTTAATGTTGTGGAGATTGCACAACCACATGCAGCAGATTCGAGTAACGAATGAGGAATTGGTGAAAAAGTGCTTGTATTAAGGAATATTGTTGATGATTGATAATGATTTAATAGTTCATATTGATCTTTTGCGGGAAGTGATAATCCTGGAGTATTTCCAATAATTTTAAATGGTATATCTTTAACAATATGTTTCCAAATTGGAAATCCTAGTAGTGGTCCGCGATTAACAAAATCATTTGCCACACTTAATACATGGTTTTCTTTTAATACATTTGGGTCTGGTTTAAAAAAATCTGTATCAATTCCATGATAAATTACAATCGCTTCATCGTCTTTATATCCCCAAGATTTTTTACTATAATCCGTAATAAAAATTTTCACATCTACAGGGATACTTCTATAGAAATCATATGTATTTTGATCTCTAAGGACCATATCACAATGTTCAAGAGATATTACAGGAATATGTAAATATTGAGAAATTTGTATTGCTTTTTGACTGTGAGCTAATGTATTTTGTATAAGAATTAAATCATAATCAAGCTTTGGGATATTTTTTATATCCCCTTTAATATCAAATCTATGATAGTTATCGGGAACCTCTCGATATTTTGTGTCCCATTTTTTTAAGCCGTCCCACCATAAACTATACCATTCTGTATTTGGAATTCTGCATTGTTCTGTTTGAACAGCTTCGTGTGTATCCCATGTTAATATTCGTAATGGATTATCTTTTCTTATCGCTTGTCTAATCACACTTCTAATAGCTCTATCACTCATAATTTTCCTCAAATTCATTAAAATTACAAACTTGTAGTTCTACTTCTCCGTTTTTATATCCTAGAAATAAACCAGTTCCATTTCCAAAATCTTCTTTCAATATACATATTGTATTTTCATCAAAGTATGATGTTTTTTTTGTAATATAGATTTTTGTTATCATTTATAATTGTATCCTTGGTTCATACAATTCAACTTCTTTAGAAATCTCTTTAACGATTTGTTTCCAATAACCCTGATCTGATAAGCTTTCCTCTAAATCAAAGTATACTTTATCTGCATTTTTTAAACAACTATAAGTATAAAATACATTTTCAAGATTCTTCCACATAATATATACTTTCATATAGTTCAAAGTTGTGCTCATTCAAACCATCTCTACAACGATATATTTTATATTGCTTTGGATTTTCTCTAATAAAGTGTTCTGCCCAATATTTTTTGGTATAGGCTTTAATTGGAGTGTTATCTAATTTTGTTATTAAATATATATATTTCATTTTTTGTTATGTATTACAACGAGTTCTTGATAACGATTAGTGAATCTTTTTTCTTTAGAAAAAAATAAATTATCATATTCGATTTTAATTTCTAAACTCATAATAAATCATCTCTAACAAAAAAATCGTCAATCTCAAAGAATTTTTCGTGTATGTAGCCTAATTCTTTCATAAATTGTCGTAATTCACTTTGTTGTGGTTCCTCTTTATTCTCAACTGTCAGCACTCTGATATTGTACTTTTCCCAAGGAAAAGCTTTCAGAATACTTAATTCACTTCCTTCCGTATCAAGAGAAAAATAATCTATGGTTTTGGGCGCATTATATTTTTCTAGTAGCTCTAGCGGCGTAATACATTCTTTTTCTACTGTTGTGAAACCATCCCAGTAACTAATCGAAGTTGCCCATAACTTATGTTCGTCACTACATTCATCTTCAATCCCCCCTAATAAACTACCTTCAATAAAACTAATTTTTTGGTTAGAGGAATATAATACTTTATTTTCGGCGTAAGCCTTGCGATTATTAACTAAATCTAAATATAGTGAAGTATTTGGTTCTACAAGAATTCCATTCCACCTATAAAAATTTTCTAATAGATACGTGTTACTAAATTGAATTCCGTCTGCCGCGCCACAATCAAGAAAGAAACCATTTCGTTTATTATTCAGTTTCTCTAAAACCCATTGTTCTTGTCCGATTTGTGAAAAACTTTTCATTCAAATACCTCTATTTCATCAATGAATAAATATTTTCTATCATTACCTCTTTCAACAAGATTATTTCTGATACGCTCAAGTATTAATTTATTTTTTGAAACGCCAGCAACCCAAAAATTTTCTTTATCCTCATCTAAATAATATAATAAATACATTATAATTTTAAATCCTTATGGTAATAGAATTCGTCTGGTGGCACATACTTATCTAAAATATATCCTAAATCTGTTAATAGATTTCTGATTTTTGTTTTGTTTGGTTCGTGATTATTTTCAACCGTGATTAATCTAACTGAATATTTATCCCAAGGGAAACATTCTAAGATTTTGAATTCACTACCCTCGCAATCTAATGATAAATAATCAATAGTTTTTGGACAATTAAAATGATCTAGGATTTTTAATGGAGTTAAACATCTTTTTGTTTTTAGTGTTGTTTCGTCCCATGATGTTTCTTTTTTTAATCCACTCTTTATGAAAATCAGCACATTCCTCTAATACACCCCCGATTTGCCCGCCTTGTTCGATGAAGTCAACTAAACCATTTTTATTATAAACGACTACATTTTCACAATAACACATTAGACGATTTATAATTAATTGGTTAAACACTTCTGTATTTGGTTCTACGTAAATACCAACCCAATCATAATCCTTCTCTAATAAATATGTATTGTTGATGTGTACTCCATCCCACGCGCCCCAATCAAGAAAGTATCCATTAGTTTTATATCTAAGTTTTTCTAAAACCCATAAGTCTTGGGCGACTTGACTATAACTCATGTTTTCTTCCTTTTAACATAATCGAGAAGTGTTAGTTTCTGTAAAAATAAGATTGTCATCTTTGATTTCTAATTCAATCATTTAAAATCTTCAAAAAATCTACCCCAACATTTTCATAAGAATAATGATCCATACCTTTTCTTAAAAAATCTTTAGTTATACTTGATTGATTTTTTTTATCATTATATACTCTTTGCATTATTTTAACTAATTCTATTATATCTAATTGCCACCATGTATTACGAGAATTATATATGCCATTTGGGGAATTTGGATCATTCGCCGGAACTAGATTAGTAGAAACGCCACAAAAGTCTGTATTAAGCATCCAATCATTAAAAGCTGTATGCATTCCTGCAATTAAGTTATTACCATGTGCGATTTGTGCTTCCCATGCCGGAATACACCATGCTTCTCCATGACTAGTTGTTACAAAACAATCGCAATCATTGTGGATTGCTTGAATTGCATCTTCTGGCAATCTATGAACAATTAAAATCTCTTTCTTGTAATCTTCTAACGATGGATATAATCCCATACTTAATTTAATAGCATTGCAAAATTCACTGATAATTTTAAGTGATTCTTCGGGTGATTTTCCAGGAACATTTGATTTAATAATTAATTGAACAAGATCACTTGGATGGAACGCTAGATGAAACGCCCTAATTAAAGTTTCGTAATCCTTACGCGTAACAAATTCACCGATTGTATAAAAAAGAAAATCGTTTTGATAATTTTTACGTAATTCAGTTGGTTTATATTCTTTTCTATATTTATTAATATCAAATGTATGCGGCAACACGTAAATAGGAACATTGACCCCACTATTTTTAAGTGCTGATTTTCCAGAATTTGTAAATGTAATAATAGTATCCATCATATTGCATTTGTACACCCACTCTAAAGGAACACTATTAGTTTCGATAGCTACCATCCCAATATTTTTACGAAAATTTCCATCGTATTCATAAAAAGTTGGTAGTGTATGTTGAATACAAACATCACATCCATCAGAAATTTTATCTTCTAAATTTTCAATTGTTTTTGGTATTGGTTCCTTGTTGTTGTTTAATCTAAATGGTCGAGCAACCACATCAATACCAATATGATTAAGTGCAAGGATGTAGTTTTCTGCCGCTTCTCCATATCCTGTTTTGTCTCTATAATGACCTATATAAAGTATTTTCATTTTGTTTTTTTAACTCCTGCCCTTTTTAATATTTCTACCACACTATCTTTTGGTATTTGTAGTTTTTTTGCAATTTCTTTAATTTGTATTCCATCTCTACGTAATTGAATTATTTTATTGATCTCATCTTCTTTATATTTTCTTTTATCATAATCTGGATTTCTTGGAGTATAATTATTATCAATCCATGTTAAATTTAGACAAATGTTTCTAGAGTTAGATTTTGAAATATTGTATATTTTTCCTATACTTGTCATGTCCATTCCGTCAAGATACAATCTTCTTATTTCCTTAACTTGAAACCATTTTAATTTATTTGAAGGTGCATCCTCTCCCTTACTTCCATACTTTCTTCCTCTTCCCTTTCTTGACATATCTTTCATATTATCTGAATTTGTACCTAAGAAAATATGATCTGGTCTTACACATTTCACATTATCACATGTATGACAACAAAGCATCCCATTAGGAATTTCTTTATAGTATAGGACAGCAGAAAATTTATGAGCTACAAGACATTTAGATATTCTTCTAAAACTAAATGTTCCATATCCCGAATCGCCCAAACAACCCCTCCACTCCCAACAATCGCCATTTGGACCCAACCCAGGTTTAAAGCTAACCTTACTCCAAAATCTACAAATGTCTTTATCGGTTACATTTGCTGTTTTATTATTTATGGTTATTTCCATTATTTTTTTACCAAGAATTCTCCACCACTCAATTTTATTATTCACTCCAACTAATACCTCTACATATTCTTGATACTTGAGATTTTCCCAAATTGAAAAAATCTGCTAGTTGAGTATAATTCATCCCTTTTTTATTTAATTTTCGCATATCATCGACCTTTTCTTGCGTAAGTTTTGCTCTACCATTTTTATCTCCTAATAAGATTGCGCTACGTTTTTTGTTAACCATATCTTTCATATTTTGTTCATGTGTCCCCATCCATATATGATACGGGTTTACACAACTTTTTTGATCGCACATATGACAACCAAACAATTCTTTAGGTATAGACCCAAATGTAAGAGCGTAATTGAAACGATGTGCCGTATAATACTTTCCATTAAAATAGAAACGTCCATATCCATTATCTTTTTGTTGACATTTCCAAATCCAACAACCAGTTTCGTAATCTATATTAATTTTTGAATAAAATCTAATAATATCTTTTTGTTGAATTTTTAATTCTTCTTCATTATATAATATTGTTTTCAATTAAAAAAATCCTAATTGTTAAAATGATACCCAAAATAATAGTTGAAAATATAAAAAAACTACAAAATAGATTAAAAAGCATTAATTTGGTAATAAAACTAGTTAATTTATCACTTTTGTCTGAAAAAATATCATATAAAATAAAAGTTGTTATGCATAATATATTGATACATATATAACTTCTTAGTATTAATAACTCCATTATCTTACCCTTATAAAATTAGCATTATTACGTAATTCTATTAAATTTTTAGAATTTGTATATGTGCATGTAGACCTTAGCCCTCCAAGAAAATCTTGAACAACATCATTAATAGATCCTTTATAATCTACTAAACTAACCTTCCCTTCAGATGCTCTATAAAACTGTTGATTATTATACTTTTTCATAGCTTCTGAACTTGCCATTCCGTAAATTTGATGATATTTTTTATGACCATTCTCATCATATATCCATTCTCCATCACATTCTTCGCACCCTCCAAACATAGATCCAATCATTATAAAATCTACCCCAGCCGCAAAGGCTTTAGCGGCATCTCCAGAAGTTTTAATCCCACCATCTCCACACACATATATATTATGTTCGTGTGCTAATTGAACACAATCAATAATTGTTGATAATTGTGGAACACCTACCCCTGTAACTTTTCTGGTTTGACATTGAGAACCTGGACCAATACCAACCTTAATAATTTTAATACCTAATTTTATTAAGTCTGAAAAACCGCTTGGGGTACAAACATTACCAACCATTAAATGTGTATTTGGTAGTTTTTTTCTAAGTATTTTAACAACATCTCGAAGTTTTCGTATGTATCCATTAGCCACATCAACACATAATAATCTAATAGGGATTTGTTTATTTATTTCGTATATTTTTTCTAAATCTAAATCATTTATACCGCAACTAAGAAATATATTATTTGTTATATCTTTTTTTTCTTTCATAAATTTTACTACTTTATCTATATCATAATATTTATGCAGACATGTCATCATATTATGATTTTTTGCTAATACTTCTCCTATCTTAAGAGTGCCGCAGAAATCCATATTTGACGCTATAATAGGAATAGCATTTATCTCTAAATCATCAAATTTTCTATCTAATACAACTTGAGACCTACTGTCTATATTGCTTAAAATAGGTTCTATTAATACATCATCAAAATCAATTTTTTTATTCATAATTCTGTTTTGGTAAAATGAAATTTTTGAGATATGTTCCAAAAATTCTGATTGATTACTAGACCATTTAAATTTATTACATTTTCCACAACATGTTACAATATTACTTTTTATATATCCAATATCATTCTTAACTCTATCTATTCCATTATGAATAAAAGAAGATATTTTTTGTGATGGCAAATTCCCACAATAATAACAATGCTGTTGTGTTAACTCGTAAAATTCTTCTTTTGTTAAATCGAATTCTCTATTACGTTTTAATGCATTTTTTTTATATGTATTATACATACAATAAAAACCGCCAGGATATTCATCGACAATTCTTCTAATACATCCACAACTTTTCTTGGTTTTTATTTTATGAACTGGAAGTGGTTTTGTTAAATTATCATAATATCCACATTTACATATCCATAAATGTCTTCCTTTTTCTTTTTTACCTACATATTCTACAACCTTAGGTTTGCCGAATTTTTTTTCTAATAAACCTTTTTTATACTTTATCGGCATTTTGCATCCTTTGGATATATTGTATCCTAGTTATTTCTAACTGATTATATTCCATCCTACGATTATATAGTTCTTGTAATAATATATTTCTATCGAAATTTCTTGGGCGATTTTGAGATACAACACTCATATCAGCAAAAATTGTTGTCACGCCACCAGTTAAATTAACACCGAGATTTAAATATCTGGTAAGTTTCATAGCAAAATAACTATTACATAATTCAGGAAGACCTAAAACATTAGCAATTGCCCAATTTACAAATTCATCATTTTTTAAATTATTTGGAATTTGTTTTTTAGGTTCGTGGATTCTTGGCGGGGAAAACCATGTATATCTAATGTCTTTTAGGGGAAGTTGATCGAATATTTCCATCCACTTATTTGCAGTTGTGTCCCAATTATAATTTTTTCTACATGAAGATGCAACTTCAAATTTACGTTTATTGCGCGGCAACTTAGGTAAACTTAAATAAGTAATTAACTTATCAACCAAATCTTGTTTGTCTGGAAGTGCGAATAATCTATTTGTTTCAACTTCTCTATAGTAATTTAAAACCTTAATAGGATATGCTTTAATTGTTTCTGGGAAATCTTCAAGTGCGGAATAGTTTAAAACAAATCCAGGAATACCAGCAGCAGCAGATTCGACACAAGGAACCTCAAATCCAGACGCACAACTTAAATGTACATAACAATCGAATAAATTGTAAATTTGATTTAGTTCATCTTCCTCTAACCCAAATTCAACGCCGGGAATAATTAACGATGGACTTCCGCACTTTTTACAAACAGCTAATCCATCCTGAAAGAAAGATGGCATATGAGTTTGGCATTTTTTACATTTGTATGAAAATAATACCTTATTTGTTAATCCATATTCTTTAAGTAATGTTGGAAGTTCCCATCCCATATCAGGATATGATGTATGTAGATACAGATATGTTTTATTAACTATTTCTTGTGGTGCCTGCCCACAAAACATTTCAAATGCTTCTAGTAAATCTGGAATTAGTTTTCTTTTTTGATTACGTCCAATAAATCCAAGAATATTAATATCTTCCTCTAATCCATAGAATTTTCTTAGATTTTTAAGATCCTGGATTGGTTTATAGATATTATAGTCTGGACACGGAGGAACCCAACCTAAATAATTAATATTTGAATATTCTTTAAGTAATTCTCCAGCCCACTTAGAATAAGTTAAGATTCCATCAGCTTCAGTAAATGCAGCAATCCATTCATCTGCTTGTGGTTTTGCATCGACTGTTGCTTGATGGAATAAATAATAAAATGGGCGAAATGGAGAATCAAACTCAAATCCGCACATAAAAATATCTCTTACGTCAACAACAATATCTGGCATCCATTCTATACATACATTATCAAATGAAAATTTACCTAATTGATTAATAGTTGATGAATTAAATCTTTCTTCTTCGCCAGGATTTGGTAAATTAAAAAATACTTTCCAGTGGCAATTTGTTTTGCTGTTTTGTGGATCTCCATAAATAGCTAATTCAGCAATTTCATATTTATTTGTTTTATGCCACCTTTCTAATAAATTTTTTGTGATACGTGCATATCCTGTATTTAGGTGGTGACTCTCCCCAACAAATAAAATCTTTGGTTTTCTATTATTCATTATCGTAAATTGCTCCATATTCTATCTTAGTTTTCATAAGTCTTTTCGCTGTAACATGTTACTAAAATGGTACTTCTTCTGTATCCTCTACTTCTTCTTCTGTTTCCACTTCTAATTCCGGTTCTTCATCTTCCACTTGTGTTTGAGTTTCATTTCTATCTTTTTTAGGAGCACTAGCATTTTGATCAAATTGTAAGAATGAAGCTAAAATATATTCATATTTCTTATCATTATAATCTTCTTGAACCAACAATCCCATAATTTTGATGCGATTTCCAGGTTTAAGTTTTTGGGCGAATTTTGCTGTATAATCCCAACATTTTACTACCTTAAATGTTTTTTGTGTTTTTCCGTTGCTATAGAAATTACTTACAACATTAAATTGTGCCCATTCATTGCCATTTTTAGCTTTGCCGCTTTTTACTTCACTAACAACCGTAACATTATCTGATACTTGCATTATTTATTCCTTTTTAAAATATTAAATTATTCAAATTCGTTTAGCTCCATTAATAATTAATGATTTTTTATACTTTTCATCTTTGCTTGTGCTACGCGCACATTCAACTAAAACGCAAGCTCCTTCATAGACAGTTTTATCTTTTGTTAATTCTTTTAGCGTATCGGGAAAAATAACCGCGTTTACTTCTCCGGTTTTATCTTTCAATGTAACAAATGCCATATTCTGTCCGGCACTTGCTCCACCTTTACAAGTATGGTATCTTAGCGAAGCAATTTCGACCAAAAAGTTTAGAGAATGATTGTCTAGTCGATCTTCTAGGAAGTCTTCTATTGTCGATGCTGTATTATTTTTATATTTATCTAGGTTATTATAGGTTAAGCTAATTCCAAGTAATTCAGTTTCTTTTTCAATAATTTCGTGTTCAAAATCACTTAAATCCATTGGTGGTTTTTTTAGAACATTAATAACGTCGTTGATAATAGAGACTCTGTTTTTATTGTGACACGCACCCCCTTCTTTTTTAGTTTTCGCGGCACTTGTTAATAAATCAATTATGTTATCGTGATTATGATAATTTTCCCTAACCCAAAGCTTTTCTTTTTCGTTGACTATAGAGAATTGAGCAACTTCAAAAGCCATTTTTTTTCTATCAGAACTAATTTTCCTTAACGCACCGCACTCAATTAATATTTTTAAAACTGATGGAGATAAATCATTTAAAACTAAAAATTCGTACCAGCTACAACCGTTTAATTTTAATTTTGATAATTGTTCTTTGGTGTGAATTGTGGTCGTTTCACCTATACCTGATATATCTGATAAACCAAATATAATTGTGTTTTTATCTAAAATTTTAAATTGAATATCACTATTTATAATACATGGAGGAATCACATTAATATCAAACTGTTTCGCATCAACAACTAATTCAACTATAGATTCCTTTTCACCGTTACAACCTTTGAGCCATGCGACGAACCAAGGCAAGACATGATTAGCTTTTAAATATGCTGTTGTGTAAGTTCTTATCCCATAACCATATGCGTGCGATGCATTAAAAATATAGCGCGCAGATGCTTTAATATTATTTGCAATGTTTTCAGCTTCCTCTTTAGTAACAATGCCTTTTTCTGTAGCTTTTTCAACAAATAATTTTAGAATATTTGTCATTTCTTCTGCGTTTTTCTTTCCGGCGGAATTATGTATAACCATTCCGTTTGCGATAATATATGGTGAATCTTCATCAGCAATTGTAAAATCATATACGGGAATAGTTTTTACTTCTTGTCGTTCTGTTTCCAATATTTCATATGTGTGCTTTCCATTAGAAAGATTGATCCAATATGGATCGTTGGTGTTTATAGCTAATCTTTTAAATTTAGTTATTGATAAATCTTGAGAATAAACAGATCCTCCATCATTATTACAAATACATTGTGGGTATTGATCTATCATTTTTATAACAATATGATGTGGCACTGTATCTGTTGTAAATTGGGAAATTCTATTAATATTATTGATTAGGTCTTGTTTTTTATAATCTGCCCAAAACTCATGTAGATTTTCATTAATTAATTTCTTTTGATCTTCTACGTCATTAATGTATAATCTATAATATGTATCATTATATCCATCAACCTTCCTTTCTCTAATATAACTTCTAATACCAAATCTTAACAAAAGTAGTTTTACCTGATTTATTAATTTGTTTGATTTGGATGAAAATTCTAATTGTCCGCCATCTTTATTTACTCCAGCCTCATGACCTAATAAATGAGATAAAAACACTCGTGTAGTTTCTTTTGTCATTCCCATCATAATATCTGGTAGTTTCTTTCTGTCTGAGCGACCAAAATCCATATATTTTAAAAGAAAATCTATATGTTGTTTGTGTAATCTTGCAACTCTACCACACGAATTCATTGGAGGATAATGACCAAAAACATTTTTAAATGATTCTTTGTAAGAATTCATTACATTTTCATCAAAGTTTGTAAAATGACCATATCCGCCTTCTTTATTCTTATTATTAAATAATCCTTCGGCAACTATTCCGACAATCACAATAGCTAAATCTTTACTTATTAAATCATCTCCATCATATTCGATTTCTCTTGTACAAACCATTACATCTTTTTGTGGTTTTAATCTAGATCTAGCTTTCCACCCCTGACTTGTTAGAAGTTGATGAAATTTTGTTGCTTTAACATTGAATCCGCTGTTTGTTTTAACAACCCCTGTATTACAAATTTTTGTTTGCCAAATTCTTTCTATTTTCTTCCATTGCTGCTTCCCATTCTCATCCATTACTAAAAAAAGATCATTTTTATATCCTTCTTTTAATAATCTATCTATAGTAATCCATCCCCGCGTTTTAGAAACAAACATTGTATCGCCAGATACACACTTCCTTAATTTATCAACCTCTAATAAACTAAAATCTGCCAATTCTCTAGCAATAGCCATCATCGCTTCTTGATAAATCATCAATTGTTCTGTATCACTTAACATTTTATCTAATGATGGATGCCACGAAATAGCTTCTTCTTCTTTGTTTTTTCTAAGTATATAGTGGTCTGTAATAGATATATTTTTTTCGTCGCGGGCATTGAGACAGCCGGGGCGAAGTAGGCTTAATAAGGCGGCTATATGATGTATATTTTCAGGTTTTAACCTAGCACACATCTTACCCGCCCACTTCTTTTCTAATTGAAATACTCCGGCTGTTCTACCAGTCCAAAATATTTCTTCATATGTTTTTCTATCATCTAGTGGAATTGTTTCGTAGATGTTATTTGTTGTAAATTTCATAATTCGGCTATTCCTCTATCTCTGGTTTTTCAATCGGTCCATAAAACCAACCAAATTCTTCGGCTACATATTCAGAATCTACCCCACATTGATAAATTTCTATATTGTCTGTTGCGAACTCAAATACATATTGTATGATAATTATTTGATAGGCTTTTCCTAAATCATCAAACCAATATTCCGCCCAATAAAAACCTTCATCTTTTGGAAGTGTATCTTTTGTCCAGCCGCGATGCGGTTTTTTATATAATTTCATTTTGGACCCAAGCTCCCACTACGTATAGCGGGTTTCCAATAATTAGCAGTACTTCTAATATATTGCTCGTTTCGTTTCACAAAACTGACAAGTTCATCAAGTGTCCCAAATGTTAAATTACTATGATATTCAATCCACGGATGAGGATTTGGCATAACCGTTAATACTAATTTATTCATTTGTTTTGCGTAAACTAATTCCATAGCACTACCACAACCAATCTTCCAATAGTTACATATAATAATATCGGAATCTTTAATCCATTTGATATCCCTCTCAACCAATGTTTTCCAGTCGCTTTCATGTCGCGATGGATCGCAATATTCATATGTATCGCCAAGCTCCACAACAACTTTATCGCGCCACCCATGAGTTGCTTCTTTATCATTATCAATAATTCTTCCACTAAGATATATCTTTAATTTATTATTTGTGTTAATCATTTTTTTCCTGTTTAAGTAATCTGTAAAGAATCTAGCTTGATTCCACCCTCTAACATAATCTTTATATTGTTGAGAATCTTTTTCATAACCACAATCATCTACATTTAATTGTGGTGTGTATTTATAGGCTTTATATCCTTCATGAAATTTATAAGATGGTTTTCTGTATCCATTATTCAAATCAATATGATGGTCTGGTAATTTTTCAAATGGTATTGTATAAGTATGATATTTATTAGAAATTCTGATAATCCTCTGGAAAATTAAGTTGAGCCCCTGTTTTATATTCTATAGTAGCACGATCATATGCTTTTGCAGCATCTATCTCATTTACAAATCTTCCAATATTTTTTGCAGAATTATTTGTTAGCCAAATTCTACAAATCCATTTTTTATTTTTTCTACTCTTGTCTAAAAACACACCATAATAATTAGATGTGCTATTTTTTACCTTTCTTCTATTGCGTTGTTGTGTTGTACGATTAGTCCATCTCATATTTCCATAAGTATAACCTTCATTATTTTTTATTCTATCTAACGTCATTCCATCAGGCGGATCACCCATATATTTATAAAATTTGTTTATATCATTAAAATCTGGATGATATGTTATTCCCCGACCACCATAATCGTTCCATTGTGGATGATTAGGATCAGAACATCTTTTTATCATTTTTCTCCATGATTCATATACTTTAGAATTTGCAAAACCATGTTTTTCTCTATGTTCTTTTAACTTTTCTCTTCCTAAACAACCACAACTTTTTGTAGATCCAAATTTTATACTCGATCCTACTATTGGATGAGTTCTTTTTGTCCCACAACTACATTTACAAATATATCTTTTTGAACCTCCTTTTGTTTTATCATAAAATTCTATTACTGTCAATCTATTAAATTCTTTCCCTATCATATTATCCATTTTTCATACTACCTCTGAAATCATAACGTTTTGCTAATCTTCTTTTCCATGATTGAAATCTAATAAAAATTTTTGATAAATCATGAATATCTCTAGTTGCTGTATGTTTTTTTCCGTACATATCATCGTCTGGCAAACCAAGATAATTTCTAGCATAATCCATACTAAATGACTCAACCTCCCAATCGCCACCCAATCCTTCTACCCATGTATACCACTCAACCATCATATCAATAGAAAATCTTTTATTAAATGGATATTTTGTTTTATATTTTTTGCAATAACGTTTCGTAATTAAATCGTCGAATCCGTTATTATTCCAACCTATATTAATACACCTATCCCATTCAGATTTTCCACCAGCATAACGTAAACAAAAATCTATGAAATTGTTCCATACAATTTTTTCGTTAGGGAAGGTTAATATATCTTCGCGCGAAACACCCGCAATATTAAGCGCTTGATCTTCTATATTGGAATCTTTATAAACATCCTCTATTGTTTCAAGGTGTGCCGGTTTCATATATGATGAGAAAAATCCACCATCAACCTTTTCCAAGGTGTGACCATCCAAAATTAAAATTGCTACCTGTATCGGATAACAATTTTCTGGGTCTGGAGAACTTGTCTCATAATCGTAAGGAGAAAAACAAATATTTTTCATTTTGTTAATCCTAATTCATAAGCCTTCCTATCTACCGCCGGGATGCTACGGTTAACGAATTGTGATACTTTCTCTTTCGATTTTTTACATTTTTTAATGTAGTTATTTTTTAAATATTCTATTTGTTCTATTGTCCACCATCTCGAACTTGGAATGAAAACATCCTTATACATAACATTTCTTTTTCTTTCTAGACAAAAGTTATAACCTTTATATATGTTATCTCTAAATAGAATAGTATCTCTATAACCCATATTCCAATAATATAAAGTATATGTTTTTTTATTCTTTTTTGTTATAATTTTATTGATAGATCCTATATCCTCACACCTACGTTTTAATTCAATTAAAAAATCATTACTCTTACAAGTTATACTAGAATTAATTCTCTTTGAAGTTGAATTTATCCAAGCTGATCCGTCTGCATCAAAATATCCTCTAACATAATTCCAAAAGTATTCTGATGGTATATCAAAATTTAACAGATGTCTACCTGTTTTATTGGGGAATATTTGATATTTTTCTAGTTCTTTTATTATTTGTTCAGAATAAATCAATCAATTTTAAAAGTTCCTATAGATACATCTTGATTATTTAGACATACAAAAGAATAATTTTTTTTATTAGTAATATATTTTAGATTTTTAGTGTCGTGAATATAGATAGCTATACCACCACTAACATCTAAATTAAGAAATTTAAAATATTCCCTTACCATATCTGATTCTTGTTCATTAAGAAGTATCTCGTTTTCCTTGTTTCTTTTGTGTGTTGTTATAATATATTTATACTTTATATCTTCTGTAAAACATAGATATTTTAAATAACCGCTAATTATTAAAATTTTTAAAATTTCAATGTTTTTATCGTTGTTATTTTTAAATAATGAAACTGTTATATTTTTTTCGCATATATGTTTTATAGGTATATCAGGAAAATTTTTATCGTATAATATAGAGGTAAAAAAATAATCACTTTTTAACTTATAATTATTTTTATCGGTATGTATTTCATCAAATAATTCTATTAATTTCATTTAATCCAATCCCATACACAATTTGAGTTTTTAATTTCTTCTATATCTACGTTATCACATGGATATTTTTCTAATGCTTCCAAGAACGATTTTCGTAAAGGGTCTATTTCTTCTTCGATATACTTTTGATCTCCATCTTTATCTAATGAATATACAGCCGTCCAACTATTTGAATATGATGTACTACTTTTCCACACGACTCCTGTATTAAGCTTCCTAATTATTATATAATAATATCCACATCCGCATTCAGGATCAGTACATCCTCTATCATAAGCTGTATACATTATTTCTAACTTCTTTCCATATCATATTTCTCAATTTCCTCTAAACACATCATCGTCTTGTCTAAATCATTTACTCCGAGAAAATCAAACTTTACCATTCCAACATCTTCTGATGAATGCATATCAAACGCGCAATATGGTTGATCTGGATTTTTTGTATCGTAAGCCATAGGAACTAATTCTCCTAATGGTTGATCTGATAATAAAATAGCGCTTGCGTGTTTACTAATTTGTCTCTTACACCCCTCTAAACGAATTGCCTGTTTAAAGTATGGCGCGAAATCTCCCTCAATTTCACCACTATCTGTCAAGTGTGCCCATTTTGCTAATTTTTTTGCATTATTGCGAAGCGACCAAATAATAATAGATGGCGTTTCTCCAATTTCTCGCATTTCTTCTAATTCATCAGTGATTGCAGCTTCATCAGGAATATATGTTGTAATTTCATTTTGAATAAATTGGTCACAAGCATTATTGATACGTAAACAATCCTTAATTGCAGCGCGACCTTTCATTGTTCCAAATGTACAAATGTGACCAAATTTATCTGCTCCATATTTTTCTTTAGTATATTCAAATACCTTTTTACGAAAACGTGTTGGGAAATCTAAATCAATATCCGGTAATGCTACACGTCCAGGTTGACAACGACCTTCATTAAAAAATCTTTCAAAAATTAATTTATATTTAATTGGATCAAGTGCTGTTGTGATTCCTGTTAGATGTGATATCATACATCCTCCAGCACTATTATGTATTAAACATGTTGATGTTAAGTAGTTGTGATTATTTTCCACATGAAGATCATATACTTTATTTGACGTTTTAACTTTATTTATTTCTCTGATTCTAATTAGTATACCATTATCTAGTTGAAAATAACGATATTGTTGATTTCCGTCATATCCATACAACCATTCTAATTTTGGGACAGAAATAACATAAGATCTTTTGATGTTTTCAAATCCCTTTCTTTTATCTTTTCTGTCATCAAATCTAATACCAGCAGGAATTCTTAATCTATAAAATAAAAATCTTGTTTGATATGCTAGTTTAGAAGAAATTGTAGTAAAACTAGATCTCCCACTATTAGAACCGTCTGTTTCGGAATACCCTTTTATAAAATCTTTAATATATTGTTCTTTTGCAAAGATAACAATATCCGGTATATATTTAGATTCTGCACAAAAATTATAATTTGGCAAAATATCTTTAATAAAACATCTTAAATGACACGATATAATCTCTAATTGGGTTAGTTTGCTTGTTTTACTATCTCTTCTTCTTACTTCATAACCCATCCCTTCAAAGTAATTAATAATAAAATCTATTTTTTCAGTGTGTTCGGAATTGAATGCAACACCAACAATATTATCTTTATGCGTATTAAGCCATCCGTTACCAACAAACATTCCTAAAAATCTATAAAATTTATCATCACATAATATATATCTATTATTAGATTGAACCCAATTTATTTTTTTTGTCAATCCGTTATATTTATTATGATAAACATTATTTTCATCGTGTGTCAATCTTTTAGAGTCGGAATATTTCGACAAATCAATTAATTTTATATTGTGTTCTTGCACTATTGGTTTTGGAATAAATACATATCCGCCGACCTCTAATTTATCCGCTCTTATCCATTTCAAACTTCCTACAGGATCTTTTCTGGATTTTATTGATTTTTTTGTTAGCTCTGATAAATTATCCCAATTAGGGTGTAATTCTGGTATTTCCGCAAAAACCTCATGATCTTTAGTTAGTGTTAAATTTGTTGAATCTCCATACCAACACTTGATTTCTAATAACTCTTCATCACAATCATATTCAAAGACATCTAAAACTTTATTAATAGATCCGTCTATTGTATAGACGCAATCTCCTTTTACAACATCTTTAATTTTTTTTACATTTCCATCATCCATAACAATAGGATTATTGGGATGATTACAACCTCGCGCGCACCCAAGTAACGCTCCCTGATTTTTAGACCAATTAACAATATCTTGAACAATAAGGAAGTACCCAGCTAATCCCCATTTTTCAACAACATCTAATTCCATCTTAATACGTTCGATATAAACAGGATTTTTCTTTTCTTCTGGCGAAAGTTTTATTTTCCATCCATCGCGACACATTTGTTTTAAATAATCAATATCAGATTTACCATTTGTATCGGGAAATTTCGGAAGCATTGGTTGCGCTGTTACTTCGTAATCCTCACACATATCCGCGATTAAATAGGTGTTTTTTAATTCTTCATCAGTATTATATTTCATTTCCTCTAATGAAGGAATATGATATATTGCATCAGTAAAGAATCCGCCCAAACTAACATCTTCGTTGTTTTTAACTCTCTCTATAACTGTTTTAAAATCAACTTTAAGATTGTTAGCTACAAGAATTTGTTGGTCTTGTTTATATTCCGGTGAAGCATAATGAGCATCGGCGGTTGCGACACAAGGTATTCCGGTATCTTTACTTATATCTCTTAATACCTCGGCAATAATTTTTGCTGCGGGCATATGATTTTGATTGAGATTTTGGATTTCCAAAAAGAAGTTTTCCTTACCAAAAATATCGCGGTGATATTCAGCTAACCTTTTACATTTTTCATAATGATCAGGATCTAAACATGATCCGGCATCTTCAATTGTTTTTGCGTTATATGCTTCTGAAAATCTATCTCCAAATAATATATCTGCAAGATCACTACCTACGTGCCCCGAAAAACTAATAATGTTACCATCTAAAAATTGTGATAACCTCTCTAAATCAATCCTTGGTTTATAATAATAAATATCTTTATGGTTTGTTTTTGTAACAATTTTAATTAATTGTTTCCATCCCTTGAAATTTTTAGCAAGAATAACCAAGTGTCGCGTTTTACGATTACTGTTATCTTTAATAGATGCGTCATGTTTAGCTATATCGATCTCACAGTTATGTAAACAGAAATCTGATACATAACTGTTATCTTCTTCTACTTCAAAATTAAACACATCAACAGAATCATTTTTTAATATCTCTACATGTGATATTGGTTTATATGTATAATTTTCATCTGATAGATTTTTATTATATTTTTTATTCAGTGTGTAAGAAACCGAATAACTAGGTATGTCTGTATAATTATATTCTGATACGTTTGACCAATCTCCAAAATCTACAACAATTCTCTTAAATTGCCATGCTAAAATTTTAGAAGATACTTTTAAAGTATTTTGAATACCTTTTTTGCCATCTCCATCTAATAACCCAACTACAAAACTTCTTCTACAACTTATATCAGATTCAAAAATTTCATTTGGTATTTTTTTATTATAACTTCCAATACCACACATACCAGATATAATATAGGCTAATGGTAAACAACATGCATAAACTTCTCTTATTGACTTATCTTCTCTTATATGTGTTGTTGCATCAATATTAAATTTATCTTTCAGTAATTTAACACAAAAATCAGAAAATTTAATTTCATTTATATTAAAAGAAAGTGTAATTTGACCGCTTAAAGATCCATCTTTATTTCTATCAACACTTCCTTCTGCAACATACAATCCAAGAAAATATGAAAAATCCTCATCAATTATAATTTTTTCTTTTATATTGCTCCATATCTTACCAATACTATCATATTTATTCAATTTTGAAGTTTTTTGAACAAACCCATCAATACAAGATAGGTGGTTTGGGAGATACCTATTAACATCAATAATACTAATAGTATTAATATTATTTTTTGGAAAACAAACATGTTCTTTCCAATATTTATGTCCTAATGTTTTATTTTTTCTTCCTCCAACTATTTTATCTGCTCTTACCCAATTAATATTACCATTTATATCTCTAATTAATACAGGGTGTTCACCTGTCATGATTATGCTTTTCTTAGAATTTCCAGACAGACAAATTTTATAAAGTTTATCTGTATGATTTCTTTTCATTATACCGCTAACCCTACGATACCTACCTTTATGAGTTAATACATAATCTCCTTCAACAATATCCTGTACATTTTTAATTCCATCTTTCGTATATATTGTTTGATTTTTTAATAAACAGCCCAAAATAGGTTTAATTCCAGCTTTCTTTATAGTCTTGTGAAACTGGATACACCCTGATATATTCCTATGATTAGTGGTCGCTATAGCAGGCATATTTAGTTTTATACATCTGTCTGCTATTTGTGATGGTTTTGCTGGCGAATCTAATAAACTATAAAAATCGTGATTATGCAAAAGTATATAGTTTTTATCCATCTCTATCCTTTATATATTTAATCGTATTATGTAATTTTTCTTTATATATAGCACTATGTTTTTTTATATTTTTTGCATCACAAGAGTTAAACTAAATTTATCGATTATCTCCACTTCCACCTAACACACCACGATCTTTTCTATCGTATAATTTATCGATATTTGATTGTGCGACATCATCTAGTTTAGTATTCAATTCTTTAGATACTGCCGCTAAATACCACATAACATCTCCTAATTCATCTGTAATTTTTTTGATAAATTCTGGAGAAACAACACACTTATCATCACGAATAAATTTCTTTAGTTTTCCTGCTACTTCGCCTGCTTCATTAGTTAAACCCAAAACTGTATAAAAAAGCCCTGTTAATTCAGGTGGAATTTGTACATCCTGATAAATTGCACAAACCATTGCTTTGTCTTGATATTCGTTTAGTTCCATTAGATTTTAACTCCGTAATTTTTGTTAATAATATCAATGATAATTTGTTCACGTTCATCCATCTGACTATACAAATCTTTAAGTTGTTCAAATACAATTTCATATTGTGATTCTTGTAACCAATCTGGAATTTCGTTATTAGAATTTAACATATCACTTAATTTAGATAGATAGATTTTTAGGTTTTTCATTTTATATACCTCTGGATTTAAGTTAATTTTTTTTATTAAGATTATTATTGATTATAAATTTATCATACGCTATAACAGCAGCTAATTTGTTTTTAAAATAACCTATAGTTTTAACTTTATTATTCTCTAATCTTACTTTTGATATATAAATATTTAATTTTCTATGTTTATGAATTCCTATATATTGGCTTGTTTTGATTCTATTGGTAACTTTGTTTATTTTATAATTTGTATAATCGAAATTTGAAAAATTTAACATTGCAAAAATTTTGTGGTATTTTAATGCATAAAAATCATCGTCTAACAGTAACCATTTGCCTTTTCCATATGTTCCACAAATTTGAATAAATTTCATTATTCTTTATACTTCCTTACTTTTTTTGCCGCCACCATCACCATATGTAAAAGGTTTTTTTCCATCGCTATATTTATCAGTTACATAATCGACTCCATGTTTTTCTACTTCTCGTTTAAAAAATTCACATTGAGTTAATCCTGTGTCTTCATGATTATTTTTAGCAAAACTACAAACGTATTTACAAAACCAGTCATACTTTCTGAGTCGTGGTTTCTTATTCCTTTCTATCTCTCTAAACTTACATATAATCTTGTTTTCTATTTTTGGAACGTCTTTCTTGGATATTCCAAAGGTAAATGGTCCGCCATTATTAATAAACCATATAGTGAAATATATTATATCTTCGTTGGGATAGATTTTGTGCGCGGCATACAAATATAAGTTGATTTGAAAGTCATCGTTTAAATCGCTCCAGGATTTTTCTTTTCCTGTATTGATATTTGATCTCTTTCCGGTTTTATAGTCAACTAAATGAATATGCCCATCAGAATCTCTAATAATACAATCTATTGTCCCTTTTAATCCGATATACCCTTCAACCAAATCCCCTCTAAATAAATAAGAGAATTTTTCTTTTTTTATTACAATATTGAAGCGTTTTTCAACTCCTATGATATTTTTATTAATTGGATTTGCCGGTTGTTTTAAAGCTTTGTAAAACCATTTCTCTATAGTTTTAAAAACGCTATCATCCCAATGAGGTTGTTCTAACTCACGATAGTACCGAAACGCCGTCGTAATCGCCCAATTTTCTGTCATTTTCTCTTTTTCTATTAAGCCTATATCCTCACAATCAACCAAGTTATCTTTGGAGATTTTCTTTAAAGAGAGTAATTCAAAAGCTTTATGAAAGACGTTACCTTGGCTTGCTTTCTCATTTGTATCTGAGGGTAAACCTAAGATATATTCGAGTAAGAATTTATGTTGGCAAACATTATAAGTTCCTACATTTGAACTGCGTATGAATGTTATAACCATTATTTCTCACAATCTATATAATTTATGATACATCTTTTTCTATAATGGCGGTACGTATAAATTCTTCCATATCTACTAAAGCGTTTATACCAACACCATATTTCCCACTCAAAGGAATCTCTTTCATTATGAAAACCACCCAAATTCAACAGCGGCATCAATAATGTATTCAGAACATTCTTTAATATCCATATCTTTATTATCTAATACAGCAGCAATACCATTAGAATCTTTATTAATAGAGTTCTCACTAGAATGATCGTCGCCACTATCATAATTTCTTAAAAGATATATTACTTTACCGCCCAACTCATTAACAATATCTATAGCGACTTGGTGACGAATATCCGCTAATACAACCATTTGCGCGCCGCAATTTTCTACAGATTCTTTCCATACTCTTTCCCAACAATCTTTATTAGGCGACATTTCTCTAAATGTTTCTCCTACCCATTTCATAATATCTCTAGATGTCATAAAATCAGTTTTCTTCATACCGGGTTTTAAACGTGTGCCGCAATCACCCCATGTAATATTTGTTAGGGTTTCTTTAACGCCTTGATTTCCATATAACAATTCGTATGGAATATCAAACATTGTATTACATAATGATTTTAGTGGGGTAGCTAAATCAATATGTTGAATATTTCCCCATAAATATTTTGCACAAAAACTTGCATGTTCTTCGTTAAGGAAACCTGTTGTATCTAGTGGGTCTTCAAACTTATCAACTACAATTAATCCATCATCGTTTAAACGAATACTTTCTACAACCGGATTACCATTTTCATCTAATGTATTTCCTAACACTGTAGCTTTTAGAATATTTGCACATGTAGTTTTTCCCGCACCGATTTTCCCAGCAAAACCAATAATTTTAATATCACTCATTATACAACCTATTTTTTAAATCGTTAAAATTAATTTTTCCATCACCAATATCTTTTCCATTTATATTTATATTTGGTACAACTATATTATAGTATCTACGATACTTTTTAATAATTTCGTCTATTCCGCTTTTTCCGCCATTATCATTATCTAATAACAATATAACTTTTAATATACCAATAGAATCTAATAGTAATGCCTGTTTTTGGGTCAATGAATTACCAAACAACCCAAGAGCACATTGTATATTATTCTCCTCTAATCTAAGAATATCTCCAACACCTTCACATAATATCGCCGTTTTGGTTTTTTTTAATTCTGTAATAGACTCATAAAAATTAAATATGTGATCTGTTTTATTAAAATCCTTGTTAATCCACTTAGCACTTTTATTAAAAACTAAACGATCTGATGTTTTGGGGCACTTTGAATCTTTTTTGTGGTATCTATTACATTTATCGCAAGAATCAAAAACTGATCGCGCCGTAAATCCAGCTACAGTTTTATCTTTATTATAAATAGGGACAACTGCCCTATCACTAAGATATTTATTTTTATATAAATAATCCCCAATATCATATCTCTTTAATATTTTTTCTGAAAAGCCGCGACTAATAAAATATTTTGAAGGGATATCTAAGTGTTTAATAACATCATTTCTAGTTAATATATTAAGGTTTTCTTTAGGGGGATTACAACCATTCTCCCTAATGAAACGACGCCTTTCTAGTTCCTTCTCGTTGATCTCCGCTAGGGTTTCTATTTTTAGTAGTTTCTTACACCAATTTATCGTTTGGGGAAAACTAACCTTAATATCTCCCGGCGCACACCAATTTTTGTATTTCACTGATAACATCGCTCTCACAAAACCCAAGATCGAAGAAACAAATTCATTCTCACAATGCCGAGTATAACAAATATATTTACCAGCATATTGATGTCCGTATTTATTTAGATGAAACGCATCACATCTATCGCCCTGATGTATTGGACATTTTCCCGAATAAGTTTCGCCGCAATCTTGTAGGTCTATTTTAAAATAATCTATTATATCATCAATTTTTAATAATAACATTTCCTCTAATGCACTGGTATCAACTTTCATATTTAAACTTAGTATTAGGATATTTGTTTTTTAAGTATGTATAAAATTCTTCTTTGTTGTATTTACATATATATTTTACTAGTTTTCCGCTATTTATATATGTATCAATAAGTTTACAATCATTATCTAAAAATAATTTTTCTACATCCTTCTGTTTTAATCTTCGTAAATTTCCCCTTCTTTCTAATCCACATTGAAGACATCTCATTCCATAAAGATGATTTCCTACAGATTGTTCAAATGTTCCATGCTTCTTACATATAATAATTATTTTTTCATAACAACTTTTATATATTGTAGGGCTATAATCATATTCTGTATTTACTTTTTTTCTCATATAGATTCTTCTGTATCATTTATTTCGTTATCTTTTTTATTATCTATTATTTGTGATCTTAATCCTAATTCGTAAATCCTATTAGTATTAGTGTCAAAATTTAAACATAAATAATCGTCATCTGGGATTCCGGGTCCAAAACGAATTCCTCTTCCTATAATTTTGCGATTTCCAGCTTCGATAGGATCTTCTGATATTTCTTCTGGAGTTTTTTTCTGAAACATCAATACGGTACTACCTAACCAAAGTATACGATCAGATTGCGATAAATCCCCATCTCTATTTTCTTGTACAAAAGTTAATATTGGTATATCTAGTTGATTAGATATAGTTGTTAATTTTTGCATGATAAATCCAAAACTTTGATATTCAGCAAGTTTATTAAGTCCGTTTTCATTCATCATTTTTAGATAATCAAGAACAACCAAACAATCATTAGTTTTTCCTGTTTCTTTATTTATTCCAACATAACGCATAACCCATCTTTTGATATATGCAATAATTGAATCAAACTCGAATCCATTAATACTTTTATAGTATAAATTATATTTTTCTAATTCATCAACAGCTTTCATTACTTTAGATTTATCAAATTGATGTTTCCCAAATTTACCAGTTTCAACATCAGAAATTTTAACACCAGCTATTGTTGCTAACATGCGAGGGATTTGATCTTCTGGTTTCATTTCTGTATCTAAAATTAAGGTTGGTATTTTTAATTTACCAGATACATGTAATGAAATATTTGATGCTAAAGATGTTTTGCCGCACTTGGGACGTGCCGCAATTACCCATACCGACCCCCTTCTTAATCCACCACCAGTTAATTGATCTAAAATAGGGTATGATGTAGATATTCCAATAATATCAACAGGATTGTTTAAATAATTATCTACACATTCTCTAGTTATATCACTAATTATTTTTGGATTATCGTCATAGTTACTAAGATTTAAACTATAATCAAAAACTGGTTGCTCTACAGAATTTAATATTTCTTCCATAGATTCTGAACCGTTTAACCTGTCTACATTATCTTGTGATTGACCAATTACCTTAGATTGCAAATCTCTAATAACAGAACATTTTAAAACTTTTATTGCGTGATTTCTAATATTAGTTTTTTCGACGTGTAATGTTTTTAAACTCTTTAAGTAATTATTAATCTCTTTATCTTTAATAAATTCGCTTAGAGAGAGTTCTTGAGCCGATGATCTAAAAGTTCCATAATCAAATTTAGTGTTTGGATTTTTATGAAAGGTGTGTTCTATAATATTCCATATAGTAGAATTGATATTATCATCAAAATAATTACCTTTGATAATATCCGACATCTCAATATATGCATCGCTTCCATATTGGATAACAGAAGCTAGACATGCTCTTTCCGCCGCTAAATCTATCATTAGATAAAATCTCTCATTTTATGAGCTATGCATTGATCACAAATAAAATTATCAGAAAATTTATCATACCCCTTAATTACAAAGACTTCTTTGCCACACTTTGTACAATTGATAGAAACTCTTTCTGGAGCATTTCTTTTTTCTTTTTGAGTGAATATAATTTTATCTTTATTTAATAATTCTTTTTCTATTTCTTCTCTTTCTTTGTTTGGAATATGTCCAATGTATTTAGATTCGTCTATTTCTTCAAGACTTCCTTTTTTTTGCCAGGGAACTTTTTCGCACGGTCTATCGTTTGATGAATCTATATTATTAGTTTTTTTATTAGGTTTATTTGCTTTAAATTCACTTAAATCAACTTTCATGATTTTGACCTTTCTGATTTGATATATTTAATGCCGTTTAATGAAGAACATAGATTATCGTAAGATTTTGCTATATCGTACATAGAATCGTGTCGTACCTGAAATTCCATAATATATTTATATAACTTATTACAATAACTATCACTATTAATAATGATAAGTCTTTTTTCTTGCCAATAACCAGAATAATTTTCGGTAACACTTCCTATATATCTCTCTAATTCTGATTTTAACCAATTTAAAAAAGCATATGTTTTATTGATACTTTTTTGTAAGAAGATTTTGTTTAGGGAGATTTCTGCTATGATTATAGCAATTTGATTTGGTGTTAATGATTCTAATTCTGTTCGACTATAAGAAAAATATTCTTCTATATTAGTATTGTTTTTATCAGCGTTAAAACCTATTACATTATAATATTTTTGTATTCTTTGGTCTAATTCCTTTAATTTGTTTTGTAGTTTAGAAGTTTGTTCCGCCATTCTGATACCTTTTCGTTATATGATAACTCTACTAAATAGAATTTATTATTTTTACAGAACTCACGCTTTTTATTATCTCTTCCTTGAGAGTTATAGAAATCAAGTTTATCTTTATAGTGAAATTTATTAAAATTAAAATGTTGTGCGCCGTGAACTTCTATAACTAATTTAAAATCTGGAATAAAGAAATCTAGGTATAATTTTTCTATTGGTATGTACACTTCCTCTAATACAACACGCATTTTAAAGACTTCTTTTATTAAATCTCTACATTTTAGATGTAATGAAGATTTATTTTCACCTTCTTTATTATAATATTGTGATAAATTAATATTATATATTTTGTTATTATAGCAAATAACTTTCATTTTATAAACGATTTAACTGTTGTTTTTAATAATTGATATGCTGGATCATTTTCTTTCAGAAAATTAATAACATTTTCTTCGCCTTGAATTTTTTCTTCATCAAAAAAATCTAATATATACCATCCGGCGTTTTTTTTAGTAATAGTGTTTGGGAGATTCAAACCTAAATTAAATATTTCGGCTACTTCATCAATACCAACACCAAATGTAATTCTTCCTTCGATAGTTCTCATCGGTCCTGTAATTGGAGAATGTTCACTAATCCATGTTGGTTTTAAACCAATTGGTACAGCATTTCCATCTGTAATAATTTCTGTTTTATTTGCTCTAATTTTATAGTTAGCTTGATGCTTTAATGTATTAGGAATCTTTTCTACATATTTTTTTCCATATCCAGAAACATTAGCAGAGTCCTGAACAATAAATATAACAATACTACGTTTGATAGGGATAGCTGTTGCGCATTGGCGAAAGAATTGTCCAACTAATTTATATATAGGGGGTGCCATATATTGTTTTCCTAATTCTTCTGACATTTCATCTTCACTGCAAAGCATGGAAAGAGAATCAAATACAATTACACATCCTGGGTCTTCAAATATTGCACTTTTAGCTATTTTAAAATATTCCTCTCCAGATATAATTTTATCTTCTGTTGATTGAGGTACAAAAAATTTATCTTTATTTAAATCTTTAATACCCTCAATATCTCTTTTATTTAATCTTCCTTCAATTGGAAGATACCAAACATTCCTATTTCCGTTTTCAGGTTTTTGGGCATTTGCACAAATCGATAATGCTAATAAACTTTTACCGTTTTTTGGTGGTCCACTAGCAATCATAACGCTTCCTTCTAGTAAACCACCAGTAATTATATCTAAACACGGACTAATAGGAATAATTTGTTTCTCTAACTCAACCAAGCTATTTCCACTAAGAAATTGTTCTTTATTAATATCTCCACATACACGAGACACTAAATCAGAACAACTATCATTTTCAACACCTATATCTTTTTTTCTTTTAGCCACTACAAACCTCTTACATTTGTTTTTGTTATCTGTTTTCTAGGTTTTTGGGTTGTATCTATTTCTACAATATCTATATTTATATTATTATTTTTAGAACTTACAACCTTTTGCCCCTCTACACACAAAGGTTCAATGACACTTTTTAAACCCAAACTATATATTTTTTTACATCTTCTATGATTAAGTGCCCATAAGACAGCTTTTAATTCATATTTATCTAATAGATATTTTGCATGTTTTAATTGGGCAAGAAATTCGCGTAACCATTCCTTTTTTTTCCAATATAAAATTGGTAATTTTTTGCCATCACGAATTGCAACCCTCTCTAATATAATCTCAATTAAATATTTATTATCATCAAGATATTCTGGATTTCCAGGTTCAGAGTATTTAGATATATATTTACTTTTTTCAGTTCTTTGTTTTGCCATCTTTGTAAATTTTCTCTACACAATTATTTGTTTTTTGTTTTTTCTGATTTTTAGAATTTGTTTTGTAATCCGCAAAATCAGGATGCATAATTGTAACACCGTCTTTTGGACTTGAAACCTGGACAAGAAATGGTTTTTTAGTTATTTCTTTTTCTTGTAATTCATCTATTTTACTTAGTACATCTCTTTGACTTTTGCTAAGATTATTTGATAATTCTTCTAAATTATCTACACTTCCATTTTCAATAATATTTTTTAGAAAATTAAGTTCTACATTACTCCAACTCATAAGCTACGCTCCGCATTTAAAAGATACCCTTGATTTTTTGTTTTTAAAAATTTGATATATAAATCATGGACATTTTTATCAACCTTTCTCCATGTATATAGCGGTTTACCAACTAAATTTAACCTTCTTATTTCGTTTGACATACTTAATGTATCCCAAGGATTAAACAATCTTCCTTTGTTTTTTCCGTCATTACACTCTTTAACGAAAAAAGTTAATATATTATTTGTATCTATATATTTTACTAATGCTATAGATTCATCACCAACCTCAATAATATTTGAGTGCTGTAAAGCAAATAAAAATTCATTAGTAATTATTTCTTCGCCAACATAAAATTCTTTCATTACTTCTTTCCTTCTAGTATATATTTTGTCTGTTGTTCTGGTGTCATTTTTGCTAATGATTTATCTGGACCTAACGTACCCTTTCTCCAGAACGGTGCATTTTCTCTAGCTTTCTTTTTCTGTTTTAAAATTGGATTTGTTTCTTCTAGTTTGGATCTCTCTTCTTGTACTCTTGTCTTATCAATTATGGTATTTCTTTCAGCCTGTGTTCCTAATGTTTTTGGTGTTCCATCGAAAAACATAAAAGATCCAATCTTAACTTTTAGTGTTTCTTTTTTGCATAACGGACATATTTTGGGTAATTCTTCCTTAATTGAAACATATCGTTCTTCATAGAAATCGCATCCTTGCGATTCGCAATAAAAATGTTGTTCTGGCATATTGATCCCTTAATCATATAATTGGCTATAATTTCTATCGTATCCATCATATTCTCTATATCCAACAAATCTTTCTTCTAAAGATTGTGGTTTATCTATCCCTTCAATAATATCAGTAATAATATTAACAAGTTTATGTCTTTGAACATCAACTTTCTCTAAGTAAATAACTCCAATACCATCTATTCCTGTTAAAGACTTTGACAATTTATAAAAATCATTATTATCATATTGTCCAAGGTCTGATTGGTTTGGATCTCCAGTAAGAATAATTTTTGCCCCCTCACACATTCTAGTAAGCAAAAGTTTTAATTGTTTAATAGTTGCGTTTTGTGCTTCATCTAAAATAACCGTTCCTTTGAGATTTCTTCCTCTCATAAAACATAATGGTACAATATCAATAATTCGTTCTTTAATAAGCCTATCTATTTCTGACTGTGATGTAAAATCTAACAATTCATCATAAATAGGAATAAGAAATTCGTGCATTTTTTCTTTGATATCGCCAGGACGAAACCCTAATTTTTCCCCCTCTGCTTCAATTGCCGGGCGAGAAATAACAATTCTATCTGTTTCTCCTTTCATTAACATTTCATAAGCAATTCCAATAGCGATCCTAGTCTTACCTGTTCCTGGACAACCAACAGCAAAAGTAATATCATTTGAAATAATAGATTTAATATATTCCTTTTGATTTTTTGTCCTTGCTACAACAGGTTTAAATTTTAATTTATTTTCATTTTTTAGACCCTCTGGAATTTCAATGTCTTGTTGAAAAAAATTTGGAACTTCAATCATTTTTCTTCGTTTTGACATAATAAATCTCAACTGTTAAAATAGGTTGTTAATCCATTTGTTAATACACCTATAATTTATAGCACACAACTTGTATATTACTTGGTGTTAAATCTTCTATAATTCGACTAATAATTTTAAAATCTCCGCCGCCCAATCCACCACCAATCATAGGAATTGCAATATTATTAAAATTATTTTCCTCTAACCAAACAAATAGTTTTTTAAAGCATTCTTTAATTGCATCATAACTTACATATTGGTGTCCATTATATCCAAATCCAGCTTGTGTAATTAAATTTATAACGTATCTAGTATTATGAATTTTAACTACCTGAATCTCCCCTGTTTTCCACCCATATTTATCGTAGTGTTTTTTATAAATCTTATATGCTTCTGGATATTTGGAACGAATCGCTTTAGCTACTCCTGAACCCATAATACCCATTGAGTTTGCACCATGAGCTATCACAACCTCAGTCGCTTCTAAAATATCTCCAACCTTATACTTAATTTTATTCATGCCATCTCCATATATAGACATCTCGTTTTCACCATACAATCCACCCGCAAAACCTTCGATGTATGTTGTTTTTGATTTATCAATATGTTTCTGAATTTCTTTAATTTGGTATCTTAATCAATGGTAGCATTAAATCTCTTTTCTATAAATTCTTCCACCTAACATATATGTAATATAATGTCTTGTATTTTCATCAGCAGGAAACTGTCTTAATGTAGAATGTGGTGTTAATTGATCTATTCTAATCTTATGTGGATATATTATAGTCGTTCCTGTATTAACATAATAATATTCGGTATAACCACCATTGATATAATTAATAACATCAATATAACCAGATGGATTATAAATAATATAAATATTAGGAGCTACAGAATTAATATAACTATTAATCCCGCTAATTTGTAATTCTGTTAAATTTGAATTAACGTTATAATCAAGACAACTTAAAAGATAACCAGCCTGACTTTCTACATTAAAAAAAAATTCATTTATAGAAGTTCTTTCTATTTCTATTGTATGTGTGAATCCAGAATTCCAAACCAAAGATAATCCAGAATAATATAAACGTTCTGTATTATTTCCTATATCTTCTCTGTCATAGTAATACAATTGATTTATTTGCAATGGAATATTATCCATCATTTCTGAAATTGAATAATAAACACCAGAGACAACATCTGTCATATCTGTATATATATAATTTTTATATTTATTTGGCAATATTTCTGTTAGTGGCATTATATAACTCCTATTATTAGTTATTTTATATATAAAGACACTAATCTACTTTATAATACTATCTAAATACATTTTATTTAAATTTTCTAAATCATTCTTTAGAAAAAACTCTTTTTCTTCTTGCATTGTTTAACCACATTTAGAGAAACCACAAGGACAAGAAACACACCCTTCTGATCTAATTAAACTCTCATTAGAACAATTAGGACATATCTCGCCTTTTACAGATGTAATAGATTGATATTTTCGTAAGATTCGTGCAATAGCTTTAGCAAAACTATTAACATCGCCTTTTACCTTAGAGAGTTGATCACATACAAATTCTAAACTTACACCATGACGCAATGACATAGATACCATTCTAGTAATTGTATCTTCGTGTTCGTCGCACGTAGAAGAAATATCTTCATAAATATCTTTATTATCAATGTTTACTAATTTATAGTGCCCACTTTTTACTTTAACTATTTTTCCTTTTTCTTCCTTTGTAACATTTCCGCAAATTACAAATACTTCATATGGATCTTCCCCTAATAAACCAATCAAAATTGTATGTAATTTACCTTTTATTTTAGTAGAATAAATATCACATATAAGTTCTTTTTTTCTTTTTGGTGCGTCGTATTTATCTATATTTTCTGTTGTTTTTATATTTAATTGCGTGAGTTCTTCATCTGTAAAGTTCTGATTGTGTATCTGAACTCCTTCTCTGATTAATTTAAATGCAAGGTCTTTAAAATTTATAAATGAAACAATGCCATACATCTTTTTATCTGGAAACGCCGCAATACTTTTAACTTCACGTTTCCACGCTTCTAAAATAAAATTGTAGACATCTTTCCAATCAGAACCTTCAGGTAACATATATGTAACACTAATAGAACTATCAATCCATTTCATAACACGAGACATCATATCTAATTTATCTAATGGTTTAATTTCTGTAGCATTCTTGAATTTAATACCAACCAATTCTTTATGTTTATCGATAAAGTCGGCTATTGGTTTTCCATATTTACCATCCCATGTATCTTTAATAGCATCTGAATTAATAGGTATTTTGTATCCGGTTCTTTCAAAAACATCTCTAACAACAGCGGGAACACAAAAATAATATTCATATTTACCAGATATACGTGTTCTTTTCCAAAAGTAAATTCCAAATGCGGGTTCGATACCATATGAAAAGCAAAGGTCACGAAACATAAGTGTTAATGTGCCTGTTGGAGCAATACTTGAACATGTTACATTTCGCATCGCATCGAAAATCAAACCCATTTCAATCATACGTTGAACAAATGGAGATTTTTCAAATTTATCATGATCAAATAATCCAAAACTACCTTTTTCGCGTCCCAACTCAATTGAAGATTTATACAAGTAGTAATTGTAATATTTAGTAAAATCCTCGACCGCTTCATTCCCCTCTAACGAACCGTATTCCAAATTCTTCTTAAATAACCAACCAGCAAGATTGGTGTATCCGGCACCTGTACGCCTTAACAATTCAATTGCCATCTTTTGATGCGGCGTCGCATATGTCTTATATACAAGTTCGCATTGATTCACATTATCAAGAAATCTATTAACAGATGGACCGATAATAGATAGTTCTTGATCGTACTGGGGTTTATTAGGGGAGAATCTACCGGCGTTGAGTGAGGCTAGAACACATAATGATTCGCGGGAAAGATATTGCTCACTGCAATTTGCTACATTGCAATTACCAGTCCAATATGTGTGATTATTACCATCAACAGTAATATGAAATACTTCTTCCTCAGAAATAAGTTCAGAAGAAACTATATCATATGTTTGTTTTTGCGGTTTGTCTGCCCTCCCTATAGTATTGACTATATTTTCTAATTTATCATTTTTGTATTTTTGAACAAAACCAATTATATGAAAGAATTTATCTCTGTCTACTGTTATGCTCACATCATAACTTTGTTTGCTTAAATACTCTCCATTTTTCCATTGAATAACTTTTGCTTTATTGGTTGTAAAATAAGAACGAATACCAACAGATGACAACATTAATTGGACTTGTTCAATCACCTTATATGATGATGCTTTTAGAGCAATACGATTTCCAGACATTCCGCCGTTGGCAGTAAATAACCCTCTAAGAAATCCACATACTTTATTACGATCTCCATATAAAAACCTATCTGGAATTGAACGATTGTAAGTATAATCTAAATCTTCTGATTTAATCGTAGTTTTTACATCATAAGAATATCCATCATTGATACCGTTTTCTTTTCCAATTAAAGTAGATATTTCACTATCAAAGTAATCGTAATCATCTTTGCCAACATTTAAGTATACTAAATCATTAGATGCTTTATGAACAGGTCCATCGCCAAACACAATACCATCAACAACATCTTGTATGTCAATATTTACATCGGATTGATATTCTCCAGTAAGGATATCAATAGATTCAGATTCATAAACTTCTATTTTTGTACCATTGGAAACAATACGATGATCTTCCGTTCCATAAAAAACACCTGCTGTAGTTCTGTATTTATATACTTTTTTAATACCATTTGACCACTTATTAGTGACTGTAACCCAACCATTTTGTGACCAAATACGTTCTCCAATATAGACTTCTGATAAAGGTCGAATTCCATATTTTGTTAAAATTGGCGACCAACTTGGTTGACATGCATTTGTTGATAAAATCCTACTATCATATTCATGTGTTGGGTCATATAGATAATCACTATTACTATACTTACGTGCTATGTCAATATTTTGAATACCCGGCTCTGCATTTTTAGTCATGCATTTGGCGAGTAATTCTAATAGTTCTACAGAATTAATGGTTTTAGACCATTTTTCTAGTGGGCGATCTTTTTTAGCAATATAGTACCATTTTTTATTACCATTAATTAATTCGTATTCACAGTCTTTATCAATTGAATGTTCGTCTATATATACTTTGCTTCCAGCTTTGATTTCAGGAATCTCAAATGTTAATTCCCAATCTCCATTAACTAGAACTTGTTCGTAAAAATCGTTTGTGATCTGTACACTAATATTAGCGTTTTGAATTTGTGTGTAATCACTTTTGACCTGAATAAACTTTTTGATATCAGGATGTTTAATATTTAGCGAAAAGAGCATTGCGGGAATTCGCCCTTTTTGTCCAACCTTATATCCAATTGAATCAATAAATCCTAACCAGTGTACAACTCCTTCGGATTCATTAGCAGAGTTCAATATACTCATTTTTGCCGGTCTTATTCTAGATCCATCTAAACCAAGACCCTGACGATATGCAGCACATTTAGCAACTGTATATGCAGTATTTTTAAATATACTTTCTAGATTGTCCCATTCATTTTTATCATCAATAGTACCCATTGATATAGTTGTACAATTTGATAAGCTGATTTTTTTATTACATCCTGCTCCTTGCATGATAGATCCGGCAGGATGCCACCAATCATTATAAATTTCATCAAACCATCTTTCCGCCCAATACTTTTGTAATTCTTCTGTTTCTTCTACAGATGCTACATAATCACAAACTCTTTTAAGCGATTGTACATATGTTTCATTTTCTATAGCAGTATACTTTTTATTAAAAGCGTCTATACTAAATCTATTTCCATAAAAATAATCTTCTGTAGATTGATCTTTTACATCTTCATATTTAATCATATAACCCTCTAACTATTTTATGTTTCGTAATTCCATGAAGAATATATACACTTAATTATTCTACCAGAATTTTATCTATATCGCTTTGACTTGGATGCTCAGAATCATCAAATAACCACATTAAATTATTATCTTTTGCCCATACTTTTAATTCACGAATTGGGGTTACTAGATTAAATGTCTCTCCCGCGCCGCGAACTAACATTGCAATCCAATATCCATTTTTATCATAGATGCCACCACCAGAAGAACCGGGAAACGCACCAACAGAAACTTGATCTAACACTCTATTATTAATAATTCTTCCGTGTTGTGATATAGATCCTTTTGTGACTGAATTTGCACCATCTTCCCCTAATAAACTCCCACAATGTAGTACGTCTGAAAGAACAGGAGGAATGATATTATCTTTATAAAATTCGATATGTTTATCAAATGCTAAAGGTTTTCTAATTTGTAAAACAGCTACATCATATCCATTATCAGCATCACTATATTTAACAACTTTAGCTTGATATTCAATACGTCCAACTGTTCTCCCTTCATAAATAACAACCTGCATTATTGTAGCATCATCAAATTCTATAATTTTTACTTCTTGTTTATTTTCAATGCTTGTGCGAACTTTCCTTAAACCTTTTACAACATGTGCGGCTGTTAATACAAAATCATTATTTCCTTTTCTTACAATAACACCGCTTCCTTGTGAGAAACCAGCTTTAATTGTCACAGACACATCTTGTAAATAAGAAGGAACTTGATTAACGTCTTGTGGAACTTGAGCTACGACTACACTACTCATTAATAATAAAAAAAATAATGACTTCATATTAAATCTCCTTATCCATTGAAACATAAGTTATATTTACAAATTCGTTTTCTTTTGGTTGTTTTTCTAGTAAAAAACTTAAATATTCTTCAAATTTAGTTGGGTGTTTGAATTCTTTTAGTGTTGCAGAAATTATCGTTTCTTTATATGGTCTTTCATAATAATATATCTCTGTATTTTTTGATAAATATCCACCAGTTACAACACCAGTAACACGTTTAAATAATTCTCTTCTGAACATCAATAATTTCTTACCCCCCAAATAATAGTGTTTCGGTTAGGGAGTGTTCCAACATATCCGGCAAAAGTAGAAAACTCAATAATCGCCCCATCATACTTTTCTAGTAGTTCAAATATATCGTTATAGCTATTAGGATCTAACAAACCCTCTAACAAAAGTTTTGCCTTGATACCTTCAGCACGATTATAATTTTTCTGTAGTGCGTGGCGCAAGTTCCCTTGATTAAATGTATATTCTAAGACAAGACCAGTATCGCTATAATATAACTCGTCTTGGATTAAACGATACTCTTTTTCTTTTATGGGGATTTCCCCAAATGTGAATAAATTTAGATTTGCACCTTTTTTAATTAAATCTACTAGAATTCCGTCAATATCTTTATATTCTACAACAGGAACAAAGTATCCAGAATCCCTGATTAGATATCTAAGAGTTATTAACCCTTTATATCCGCTTTGAATATATTCATCATATGACATCCAAACACGAAATGTATTTCCCAATAATCCTTCTTGTGATTTTTGATAGAAGTCTTTTTTATTAGTTATTTTCATCTAAAATTCTAAATGTATAGATAGATTCTTTATTGATTGTAAAATCTATTTTAGACAACACTAATTTTAAATAAATTTTTCCTGATATAAAATTGTATGTCTGTAGATTACTACCGCTCCCTAAATCAATATCATTACCAAGACTTCTTTTTACTATTAATTCTTTACCATTAGTTGTTGCTTCAACATTTGTATTTAATAATTCTTCGTCGGAATAAAAATTCCCTATTATATCCATCTATATTCCCCTCCCTTAAAAATTCTTTCCTTTAATACACCATCGTATACATCAAATTGAATACCGGATTCGTGTAATATTTCGTGCCCTAATTCTATCGAATCTAACCATTTAGTGTTTTTATCTAAACTAATTTTATGAGTTACGACCCTTTTAATTCCTACACCAGCTATACTTAAACAACATTCAATACACCCAACCCAATAACAATATAAGGTTGAATTAATTATATGATTATGTTTTTTTATAGCATCATAAATTGCTGCGCGTTCTGCATGAAGAATTTTCTTTTTGTTTTTATCAGGCACTACACCGTTAATATAATGATTATATCCTTCTCCGATAATTAATCCGCCACAATTTATTAAGATTGCTCCTATTTTTGTTCTCGGGTCTGGACTATTATTACTTAATGTAATTGATTTTTTTAAAAATACAATATCTTGATTATTAATCATGTTTATCCTTATTATATTTAGATACTTTATTACACCATTCAATAAATTCTTCATCGGTTAAATCTTGTTTCATTATATTTATAATTTTATGAACCCATTGTACGTTTTCATTAATGTATCCTTTAGAAGAATTTATTCTATCAAGAGATGCTGTTGTTTCTTTACTGTATTTATTTCCCCATTTTTTACAAAATTTAATTGTTTCTCCGGTTAGAGTACATTTTTTATCTTGTTTTAAAAATAAATTCCATAAAAATTCTGCCGACAAACTAAATTCTAAACCTCTCGAACTAGCACCCCTTTTAATACTGTATATATGAGCACCTGAAATTTCTTTAAATCCAGTAGATCTAATATGATTGTTTTGTGAGTGGTTTTCTTTGCATCCACATGTTGTATTGTTTCCGCTTGTTAATGAATTACTATTAAGTTTTTTTAATTTTCCACAACTGCATTTGCATAACCATAAAGCACCACTATATTTAGTCTTTTCTGGACATAGCTCTAATATAGTTAATTCTCCAAATTTCTTCCCTGTTAAATCAACAAAATTATATTTTGGTCTGCTTTTGTAATAACATCCACAAGACATAATCCTTGTTTTTTTATAACAATTTAGATTTCTATGTTTTACCTTAATTTCTATGCCACAATCACACCTACAAAGCCATATAATTCTACTAGTATTGTGTTTTCCTTCTAATTGATTTGGTAATCTTTTTATTACAGTTAACATACCAAATCTTTGATTTTCTTTATCTATAAATTTTCCCATAATATTTATCACTTATCATATAACTTATCCATATTAACTTTGTGTTTTTCTATTGTTTTATTAACACAACTACATGTAATTAATATATCTCTTTCCATGTGAGGTTGATTAATATGAAGATATCCTTTTCCATGACACTTTTTGCATTGTCTGCAAGAAACAGGGGAGTTTTTCCATTTATCTCTCCCCTTGCTTCTTTTTGCATAAAATTCGCATGTTTCTTTATCAATTTCTGAATTACTGATTTTTCCTAGTGTCTTGTGATCTAGCATTTCTACTATCATATAATTTAATCCTATTTAATTGGTTGTCAATTACAGATTGTGTAATTCCTTTTGATGCTCTATTGATGAGTAGTTCGTACACGTCATATTGTACATTTTCCTTGAAATTCCTATCTGGATTTTCCAGCTTATCAGATGTTGCTTTTTTGATATATCTCCATAAAATCCATCTATATAATGTATTAGGGTTACTAAAACGTTCTGCTTTTGTTTGACAATTTTCGATTAGCAATTTAACCACAAAGGTAGCAACAACAATGATAACGTCAACGTATTGTACTGCTCCCTCATCTTTTAATTTAAAGTATTCGTCTTGATATGCAGATGGAATACCTATTTCATTTGCGATATTATAAAATTCGTTATATAATGGGTGTGTTTTATACATAATATTATTTCCATAAATAAAAGTCTGATTTTTGTAATTCTTTAGATCTTTCTTCAAAACCATTAACATTACTATATGTGTATGAATCACCTTGTTTTAACATTTTATCTAAATATTCTCCGCGAACACGTAAACATCCTGCCGGTAATTGTTCACCAGTTTGAAAATCAACTAAACGACCATGAACATTACCCCAACTATTTAAAATAATGAAATATAAACCATATTGAGGGTGCCATTCAAATCCACAAATGGACATGCAATGATTCCAAACGCCTCTTGGAGCGTGAAATCCATCACGCGAAGCTTGCATATTAAACCCCCAATCACTACATACGCTTGTGTAGTATCCATTCATTAGGGCAATAGCACAATCTTCAGCGCTTGTTACTTTTGCGGTTACTCTAACTAAATGTTTTTTACCTATTTCTAAGAAGTTAGATGGTGGTCCGTTTCTTCCCCAGCTTTTAGCAATACTTCCTTGATATTTTTGTAATCCAGGAGTATCACTTGCTAATATTCCGTATTGTTTAACTGCATCTTGTTGCCAAACACCTAAACTACCATCTCCCCATAATCGACCCCCACCAATTTGTACCCTACCAGTACCATAAAAATATGGAGCATATAATTCTTTATAGTTATCAAATTCTGTTGGACGAATAAAAATATCTGCCAGAATATTATATTCATTAACTTGTTTTGCGCCGAAACTTACACAATCACCGATTTCTTGAATATATACTGGTAAATCTTTTCCTAGGACTTTGCGGTTGATTTCCCAACCCATAAATCTTTTATCTTTAATATCTGTGATTAGTTTATAGGTAGAAATATTATCTACATTATCACCAAATAGATAAAAATGCTCTTTTAAAACATCTTCACCTGCCCACCCACAATAATTACTAGAAACGTCTTTTGTAATACGCATAAAAATATCCTCTTAATATAATTTAACCTTAAGATTAAATACACTATTAAGAATATCTATCTTTATTTAACATTCTCTAATCCTATAGCAATATCGTTCCAATAATCCGCATATTGAGGAACAGTTATTAATAATTTATTATTATACTGAACCCAAAGATAATCTTGTAAATTATACAAAAATTTAGAAATATGATTTTGTGTAATTCCAAGTGGTTCTAGTTTCTGTTGATTTAATATTGCTGTGCTTGTTGTAATTGTTTGTGGTGTTGATGTAGAATTTATTGATCTAGCCACTTCTCTAAAATTTTCTGCCATTACTTTAGCAACATTTTTATCTAAATTTAATTCATTAAACCATTTAAGAGATAATTTAGATGTTTCATTTAAATCTGGTAATGGAGGGTCTGGATCAGGGTTTGGTGTTGGACCTATTCCGTTTACAGTTACTTTTGTTTGTGCATCAATTGTTTTTGTAAATGTTTTATCGTCAACTTCATATATTAAATCAACAGAAACTTTTATATCAAATTCATCTTTTGCAATAACCCAATTATTATTATTAATAACATAATTAACACCAACACCCAAGATAATTTCATCATTAAAAACCCTAAAAGGTTTTGTAGATTCCCATTTTATTTTTTTATCTTTAATATTATCTGGAGCATGATCTTTCAGATTAATCCCAAAACTAGCCAAATCACCTGGATTATATGGGCGTTCTGCGCCGGTAATACTAACACTTGGTTTAATAATTGAATCAACAACAATAACCTTACCATTAAGAATTGCTAATTCAGAAGAGAACGTATTTTGTGATCCTAGAATCAAAACTAAAGACAGAACGATATATTTAAACATAAAATTATCCCCTTAATAAAACTGTATTTTAAATTAAATACACCTTATCAAGAGGATAATATATTATTTACCTTGAGCTTTCTTGTGTAGCAAAGCAACAACAAAAATAACCAATGCGTCTACGACAGCTTGAGCATCAAAAGTTGTCCAATCAACAGTAACAAATAAATGTTTAACTAACTCTGTTAGCTCGCCACCAAAAATAACATAAAGAATAACAAGCAGAATCGCTGATACAGCTTCTTTCCAAGAAATCTTTCCTTTAACTGAATCAGCAAAAGGTTGCCATAATTTTGTAATCAAAAAACTAACTACTTTTAGTTGTGCCATTTTAAACTCTCCATTTTTATTCTAAAATAACCTTATAAAGCATTTTAAAGAAACCAGTATTCATACTTAAATCTATAATTAAGCTAATCCACCCTAAAATTAAAACTAATATCAATATATTTTTTTTTTGAGATTCTTTCTGAACTTTTACATCAATTTTATTAAATTGTTGTCTTAAATTATCTATATCACTTTGAAGTTTAAGTATCTGTACATCTATTTTTTCTTCAAATTTTTCTAATTTTTGATCTAGCTTATTAATAACTGTAAGATTTTTCTCAAATAACTTATTTAATTGTTCTTGATTTTTATCAAAACCCTCAAGTCTAAATAAGACAGAGGATTTTCCTTTATACATTGTATTATTTAACCCTTCAATATTATGATTTAACTTATTAAGAGTTAAAGATATGTCATCTAAGGAATCTTTTATCTTTCCTTGGATTTGTTGTGTTCTTTCGTCAATAACAGCTATTTGAGTATTAATATTACTCATTATACTTTGCTATCGTAGTTTGTTTGTTCGGGAACAGGATCACCAGTTAGATAAGTAAGTTTGCTTGTAGTTGATCTTGATACGCGAGCAGCATTATCATTACCAAAAGAATCTGAAGATACAGGTATTTTCGATGAAGGTAAACCAGTGAATAAATCAAAAGTTACAAGGTCTGGACGTAGCGAAAATCTTGTTTCATTATATCTAATTGATTTACGACTTGTATTTCGTGGCGACATTAAAATTGTTGAATTGGAAACACCACCAGCAATTGCTCTTGTTACAGCACGCATAATAAAATTACCGACACTTGTATTTGCAAATACGCCACCAGAAATTAATTTTTCAGTAACATTAATTTTTTCTTTCATAGGATTGGAAGACTGTACAGCAATTAATGTTCTTCCAATTTCTTTAGTGATAACATTATCTCTAGTTTTACCATAAATCATAACGCCACCGTTGTTTTTAACAGCGTTAGCATCGATTATTTTCTCTAATACAATTTTAGCCATAACGAACTCCTAATATAAAAAAGCGGCTTTTTATATTATAATACACTAATCTTTTAGAACAGAATTTATTTTAGGTTGTATATCTTCCCAATCAAATAATTTGCCCAAGATAACTAATAAACAGTGTTTAGAAAAAAAATGTGTAAATTCTATTCCGTTAATCTGAGATATTAATTTAACGTGATATTCTTGTATTGGAAAATTTGTATAACATATCCAACATTCTCTTTTTAGATATTTGTTAACTTGTCCGTTATGATTATTATTTCTGATTAATTCTAATAACATAACATTTTCGTTCTTTTCAACAAACTTTTCGTCATCATCATCATCTTCATCATCATCGTCATTATCTTCATATAAACTCGAAGTATTATAATAATCCCATTTTATTTGTTTTTTAAATTTTTTATCTTTTATTAATCCAAGATATGTATCCTGGACTTTTAAAACAACTTGATTTATAAAATCCTCTGATGCTTGAATAATTTCTGATTTTGTTGTTTTATCAGAGTCCGATTTATTATTAATAGCATCAATAACAAACTCTCCAATTGTACCCGCACGGATCGCCCCAACAAGATATCCAAAATCATTTGTGTTGATATCTTTATCATCCCAATTACATTTAATATTTATGTCGCCATTATCTAAAAGGCTTATATTAATACTTTTTTCGTTTACCATATTAATAATTCCTAACTTCCCAAAAAATTGTGTTTCTGTTTTTAATAATTCCAACGTCACAAGAATATACCCCAAATTCTATAACGGCATTATCATAAGTATCTAATAGTATTTCTAAATCATTATAGCTATTTGGGTCCATATAATACTTTAATATATATAATGCTTGTGATCGTAATGCCTGATTTGCGTAATTCATTGCGGTGCTTAGTGGTATTTTTTCAAAACTGTATAATAAATTTAAACCATCATCAAATCTAAAAACCTCACCCTGAATTAACAATTTATGATCTGGTGGACTTTCATTAAAATAAAATTTATTAATATCTGTATTAGAATAAAGAGATTTAGATATACAAAATTGTAATGCATCATAAACTGGTATATGGTATTTTTTGAAATCTTCTCTATTTTTATCTTTATATCTTATGGAAACATTACCAGCATAATCAGAATTAAATAATTCATTTATGTTATCAAACGATCTTAATTTATTGCCTAACAACTCATTTTTATAGAGTTTATAGAATTCTTTTTTAGTCTTGATTTTCATTTAGTAATTCGCCCAATACTCTATTAATAAATGTTGCATCTCCATACTCAGAACTTCTAATGGTGTCAATTACACTTCTTATATAATAATTATCTATATTATCTGATATATAATTATCAAGAGTTAATTCCCTTAATACAATATTGTTTTGGGTTTTTCCTACTAGATATTCAAAACAACACCCATTTGAATATTGCCAATTCTTATTAAAGATGATTTCTGATACAAATTCTACTATAATAGTTTTCCACATATATAAATAATCATATCGTGTCCAATGATCTATATTAAATTCAGCAGGATTTATGATTTGTACAAAAGATTGCTTCCCATACTTATCGTGTGATTGAATATATTTTTCAAACTTATACGCTTGATTTTTATTATATTCTATAACACTTTCTTTATATGGATTTTTTAATGATTCTAATCCTGTTGTTATTGGCGTGCTAAGATAAACAACATATTTCCCATCTAATATATTTTTATATGCTTCAGCTACCGCATTTACTTCATCAATATGTGTAACTTGTGATTCTATTTCATCTATTAAATTCATATAATATAATCCTTTTCTTTGTATTTTTCTAATCTATTTTTGTCAAATTTATCACAACACTCATTTTTTAATAGTTTTCTATGTTGAACCCATCCATAGAAATTCCCAGACCACTTATATTCATCGGTAGCCATACCTTGTGCTTCTGCTGGTGATGAATGTGGTGGATATTTTTGATGGTCTTTATTTCCTTCTAGGTTTAATTTTTCCCAAAGATTTAAGTCGTCTTGTGGATTAGCCGAATTGCCATCAAAAGTTTTATAAGAAATTCTAGCACACCTGGCAGCACTAAATTTAAGAAGGTCTTTGATATTATAAATCTCGCGCTCATCATCATTAATATATGGTAGGTGCCATTCTCCAACCTCTAATTTTTTTGGTGTAGAGTTATAATATAATTTAGCCATCATAGATACAATTTTTTGTGCCTCTGGTTGGCTATCATTATGAATCCTTAAATTAAACAGATTATCAAAATTTGTTGCTGTTATTAATTCATCTACAAATAGGTATGGTTCAGAAACTCTATTTGAATATTGTTTATGTACACCTAACTTATTTAATAGATATTGTGTTAGGAGAGATGTATATAATCCAAATTTCCATACCTGATTAGCTAACCACGGATATTTTATTTCTTTTTTGCTGGATTGCATCCCTTTTTTATTTTTTCCCCAAGCTAAAGGGAAAACCGGATCGTCTAAAACTTCTTTAATTACATGTTTAATTGGTTTTGCACGACTAGACTTAACACTACGCGATAATGATCTATGTCGAAGAAATTCCGCGTGGATAAATCGCGGATATCTCACCCTGAATGTTGTTAGACGAATACCGTTTGGTCCAATGCTATCTGCAATAATTTCAGCTTCATATCCCATTATTTATTTCCATAATTTAGGTGTGCTACTGACTTGATTAATGATTCTGATATTGTATCTGATATATATGTAGTATAAACCGTTTCTAACATTTCATAGTAGACCGCACATTTTTTACCTTTATGAATATCTAATTTCATTTCGCTAAATAAATTATATTCTTTTAATATTGAAAGTGATACAACCCCTCTAACCAAAAAACAATTTTCTTTCTGATCGTACAACACAAAAGCACACCAATCATCTTTATGTTTCTCTTGTGTGAATAATTGGTCTTCCATTTGAAAAACCCAAGATTCACCATATCTATCTGCACTTTCTTTATTACATGTTTTTACATGAATATTTTGTAGGTATTTATATCCATAATCCTTGTATGGTAAATCTGCATCCCAAGATTTTTTATTATATGAATATATTGTAAAATCTGGTTTTAATAGATGAGAAATATTAAAGTGTTCATTAAATAAAACAGATACGGCATATTCTCCTAACTTACCTTCTAATTCTTGTTGTTTTACTTTTTTAATATTTGCATTTCTGTTATCTAAGTAATATTTTTTAGAATTTGATTTATTTACAAAATCTTCACATTCTAAAATTTGTTCTTTAGATAAAGATATTTTTGCAAAATCATCATATAAAATAAACATTATTTCTTACCACTTTTAATCATGGGCATAGTGATTCTATCATTTTTGTCTTTTGTTGCGTTTCTAGCAATTAAAACATTAAATCCCATTTCTTGCTTCGATCTAAGCTGATCCATTAGACCCATTGCAATAACAAAAAATTCTTCATAAGAAGCACAATTAAAACTCATGGTGAGTTTTTCTAATAGCTCTTGATTTGGTTCTGTAAAATTAAGAGATAATTTCATTTTATATCCTCTTGCTAAGTAAATCGTGTATATTTTTAATCAATTCATTAAATTCTAAAACTAAATATTCGTCTAATCCAGATAGAAGACCATCCTTATATAACATAAGACTTTTATGCATATAAATATCTAAAAAATCCAAAAGACAATTAATCATATTGTTCGACGCTAACCGGCTTATAGCCCCAAACATCAACGCCGACATCAACCCTTAATAATCCATTATTATTTCCTTTTCCGTGTGAATGTCCGTGAAGCATTCTTGACCCACGCACTTTTGATTCCAATCGTCTATAGAATAATGAAATAAAATGTATAATTTATTATTATAAGTTAATTCTTTATAATCGCCGACCCATTGAAATACTTCCTTTAGGGAGTTGACATTGAAATTTTTATAATCAATTAGGTTGCGCCACTGAATAGCTCTCCAATTAGAACCCTTCCCTAAATTACCTAACATATATAATGTATCATCTGGTTTAACAACTTCATTAATGTTATCTATTAGAGATTTGTTCATTTTACCATGAATACACAAGGCTTTTTCTTTATAATATAATCTATTACCAATATTAGTAATTGAATTCGATATACTTCTTAATGCCGTTGCTGAACCTGGAATATTTTGAATAAATTGCTTTATATTCATATACTATCCTTAAATAAAAAGCGAGACGGAACTTAATCCGCCCCGCTTAATAGTTATTTATTTTTTAACGATTTTTCCCTCCGACATTACTTAGAGCATTATTAAGTGTAGCTCTCATATTTTCAAGTTCTTGGCGAACCTTCTCGGTATCTAGCACGCTCTTAACGGTTTCTTGGGCGCTTTCCCTAACTTTAGCAATTTCGTTCCTAAGATTAGAAATTTCTTCGTATTGAGCCTGAACCTTATCCCTTAATGAAACGATCGTTGCTTCTTTAAGCAATAGATTTTTATCAGTTTCAACTAATTCTTTTAATCTTTCTTTTTGTTCTTTTATTGCAACTTGAACATCTGTAAGTAGTTGTACTTCTTTACGTAGATTTACTTTAAGTTCTTCTAAGACCTTACCAACAGAATTTTTCACATTTGCTAGATTAACAACAACTGTATCAACCTTAACATCTTTTGTGTTTTCAACTGCTTTTTCTACTTCAACTTGTGTAACTTTTGCTGCAACTGTAGTTTCTTTAGTTCTTGTCATAGTTTATTTACATACCTTGTAAAGTTTGTTAAAGTCCCAATGATTCCAAACAGCATAACTCTTATTTATTTGTTTTCCAATTTGATCAGCTAATTTATATATATTTCTATAATCAAAAAGGTTGTTTTTGTTTGTTAAGAATTTACAAAGTTCATCAGCTTCACCCTCGGTTAATTCAATAACAATTTTTTTAACTTCTTTGGTGTCTCCGACACTAATTTTTTCTTTTATAATTTCGCACGTCGCCATTTAATAATCCTTAAAATCAATGTTGTTTTTATTACTATTATTTAGTAGTTCTCTTGCTTGAGTATTGTAATAAAATATATTTTTAGATTTTAGTGCTTTAGTAATTGAATCTGTATGTTTTCTTGGTGAATATGTTGGACAACCACCTACAAGAGAACATACAACAGCTAAAGTTTCAGCTTCTTCTTTTGATAATGTTAATTGATAATATTCTACTTGAACAACTTCTTTTTCTATTTTTGTTGTAATTTTAGCCATTAATTTCCTCTAAACAAAGGATTTGGGATCATTTTGTTAGTTTTTGTACAATAAACTTTCTCTTGCCATCGTTGATGTACACGGTTAAATTTTACAGTATTTCCTTTGAATTTTTTCTCCTGATCGATAATTGGAACAATACGATATCCTGGATCAATACATTTGACATTATTCACTTTTTACCACTCCCACTACAAGTTGTACAAGTTTCATGATAGTTGCACTCATAACATCCATACAAACAATTATTACATCTTCCTGATCCCCCACATTCATTACAAAAATATCTATTATTTATAATAATCCAACATCTATTACTTACTTCAGCGTCACTACAGAACGTACCGTAAAGTAATGCGTGTTTTGCGGCTTCTCCTAATAAATTGATTTGATAAGATGCTTCTTCTCTTGCATCATAATCATTTGATGCTAATAATCTAATTAATCTAGCTTGTCGTTCACCAACATAACTTTTTAGATATTTGTAATCTTTATCCGCTCAAATAGAACGTTCTATTGCGATTGCAAAATTCAGGTCATTTTGTGCCTCACTTGGTTTATCAACTTTTACTGATTGGTTCCATAATTGTAAGAAAGAACACAATAATATGATTTTTATCATTTTAGTTTAACTAATTCAAAATATGATATTGGTTCTAAAGACACATCTTCAAGTTTATTCCAAAATTCTTTAAAACCTTCTACATCTTTTTCATTTGGATCTTCTATATAAATTAATGTATGGGATGAAGGATCATGGATAATTTTTCCATCTTGCCCTATTACAACATGTACAAATCCATTGACGTTGTAATAATGTATGATGTATTTTCTTTTTTTAGGTTTGTATATTTTAACTAATTTATAATTAACCTCATCTTTTAAGTCTTCATTGACTGTTTCGAGCCAATCCCAATCTTTTTCATCTTGACTCATTAATAAATGGAAGTTAACAAGATTTAGTGGTTGTTCAAGCAATGATTCAAGACATGCCAGTAAACAACCACCAACCTTTGAACCATAACCAAATTTATTATATATCTTTTTCATTAAACAAGTTCTTTAAAGTTATTTAATGAATATATTTTAGATTTTTCATGTAATCCTTCAGGTGTTCTCATTCCAAAATATGTTACTGGTACATCTTTAGGAATATCTTTTTCATCATCAATAAATTTATAATAATCAGCTTTTGTTGTATATAAACTAACAATATGATTAATTGTTATAAATTTCTTTTCTATCATGGTTTTTGCTTGTAATATTGATGACATCTTATTACTGTTAACAGTATTACAACTTACTTTACCTGTAGTATATATATCTAGCCATTTAGCTAATATTTTATTGTTCTTTATATAAAATACTAGTGGTAGTGCTACTTGTCCGGTTCCATTAAGAGTAAATTTTGTTTTTACTGTAGATGCCTCAAATGGTTTTCCTTTTTGTTCTTTATTTCTATTCATAAAACCAAAGAAACATTCTTCTACTTCATTAAATTTTTCACCGGAAAAAACATTAATAGTAGGAATAATGTACTTTATATTTTTACTTAGAGACTTGATATTTATATCAATAAACTCACTAGCTCCATCTGGAGCACTTATAATATCGCCACTATGGACACCATCTACAGTTTTAATAGAATCCCACGATAGATGATTTAGTAAATTAAATTTATCATCATAAAACGCAACACTTAAATCGTAATCTGTTCTTTTTTCTTTTTGTTTCCAGTATACAAAAAATCTAATTAGGTCGCTATTTTCGATACTAACAATTGATCCTCGCGGTAATACATCAAATCCTTCGGATTTTGTTTTTTCTGTTAGAGGGAGTGCAATTTCATTTTCTAGCAAATCTTTATGAATAAATAAATATTTTGTATTTGGTATATCTGAACATAAAATATTATCGATGATATTATTGATTGTTAGCAGTCTATACGGATCAACTTTAATATACTGATTTGGCTTTACATAAGATTTTCCATTTTTGTTAATATAGATTTTTACGCTAATATCTCTATTATTTAGATGTTCTTTTAGGGATAACAAAACCCTTCTATTAACTTTGTGGATATTTTCTTTTAATGTTTCAACAAACATATCAAATTGATGTTTGTCGCACTCGCGAATAACTTTATCTACATGACGAATAAGAACACCGGGTTTATCTGATAGTAACCTGATTACTTTATAATAATCGTTATTATTAAATGATTCTTGTAATCTACTACCCCATGTTTTATGTTTAATATCTTTGTTAAGGACTTGATATAGTTCAATAGCCCCGCAATAACAAGGATATTCATACGGATGTAGAATATATAATAACTTTTTAAATTGCTCGCGATACTTGATAGCATCATCAATTTTACTTTTATTTTTTGTTACTAATCTATGAATCTCCCCTAATAGAAATCTTCTGTATCCACGTTTCATGGATTTAAATTTCGTATTTTCGTTGAGGGTCACATCTCCATCAGATAGTTCGCAAGCAATCCTAAGAATATCAGTTAATGTATCAACTTGAATATATTGTGTTTTATTATTTCGTAATAGTTCCGCGAAGATAATTGCTCTATTTTCCCTTAAAGGACAAATTAATGATGGAGAACAATGTTGATCAGAAACAAGATTTCTTAAAAGTTCTCTATCATTTTTATTAAGCAGAACGTTTGATTTAGTTAAATCTGAATATAGTTGTGTGATTTCTTCGTTTAATTTTTTACCAAGGTTAATTATCTTAAAATTATTTTTATTATCTTTAATTAATTCTTCTTGTTGAGAAAGCATTTCATCATATGTATGATTATAAATCCCATAATCAATAATACCAAAAAAGAAATTTTTAATTATAGTATTAAACCAGAATTCTTCGTTCGATGGGACGTTATTCGGGAATTGTTTGAAATATGTATTATGTTTTACATGATCCCCAATCAACTCTCTAACCGAATCTAGTATTTTATTTGATAATTTAAAAAGATTTACTGTATCGAGACCATTTAGATGCGTCATTACATTTGGAGATAACTTAAAACCAATACTCATTAATGTAATATCTAATTGTCTTACTAGTTCGATGGTTTGTTTTTCTTGATAAAAATTATTTGTTTTCTGTTCTGGTAGAATTAATTTCTTCTGTAATAGAAAATTTTCGTAATCCATATTGCACCATTTAAAAAATAGGAAATCAAATTAGGTAAATAAGATAAAAATGTTATATTTTAGAAGGAACCTAATTTATAGCCTATCTATATTCCAGGAAAAGCATTATAAGTAATAATAAGTTTATAATCTAATTTAGAAGGAATTTATAATATAGCCTGGAATATTTTTAACTTCAGTATAAGAGTAATCTTGATAAAGTTCGCCGTTTTCAAAAACTGTTTTTAGATCGCTATTTGATTCTTCGTATGCATTCCGTCTATCTAACATATAGTACAAATTCTCGTTCTGTTGAGCGAAAACCTCGTCTTTTTTATAAACAGTAAGTAATCCTTTGGCGGATTTTTTCTTTCTGTCTGTAATGGGGCTTTGAAAATTTCTACAGGCTTCCCATTGATTTCGCTGTATGTTGCTTTAATTGCAAAATTATATGTATCGCGAGTTACGAATTGATAATTGTATCCACTAATACCAAAAACAATATTAGATGAAGCGAATCCTAATTCATTCATTCTTTGATAAATTCTTCTTGTATTTTTTTTTGATCTTTCATCTCTATTTTTTTTACCATTATTGAATTTCAGGATGTTCGCTCGCTCGCATGATATTTAATCCACCTTGTTGTTTGGTCCCAAGTATAACTTAATGATTTTTGAATACCAACTTCATTTTTAGTTAATAAACCATTTTGTTTTAACTTATGAATAGTTCTCATATGATGAATTAATTGGTCTAATTGACTTTCACCTAAATTTGCCCATCCACCAACATTTCCTTTAAACCATTTATTATCGTTTGCTACCTCAAAATCATCTACATCAATCAGATTAGTTGTAGGCTCATCAATATATTGTGTTGGGGCACTATAATTTGTAGCAATTGTATGTAATCCCATAGACATACAATCTAGTAATGGTAAGCAAAAACCTTCTGCTCGATACGGGAAAACCCCACAATCACAACTTGCAATTACTGATGCTACTTGTTCTGGTGTTTCAACCCGCCCAATTATATTAATTTTGTTACCAAGTGGCGAATTGTAATATTTCTGTAGCCAATAAGACTCTTCTTCTTTAGTTAAAAAGAAATTATGTGGCATCATTACTAATTGAACATCGTCGTTTTTAGTAAATGCTTTATTGAAAGCTTCTATTAAAATATCGTGCCCTTTACGGTATTCCCACTTTCCAATATTTATAAATTTTGTCGTTTTTGTTTTCGGGATAACCGGATCAACAGACTCGTTGAAAATATTCCGATTAACACCCAAAGACACCACATCAACAGGTACACTAATATTATTATCCAAAATAATATCTCTAGCCCACGATGAAGTAACGAATAATTTGTCTTGACTTCGTAAATGTTGTAATTCGTCATCTTTAAATTTTGTACACTCAAAAATTGGAAAACCTATTCTTAGTTTTCGGCTAACATGTTCCGCTAACATATTTTGGTGGCACAATCGAATACTTGGGGCGTTGATATCGAAATGAAGTTTTGAATTTTGAACCCCTCTAACAAAAAGATTTGTATCTTCTTTGTATATCTTTTGGATTAATAATTCTTCTTCCTTATAGATATTATTTAATGGGAATATGGAAACCTCTACATCATTTTCAAATAGAGATTTTACTATTTCTAGCGAACATATTCCATAACTCGTATTTGGAGTAATAAATCCAAGAAAATTTAATTGCATATTATTGATACTTATCCTGATTTAAATGAGATATAGCAATCCCTATTAGGTAACGATAAGAATCTGAAGGATTTCCTATATTGATATGACGATCTTCTACCTTAATTAATATATTAGTAGTTCCTAGCATCGTATAATTCATCATATCTTTCGTCATCTATATTATTCCAATCATTATTTTGTATGATTTCTCCCAATTTTTGTCTTGCTTTATGTCTTTTTTGCGGTCGTTCTTGAGCGTTCATTTTTTTCTTATTGGTAAAATATTGAGGATTACTATTTGCATTTTTGTCGTTGTATGAGTCACCCATTACAGAATATTCCTAACGATTGCTTGTCTGATTTTGTTTGTATTACCAAGAATAGAAGAATCATCAAACTCTGTTGCTAAAGCAATATTTACAGCATCTTTTTTAGATAAATCTAACTCTTGTTGAAGGTATACAACAGGATCAAAAATATTATATCTTTTACCGTTTTTAGCATAAGCAACAAAAGTTAATGGAGAACACATCCTACCTTTAAAACTTGTTCTAATCTTTCCTTCTTCAGTTACACGCCACACGACTCTTTTTTCTTTTGTTAATCTTTTAAGATTCCTATAGAAAGTCTCTCTTGTCATTATATATTCCTTGTATATTCCCTTTAATCCAATTTAATTTAGGTTGTTTGTAAAAACAATTACATGCGTTTAAAACAATTTTTATATTCGATTTAGGAAGCATTATCGCTAAACCTTGTGCTGTTTCTTTAACACAATATGAAGTATTAATACCACATATTCTGTAATTCACAATTCTATTGTAATTAATCCCTAATTCATTCATCTTATCTAAAATATCTATTGATCCGTCATCAGAACACTTTACACATTTAAATAATTTATCGTAATATTTACACCTATCTGATATTATTTCTAATGTATCTCCGTGTCCTTCATACTCTAATAAACAAATATAAGACCTATATCGAATAGCTCTGTCTATTTCTTTAATTATGTATTTATGAAGCGTCTTTTTTTTTGATGCTTTGAAAAGGGGTTGGATATCAACAATTACCAACATAACTTAAACGATATTTCCCATTTTGTACATAACCTCCATCAGAGAATTCTTTTGCAATAAATCCAATATCTTTTAACTCTAATTGAAATTCTAGGTTTCTTTCGTTGATGTAATATTCTATCGTGCAATCACCATAGATATCGTTCATGAAATTAATAAAATGTTGTAGGGTTTTCCCTTTAGTTGTTTTGCGGCACTTACTAGAAAATACAATATAATCTAAAACTACATTATTATACATACCGTTAAAATCATATGAAAAAACACATAGAATAGAACCAGTCTTGTTTTTAATAACATAACTCTTCTTCGATTTTAAAACATTTTTTACGTTTCCTTCTCCGACAAAATCGCTAATTACTTTGTGGTCCTGTAATACTGTTTTTTCTATATTAAAATCCAATGGCAATCTCCTACGTTTTGTTGTACGTCATCCAGCTACCAACACTATAGCGCTTTTTCTCAGCAGTCTTGGATAAAATATTTTAAGCAAAAACTAAAGTTTGGTAAACTCACAACAGAAATGGTAGATTTCTACCACTAACCTTTCACGATTCCAAATTTTACACACAATATGTATTATATTAAACGCTAGGGCTATTCTGATACCAAATGCGATGCCCGCTCACACAAATTGATAAATCTTTTAGAACTTCGTTCTTTTATATTCTCTATTTATTCTCTTATTATTCTCTACTCTTATTCTAAAATTATATAATATAGTAATTTACTATAATATTCTTTTGTATTAGGGGAATTGTATAGTAGTTATAACAACCGACTATTAAGAATAGTAACTAATTATAAATTATAATACGAAGTATTAAGACTAATAAGAGAAATATAATAACTATAGTCTAGTTTAATGATTCATTTAGTGCGCGTACGTATGCGTGTGCGCGAAATTGGTTACTAGTTATAATTAACTAACTTTCCCCTAACCAAACAAGATTTTGTGTATTTTTTAGCATCAGGGATACAATGTTATCATGTTGTGCGAGAGGTCTAGTTTTTGTATGGCTTTTTTGAAATTTGGAACTATATGTCAACCGTGTTGTTGTGAACCAGACGATATAATTATACGTTTAGTGAAACCCCCTTTAAGTGGATGTGGAACTCCAATACAACTTTGCGGAAGTGGATGGTATAATTCTTTATGTAATGGCGGAGAAATAAGTATTTGTTCTGGATTACATGAAGGTATACCTATGCCAGGAGTCGGAATTACTTTTTATAATAAAAGCGGTCAACAAATTGGTTCTGATGTTACAAATTGTAGTGGCGTATCTTTATTTAGTAGAACTATTTGTGACGATATTTATTTTAAAGTAAATGAATGCGATTGTTATCTACAGTGTAGTGGAAAAATTCCGAAAGATATAATTAATCCTAAAGTTAATGCAAAACTAACACCAACAGGAATTTTTGATGAGAAGGTTTTTGTTTCTGGAAGCGTTGGTGGTAATGGAGAATGGGAATTAGGGGTTAATTGTGCAAGATTTAATATAGTTTCTGGTTGTGATTGTTCTCCTGCTATTCCGTCTGGTCCAGATGATCCGCCTATTGATTTATGTCATTTTCCTCCTGCTGGATCTTCTTCAAAAAGTTTTTGCGTCACATGTTTATCTTATCTTGAAGCAACAATATCTTCATCTGCGCCGTATGTTGGTTGTAACCCTTTAGACCCTCCATTAGCAACAGTTATTATAAAAAGAAATGGCGGATTATCTTGTGACTATTCTAATATTACTATCCCAGATTTTTATTCAATAAAATATCCTTCTAGTGGTTGTATCACTACAGATTATCACCAATGTAATCCACCATCACATTCTGAAACTTATAGATTGCTTTTAACTCCTGGGTTCTACACTATAGAAAATATAATAAGAACTTTATTATATTCAGAATCATATAAAGGGCAATCTCCAGGAATGTTTATTGAATATTGTTATTCTTTAAGTCAAACTGGTATAATTATAGATCCGTGTCCACAATGTACAGGTTGTTTTGTTCAAACAACAGGTAATTTATACGCAGCAGATCCTTTAGGTGGATTTACACTAGATAAAATATCCAATAATAAATGGAAAGGATGTCATCTAGTAGACAATATCAATATTCCAACGGGATGCGACCTTACTGTATTTACTAGCGATAAAGCTCCTATTATTTATGAACTAGAATGTTATACAGAAGATGAAAGTAATTTTGGAATTATAACAGCAAGATATCCAATATTATGTACTGGTAGTAATTATCCTAATAGTGGCGATTGTAGCGTTGAATTACACCCAATATATAATAATATGTATAATGAATTTAAATCAATATTTTCTTTCGAGGATATAAGTTGCGACCCATTTAATATAACTACTAAGATGTATGGAAATAATATTGATTATATTTTTGATGTTGAAACTAATTATTATAACCTAACTATTACAGAATAATGAAATGTAATTTTTGCCCACTTAATAAGAAATGTATAAATAAATCATGTGAGTGCATTTCCTCTAAAACAAATCATTCACGTTATTGCGAATTAGTAAACCCTTATTCTACTTCGTACAATAGTAAATATATTGGTTTTATTTTAAAAGATTGTGGAATAGAATATAAACCGCTTATATATATATTTGATGATTGTTTAAATATAGAAAAACATATAAATGATCAATTTCAAGTTACAAATGATATTGTAGATTCTGATATAATCATATTTAGTGAATACAGTTCTATAGAAAATATAATAAAAGAACAAAATTCAAAAAGATTCATCTTTTATCATAAAAAAAATATCATAGATTACCATTTTTGCCAGGGGATTATTACTGAAAATATAGAATCTTTAGATAAAGAAATTCATGATAAAGTATTAGATATTAAAGATATATCAAATATAAACACATATATAAAACACATAATAGATTCAAATAAAAATCAATTTCATAGAATTCCATCATTTATTGAAAAACTAAAGAATATCACAAAAGCAGCAAAGATATATATAGAAAATATACCAAGGTTAGTAAAATCAAGCAATTTTAAAGATAATAGATTAGAAATATGTAATAAATGTATTTATTTAACAGAAAAAAGAGAATGTATTCATTGTGGGTGTCTGGTAGACCTTAAAACACAAGTTCCATCAGAATCGTGCCCATATGGTTTCTGGAAATCATTAATTTCAAATACAAATAACGGATGTAATCAATGCGGAAAACCAAAACATAACAAAAAAACTCTAGTAGTTTCCAGATATCAAAAAGATTTAGATTGGTTAAAATATATAAATCAATCTGAAATAAATATCGTTATATATAATAAAGGTAAAAAAAATCTTAATACAAATTATAATATAATAAATAAAGATAATATAGGAAGAGAAGCAGAGACAATATCCACCTACATATATAATAATTATGAAAATCTAAGTGAGTTTACTTTTTTTAGTCAAGATGACCCATTTGAACACTCTCCGTTTTTCTTAAAACTATTAGAATATTCGTACAATAAAGAAACCTCCCTAACAAAACATTATTCTGAAAAGTTACCACCAAAATACATTAAAGATCAAGATAGTATTGAATTTATAAATAAATTAGAAATAAGGTATGGAAATGCTTTAATTAATGAACATGGAGACGGAACAATAAATAACCCTTGGTATAATAAAGATTCCTGGAATTATCTATTTAATTGTGAAATACCAGACCCTTTATGGTTTGGTTATGGTGCAATGTGGGTTGTTCCTAGACAAAATTTACTAGCTAGACCTCGTAATTTTTGGGGAAATCTATCTAAAGAAATTATTGATGGTGAATTATCTGCGCCGGGAAAATCTTACACAAATCCTCCATTAAACCCTTGGAGTATGGAAGTTATGTGGAAATATGTATTTAGCGATCCTAAAATATATCCTCATCATACTAGGTTTGATAATGTTAATTAATAATTATACAAAAACAATTATTATAACACCAAGAAAAACAGGTTCGTGGACTTTAGAAAAAACTTTACCCAAATATGGATGGGTTAGTTATGGTGTAGATTTTCAACACGAAACATTTATACCAGAGGGGTTTTCTAGTTATAAAGTAATATTAATTACAAGAAATCCATATTCAAGGGCAGTAAGTTTATGGTGTCAATTTAAAAGAGAAAATAATATAAATATAGATTTTATTACTTATATAAAAGATCAACTTATATCTAAAAAAGATAGATATCATTATTACACAATAACTGATTATTACAATAATTTATATAAAGTAGATCATATTATTAAGTTAGAGGAATTCAATATTGAATTCGGAAAATTAGGAATAAATATAGATATTATAGAAAATTACTCAGAAAAAGATAATTTTTGGTACAAATATTATTGCGAAGAATCAATCTCTCTAATTAAACAATGGGCAAAAGATGATTTTGATAAATTTGGATATTCTACAGAATATAAATCAAATAGACTTGAAGCAAAAATAAATAGATTAGAAATCCATGTTGCTGATCATTGTACATTAAAATGTTTTGGGTGTAATCATCTATCACCACAATTAAATAAGAAATTATATAATATCAAAGATTATATTTATTGGCTTGATAAATTAAGAAATCACGGAACATTTTACGATATAATTAGTTTAACTGGTGGTGAACCTTTTCTAAATCCCTCTCTAATAGAATTTGTAAAAACTATCAAGGGGTACTGTTTCAAAACAGAAATTTGTACAAATCTATTCTGGTTAAAAGATGAAAAATCTATTGATAAATATAAAGATATTATAGAATCTGTAGATATACTAACAATAAGTATGTATAAAAAATATTCAAAATATAATCAAAAACCATTACTCGAAAAATTAGATAAATTATATCCCGATAAATTATTTTTTCATTATAAAGATACAGTAGAAACATTTTTTATAAATAATTTTACAGAAGAATATCTACCAGTTATAGAGAATAATTGTGCTGTTAAAAATTGCACACAATTACTATCTAACGGTTATTTATATAGATGTCCTTATGGGAGAGTTATTGATATTGACGGGGCTGTTCCACAAAATATAGATATGACAGATATGGTGTATGATATAGATAATGATAGTAGAAATCTACAAGATTGGCACGATAAATGGGAAATGAATTGTTGTCATCATTGCACTTTAGGGCAAGGAAAACAAAAAGAGATTGAATGGAAAGAGATATGATTACACTGGTTGTTCCATGTCATAAAAACGAGTTAATTAAAGATTTTTTAGATGCCTGGGAATCATATAAATTTTGGGATCAATTAATAGTAGTTGAAGACTATCCATTTAAAACATTTGATTGTTTACCAGTTGATACATTGCATTACTCCCACCAAGAAATAGATATTGATTTAGGGGGGGATAATTGGATTATTTCGCGGCGTGATTCAGCTATTCGATCTTATGGGTTTATTAAAGCCTATCAATTAGGATCAGAAATTATTGTCACATTAGATTCTGATTGTTATCCAGATAAAGAATATCTAAATTTTATAGATTGGTATAAAAATAATCTTTTCAATACAAAGTCTTGGGAATCAAGTATTATAGGAATGAGGGTTAGGGGATTACCATATCATAATTTTGGTAACTTGCCGGTAATGTTATCTATTGGATTATGGACAAATATTCCAGATTTAGATGGTATATGTCAATTATCTCAAGGTATACCGGATAACTTTCGCCCGCCACCACACACTAGAATTCTCCCTAACAAACAATATATCCCTATATGTGGTATGAATCTTGCATTTCGTAGAGAATTCGCCCCATTATCATATTTTGGATTACAAGGACAACAACAACCATTCTCACGATTTGATGATATTTGGTTTGGAGTTATTGCAAAAAAGATATGTGATCATTTAGGATGGTCTATTTCTGTAGGCGAACCTTTTATAAAACATAATAGGGCTAGTGACCCATTTATAAATTTAATTAAAGAAGCTCCCGGTATTAAGTTTCATGATAATTTCTGGGAGTATATAGATTCTGCAATATTAACTAAGACAACTGCTGTAGAATGTATGAAGGAAATAGGTAATCATCTTTATAATTCTGATAATCTTTATGTTAAAAAACTAGGAATGGCATATTGTTTATGGTCTAATCTCTTTAATTAATATTATCTTGAAAATTTATAGGTTTATTAATTTTGTTTTCTATTACATATTTATCATGTGCTTTGGCTGATTCTATTTCACTATCAAATATTCCTATATGTATATGTCGTGTTGTCCAAATATAAGCTACCCACCTTTCTACTTTTTTATTCCAAGAAACACCATAATAATTTGAATAACTATTTCTTCTTTTTTTACAATGCCTTCTATTATTCGCTTGTTCTTTAGCAGTAGACCATTTTACATTTGTTTTTTCGTAATTACCATCATTATTAATACGATCAATACTATATTTATCGTTTGGTTTTGGTCCAACATCTTTATAAAACAATTCAAAAGATTTTAACCATTCGTCACACACTGTTATACCGCGTCCACCATAATGATGATATGCTTTATGATTAGGGTTTCTACACCTTTGAATCATCTCTATCCATGCTGTATATTCTGATGTATAACTCATTTTATGTGTACACACTCTTTCTCCTATCTTTTTTGAATTTTCTTTTTTTAAACATCCACATGATTGCGAATGTTGAGATTTTAAATTTCCAGCAGAATATTCTTTACGATTTTTATTACAACTACACTCACATACCCACATAGTTTGACCTTTCTTATTTTGCGATCTCTCTATTACAGTAAGTCTCCCAAAAGTTTTTGTTGTAAGGTCTATAAATTTACCCATAATAAATAATCTCCGTATATATATTTGATAACATCTTAAAGTTTATTGATTCTGGTAGTTTTGATTTTTCATGTAACTCATCTAGTGTTGTAATTTGTAATTCGGCAAAATCTAAAATTTTCTGATAATCACACTTCCCTAAACGAATATCCATCAACCAATCTTTAAGTACGCCATCAAATCTTACAATTGGCTCTCCGGTTTGAAGGATGTTTTCTCCACTAAGTAGCAAACGAACACAATGCATCATGTTTTTACAGTCATATGACGATTGTTTCCCATCACTCGCGATAAATCTGTTTCGATTACGTTCTCTCATCCATGTCCAATAACTATTCCAATCACGTATTGCTTTTTCATATGCGTCTTTATTGTAAATTAACAATCCACAAAAACGTTCTCTTTCATGATCTTTAGGGATAGACTCGCATGTAACTAAAGTATCATCTCCGCGAAATACACCTTTAGATTCTTTCCCATAAAAATATAATCTATAAGTATTGTGGGTTTGTTCTAATGCAGCAACATGATATAATTTTAAATCAAAATTTTTATTTTCTATCTTTTTATAATCATTTATATTAATTGGTCGTCCTGGAAAATTAGATCTATAATTATTATCATATAGCAGTATATAACAAAAATCTTCCTTAACTGGTTTCCGTAGGCAATCGAATTTTTTGTCTAATTCAATTTCAGGTAAATTATACAAATCGTGTGCGGTGTTGTATCCAGTGCGTTCCAATTCCTCGGCACATTCCAAACTTACATTCTCTCTAATCAAATCTATCGTAGTTTGCCCACGCTCAAGAGCTAGTCTAAGTTCGTCGATTGCTTCTAGGTGTTCTTGATTTAGGGAAATTTTTTTCTTTTGTCCACGAGCTTTTTTAATTTGCGCGATTGCGTATCCACAAACGCTTTTGTACGCTTGTTTTGTGATGAACTTCGTTCTGTTTTCTTTAATGATATTCCATTGCGGACTTGTCGTTTCTACACAATCATCTGGCATCCATAACAATTCTAAAATATTAGGATTACTATTACGAAGCAAATCAAAAAATCGCTTTACAGAATAATAAACATCATCCTGTTTATCGTTATTGATTTGTTCTGGTGGCGGTTGTAAATCTGTGTATCTTAATGGATCAACTGAAAATACTCCACGATAATCCTTATCACTTGTTTCTAAGTTTAATCCATAAGCGTGACTACCAGAAAGACATTTAAAAATCAGATTGTAATTTTCTATTGTTGTCATGTTAAATCTCAATATCTCTCTGATATTTAGACCCGCACACTAATTTATCAACAGAAATTTCAACAGGGTAAATAAACTTTTTAGTCATTATATACTCCTAAAATTAAACTTTTATACAAAAGTTATTCATTGTAATTCCAGCCGCAACAGCAACATTCAAACTTCGCACACTTCCATATTGAGGAATGTAAATCAAATCATCAAGTATATCAATTACATCTTGATAAAGCCCACAACCCTCATGTCCAAAAACAAAAACCGTATGATGATCTTTTTTGTATTGGAAGTCGTTTATATTTTTTGCTCCATCGAGATTATCAACACCTACTAAATGTATAGGTAAACCAATATTATTTGACAACCCCTCTAAGACAATCTTTAATTCCTGGATATCTTTTGCATATTCAAACCTCATATACTTGTATGCACCGACCGCACTTCGTCTATCATATTTACGACGATACAACATTATGATTTTATGCGCCATAAATGCGTTAGCACTACGAATCACACTTCCTAAATTTAAATCCTTTAATTCGTTATGTAAAACTACAGAAAAATTGTTATGATTGGTATCAAGATATGATTTTATAGCTTCTTCATTCCAATATTTCATGTAGTCTACAACAGCGCGGGTACTCATTGTATTTTTCCAACAATACTAACATTTATATTAGATTCTTCATTAAACTGAATAATCTCTACGTTTTTTGTTTGAATGTTTATAACAACCATTTCATTTTTCTCTGGTGGAGAGATTACTCCAAGTAATAAACCGTAGGTTTCATCTACAAAAACATCATTTTCAGAAAGATCGCTTATTTTAATCTCTTGCATAATCAGACCTTAATCTATAGATGTAAAATCCCTTACAAAAACCTTCATGGTTGAATTCCTTCTTTCCATACTGGTAAATTTTGTGCGGATAAAGCTTTTTTAAGATGTTCTGGATCTACCTTCATAATAGGTAGTAATTGTTCTAAAAACCATTGTTTTTTATTAATATCCTTCTCTAACAAACCATTAATTACTATGTCTATAGGTAAACTATCAACAAAAGAAATGATAGGGTTTTGTTCAACAGGATCTTCCGATACAACTCTTAATTCCATATCACTGTTAATATATACTTT